ACACCATGACCAACTTTCTTTTCCATGTACCCATAAAGCAGCCCCATATCAGAGCCGTCTATGAACATTATGCCTGTGAAGGCTGTTGCTATAATCTTCTCCTCTTTAGTCATATTACTTCACTTTTAATCCAAGGTCTCTCAAATAAGCTATCTTTTCCATCATAATATTTTCTTCCTTTTCCTCATCCTTCTTACCTACGTTGATTCTTGCAATGGTTGCTTCTATGATGTCACAGACTATGAGTTTTTCTGTCTCTTCATCTTTTTCTATGGGTTCCTGCTGGAGAGAGTCGATAAAGGACTCAAGAAAGGTAAGGCTACTTCGTGCACCTATATCAAACTGGTTTGCCTCATCATAAACATCTATCTTTAGATGCCGAATCTTAGCTTTCAAGTGATCTGCGTCAATGTATTTCATAACTAATCTAGTGATACTTTTGGCAAACTATCATACCATTGTCTTGCTATATTAGGGTATTGATAAAACATCCTTGCAGTAAAAGCCATAGTAGCCTTAATTGTAATATTGTCTGGATGATTATATCTTGCCTTCCAAGCATCCATCTTTTGCGTAAAATTATTCAAATCTATTTCCAGTTGCTCTTGTTGGAGAGAGTCGATGAATTGTTTCGCTATTTCTAATCCATCTGCCATATATTGATATTGCAAAGGACAATCTTTCTTTGCCTTCTCTGTAAACTCTTTGTGCTTTTCGTCAAGGAGTTCTTTCAGTTGGTCTGCATCAATGTATTTCATGGCTAAATATCTTTAACGCATACCATTTACTGGTAATGCCTTGTCGGTTAATACTGCTTCTTCAATACGTAAACAGTGCTTGTAGTACTTACTTTGAATATAAGATTCACACTCGTGCTTGTCTTTAGTCCAATAAGTCTCAGGAGTTGTCCTTTGATAGTTGTCATCACAAACAACACGATATATCTTTTCAATGTTTACTTGCATATCTTAATTAAATAAAAGGGTGTGGTGCATACTTTTACGGAGTCACCGCAATAAATCACGGTGTATGCAGTACAGCATGACCTGCTCCAATGTTTCTATTATTCTACCCACACCCTATAGTTTATAATTTCCTTTACTTTCTTCATGTCTGCCTATAAAGTATCCAATTAGGAATGATACTATGAGTGCAGAAGATATTACCCAAGCTATTAACTGTTCTGACATAGTATAAAATAAAAGAGTGCGTACTCAAGTAACATTAAACGTAGTATTGCGATGTTGCCCCAAACCTCTTTCCGCACCCTATAATTTTACATCAGCTTCTCCAAGTCATGGTAGAGAAGTCTTAAATTTGATTTTGTAAGGCAATCATTAGGAAAGCTATTGTAGGCATGTTTAACTGCCTCCATCTGCTCATCGCTGGGTTTCCAATGGCTATTACAATTTTTGTATGTGTCGAAGCGGATGGATTTAATAAGAGAAATATATTTCTCTTTTGGTATCCCATTTGCATCAATTGGTTTATCTATTAATACATAGTGACTAAGGATGCTATCGAGAATTTCTTTTTCTTCTTCGCTCCATTCCTGTCTCTGTTGTGGACGGAGGGATTTGAGGAAAGAAAGGATGCGTTCTGATGACATTCCGCCAAAATACATATACCGTCCTATGTTGAGGATTAGAAGCTTCAATATCTCTTCATCTTCCTCGCTCCACTCTTGTTTTGACTGAAATTCTCCATTGCGGAGCGCATTAAGTAGTACTACCCATCCACTATATCCTTCTTCTTTAAGGTGCTTACAGATGTCTTGAAATACCAATTCATTAGTATCGCTCCACTCTAGTTTCTGCTCTTTCTTTGCTGCTGTATATCCAGCATATCTACCAGCTAAGTAATCAAGAGAATGTTCACCAATACCAAATCCTTTCTCAATATCTTCTTTCATTTTCTTTTGTCCTGCGACAAACCCTTGATTATAAGATTCGGCTGAATCAAAGAATTTCTCTGCTTCATCTGCTGGCTTCTGCTCTTTTGGTTTTGCCACAATGTCTCCACAAGAAATAGTGATTCCAGCATCTGTATAATACTTAAAAGCATCTTCAAGTTCACATTCTATTGGCTTCTGCTCTTTCTGCTTTTCAGAGTCTTTACCTGCTTTAAACCCTAACTTATATTCAAGCGTGGATTCCACAGGTATTTCTTCATATCCTTCCTCATCTTTCTGCTTTTCGAGCCAACGCAAAATATCTATACAAGTAATGTCTTTGTGAATCCACGCCTTGTCTATTGAACTGAAATAGTCACATAGCCACCTTCTTATCCTTTCATCCTCGTTCTCTGCGAGTTCGGGAGCAAGTACTTCAATAATTTCCATCGTTTCTTTTGGAAGGCTCATTTGCCGTACTTTCTTTAGTGCTTCTTCTCTTGTCATTTTAATTTCCAGTAAAATTGAATTTGTAAATGGTATCAGAGACACTATTTCTTGTAGTAATTATAGTATCAATCTGTGGAGGAACAGAAGTGGTAATCTCTGTTTTAGGAATACTTTTTTCATGATAGTACTCACTTGCTTTAGCTATACAAAAAAGACCAAAAACAGTCAATCCTACTCCAAATATGAACATAATAATGCCCTTTATATCTGGACCGTCAGTTTGCATATCTATTCCTGCCCAAGAAGCAATTCCAATTCCTATACAGAGGAAAAATATACAACCTGCTGTTAAAATTAATGGTATCATATCTAAATCAAATTTTCAAGACAATACTTAATAGCTGCTTCACAGGCTTCTTCATATTGCTCATATAACTCTAATGAAATACTCAGTGGTTCCAAATGTGAAGTAATAGCAAACTGCCATAAACACCCTCCATCACCATCATCATCTGTTACTTGTGGAGTAATGCTAATGCAAAGTTTATGTACCTCTCTCAGCCACTTCATAACCATTTGAAGGGTTGGGGCAGAATAACATCTTGGTTCCCAAGTGGAGTTTGTTTCTCCCATAAATGAATATTTCACGTCATTAGGTTCATAATCAACATAGTAACCTATACATTCTTCATTAAACCCCTTCTCTTTCAAGAGTTTGGCAGTTTCAAGACTAACGTAATCTTCTGTAATCATATCTCTTTCTTTAGTTGTATGATTATTCTATGAACATTCTATGCCAAAATCTTACTCATAGTAAAAAGTCCTATTAAGTACAGTATATGGCTTATCAGTGTAACAATTAGGCACTTCAATTATACGATGTTCACATGGTGATTTCATCAACTCTATGTTCTGAACCATATCTTTTAAGTCATTGTCCAACGCAATTTTTTCAAAATGCTCCACCAAATCTTCCTTATCTATTGCACCAACAATTATCTCATCAACACTGTACCCCGTAAATGAAATATCAATATTATAAACTTTGTACATCTTTTCCATGACTAACTAAATTTAAAAAGTTAAACAAGTAAAACTAACATCCATATTATTTATACATATCCTCCGGTGCTTCAAGAGCCAATCCCTTTTCAATCAGCCCTCGGTAGTCAAAATGGTGTTCGTTGAGCCAGTCAAACGGTGTCCCTTGAATGGAGTAATCCCAGTCAAATGTTTTATCATACTCTTCCTTCTCTTCTTCAGTCATAGAAGACATTGGACGAAGATATGGACGGACTTCTTCCACCAATGGACAAGGACCACCGATAGATGAAAATACACTTGGCAGTAATGAAACTCTTCCGTGCCCATATCCAGTTACGAGCCATTCCTTTCCTTCATACTTTACCCATGTCTCGTACAGCAATCTTGCACTAAGGTCTTTCAATAAAAGTTGTTTTTCTTCCTGTGTCATATCTAATCTGAATTTTTAGAAACAAAAGTACCTAAATTAAGAGGAAGAAGAATTGGAGCAAGTACAATCAAGCATATAATACCAGCTATTATAAGCCAAGGATTATGTTCATCACTGTCTAAAACATAGCCTATCATGAAAAATAGACTAAATACATAGTAGAATATACAAAAGAATATCATTATAAGTCTACTTTGTCTTCGTCACCATAGTACTTTGGTAGATTACTTTCATATGGTAAATAATCATTTACAATTATGGTATTCATAATGCGCTCATTACCAGAGGAATCTATATACCTACTCTGTTTTATTCTTCCAAACAGATGTATTGTATCTCCTTTCTTGAATGGAAAATCAGTCTTGGTAGAGTAGCTGCACTGATGCCAAGTAGTCTCTACGATTATATTTCCATTCTCATCTTTATGAGAGTATTGAGTGCAAACTGTAAAGTAGATAATATTGGTATCACTTACTACAGTTGGTTTTATACTGCCGATGACACCTTTTAATACTACTTTATTAAGATATTCCATATTAGTCATATTCTATTGTAAAGCAATCACATTCAGGACTATGCTCTATGTGCTTAACTTCATTGTCAGCATCATAGAATATAATGTATTTATGGTTGTCTACATGTACTATTTCTGTATGCACCTTGTCTTCTACTGGGATGAATATTGATTTGCCCAGCATTGTGAGAAGAAGAGCTAGTAATACTATAACACTGATAATAGCTGCCCACAGTATAGTATTCTGCATTTTATCTAATGTAGTAAGTTCATCCATATTAAATAATATCTGATAGTTTAACTCTGTTTTTCTTTATTTCAATCTGGTAAAGACCATCTTTATCAATTCTATATCCAAGACCATACATATACTGTATGATTTCTCTTGGAGTAAAATCATCCAAAGATGCTTTCTTTTGTGGTTTTACTTCCTGAACTGTAGGAATAGAAACAATAGAAGTAGGAGATTCAGGTGTATCTGCTGTATCATTTTTAAGCAATGGCTTAATCTTTCTGCGATACACAGAGCATTTACCTCTTACATATCCATCAGATATTCCAACTTCTCTTGCTATTTCAGCATACTGCATGCCTTGAGAATGTAAATCCTCCCATGCCTTGACATCATCCCAACTAAATCTGGGATTTGCTCTGTTGTAAAGTTTATTACTCATAAGATATTAAATGTTAGTTAAATAGGAGAATTAATTGAAGTAAAGAGAGAAGCCAGAGTATTACTCCTGCTTCTCCCCTCTTCCTCTCTAAACAGTTTCACTATCGAATTCTCTTCTTTCTTCTTTAGTCAGAAAGAATATTCTCTTAAAATCATTCTTAGATATAGTTCTTTTTGAGAAGTATACTAAGAATCCAAACACTAATCCATGTATAAACATAGATGGTGAAGACATTTCATCTACTGTAAGAACAATATACAGAAAGTATATCAGTGTAGAGAAAAGCAATACTCCTTTTATTATAAGAGACATGAGTATAAGGTCTCTTTTCTTACTAAGACTCATAATCATCTGAATTTATTAGTGATTCCGTTGGGATTCGAACCCAAGACCCACAGCTTAGAAGGCTGTTGCTCTATCCAGCTGAGCTACGGAACCAGAAAATGTAAACATTGCACAATTGCATCACTGCAATCTAGTATCCATTTCCAGAAACAATCACATATATGGCGAAAAAAGTATTCATTTTAACTATTGCAATGCTTACAATACACTTAGCTTGCATACTATTGCCTCACGACAGTCTATCAATATTAGCACTAAATGATTTTAAAAAGTCACGCAAAGCCAATAAAGTGAGCTTATTGATATTATGCAAGCTACAAGTCTATGAATACTGTACCTCTATGTTGATAAAGTCACCATCATTCTTATACATCAATGTTGCCTTTGTATAAGGCTTTTCAATATTGCTGTCAAAGAACTCCTGTGCTTCTTCTTTTGTGTAAAAATACTTTGTTCTTCCTTCTCCAAGATCAGACTTATATCTAAGCTTATTATTCTTAGCATACTCTATTGCCCAATCTACAGATTCTTCATAAAGTGTCATAATGCATTATAATTTAAGTAGTAAAGCAAGACTATTTGTCTTACCTATGAGCAGTACAAATATAATTATTTCTTGTTCATTATCCCCATGAAACTGAATTTTTTATTATCAAATGTTATCCAGTCTTCTATGTCATTGGATTCTACTGGCTTATGACCAGGAGCTACAGCAAGAGTTATATGGCTTATCTTATTCTCTGAAGGCAAGTCAACAAGAGCTGCTATAGCATTATCTGATACTCCAAATCCTATAACATGAAACTTCACAGGGTGATGTATAATGAGATCAAGATACTTTCTTATATCTTGATTCTTATGTGTCTTATGAAGTATTGTACAGTGGTCACAATACACTCTCCATCCTTTTAGATAAGGATTAGATAATATATCCCAGAACATTTCTTTTAGTCTTTTCTTCTCACTGTCAAGTAAGAATACTCCATAATAATTGTAATCTTTATCTTTCATAGAATTGTATTGTATTGTGTAACTGTTTTATCAACACCAAAAAAAGACAGCAAGGTGTTTATCCCTTGCTGTCTTAATCTATAAAGGCTGAGTCTTGACCTTTATTATCTTCATTTTCACCCATTGTCTGAGTTAGAACACACCCTTTTGAGGTAGAAGACATAGAGACGGATTCAGGTTCCGCAACCACTACACTCTGTTATATAGTCTACTCCTTTCCCAAGAACTTCTTGCCAGATTCACAGGATGCCTCCTGCTAGAACTTTGGTACTTGTTTTAACTCATCGCAAGCCTTGCGAGCTTTTGATGTCTGCATATTACAGCAGAATAACTCTATTTTCGCAGAGTGTGCACAACACTTCTTGCAGTTAATAATTTTAATTATTAACAGATGACCTATTAGACTGTGTGGTTGTGCTTGTATGGAATGCTGCCTTTTGAGCAGTTTACCCATCAACACAGTCCTGTTACTTTCCTGCCAAGGATTTCACTACTATTACTATTTAACCTATCATTTCTGAAATCACAGTTTAGCAGACTGTGAGGTTGCTACACCTTAGGCTACAAGTATTCATTCAATGACGCTATAGACACGGCTAATGTCTTTTGGCATACATCGCACACTTCAATTGTCACTGTTACCAGTCAAGAAGAGTTGGTCAAACCCTTCACATACTACTATCTCATCTGCCCGATGATACACCATAGTATGCTATGAAGCATGGCTTTCTTTTGGAGTACTGTGAACCACAATACCGCAAACACACCTCTGTTAAGATGTATTTACTTTAATCCCATTGCTGGTTTATCCTATAGATGAGAAGCCCACCTAATAAATTGTATTATTGCAATCACTGCAATTTAAATTTTTACTACTTCCTCATTGATGTAGTCAGTCAGTCTAGATATTTATACTCCTAAAACCTCAGAGTTGTATTGCCATAAAGAATGACAAAAAAACACTTTTATTTATAGGGATAAGTGTGAACCCCGTCAGATTATTCCTCTGTTTGCTCAAGGAATTTCTGGTATTGCTCATTTGAGTAGAACCACATTCCTTTGAAGAAGAAGAATGACTTCTCTGATGTATTGTTATCCATAATAACTAGTATTTTATGGAATTGAAAGGACTCAAAAGACTCTGAAATTGTATTGCAATTCCAGATAAAAAGAGCAAAGGCACCACCCGAAGATGGTGCCTTGATTTCCCTGAAAGGGATTAGAGGCTGAAGCCTCCAATCCTGTTGCTTTCGCCTGCTTTCATCAGGAGAAGGACATGCTCAGAGCTGCCTTCCATAACTGTGTCAGCCACAACTACTTCCGAGATGCTGAGCTGCTTGCCAGAGGCAATTTCCTCCTGAAGAGCCTTGCTGATGGCGCCCTTGGTAGCTGCACTATTATTCAGTGCAAAGAAGAGCTTGCCAGTCTTGGGATTCTTCACAAAGTCAAGCTTTGTGGCGTGATTCCTACCGATGAATTCAACGACATTCTCCCTGGAGTTGATGGTAATGTTAGCCATACCTGTTGTTCACTTAACCTAATCAGTGAGAGGTTCAATGGTTTATGATTCCCCCAATAATACTATGGAGACAAGAGTGTGGGGATACTCCCAATGTCTCAAGGGCTAGGGGGGGTAAGGGATGGAGCATGTTACCTTCAAACAAACATAATTTTATTTTAAAATTTTTTATTTTTTATTTTTGATTTTTGCTCAGTTTTACTTTTGATTTTTGCTCAGTGTATTGGAAGCACTGCATAAAAGAAAGTCCCCAGAATTCTTGAGCTGAAAAGAAAACCAGGGACAGATGACTATGTCTTAAGTACGTATGACAAAGGTATGAAATATATTCTATATATCCAAATTTATTACATAACATTTTTGTCACACTAACTTTTTTATTTATTACTCTTGCTTTTTAATTTCTAGTTGTCTATATTTGCTCCAGATGACTATTAGGAATCTGCAAGTACTTATAGCTCTCAAGATTTCTTCTCAGTCTTCAAATAGGACATAAATGACTCTATGGAGTAGCTTTGGTATCTGTACGTAGTATCGTTGAGGTAAATCAGATTTTAAGATATTCCACTAGGGGCTGAAAGGTGGATAACCGCCCAATGTTTGCTTCATAGAGCCACCCTAAGGCTACAGGGGGAAAGCGAGAAAATCGCAGGTAGCTCCTATTGTGATAGATTTGAGAATGATTAAATGAGATGAACATAAGGAATTAGGGAAAAATATACCATATCTGGATGTCTTTTCATGCGGTGAGTATAATGTTGATAGTCTAAAAGTGTTATTATTTTGTGATGGTTGATAAAGGGTGAATGTCTTTTCTTGTTTGTTTAGTTGTTGATTCTGCGTATTCAGATGTGGTAAAATAAACACTATTATGCTGTGAAGTATAATAGTGTTTTCTTTATAAGTATTTTATTTCTAGTTCTAAATATTATCTTTGCGATATATATAATAAAGGTATGGATAACTGGAGCAAACTGTCTATAAAGGATAGAGCAGAACTTATTAACTTGTATCTTGATGGAGGAGTGATGTCTATTTCTCAAATGAGAGATCATTATAATTCATTTGAAGATGGAGGATACAAGCCATCTGAGTCTATAAAGAGATACATCAAAAGCACTGAAGCATTCAGGTCTAAGTGGTATAAGGATGGAAATGGAATACCTACTGTTGGATATGGATTTACTGGAGAGTACTTCAAGAAAAAGTATCCTAATGGAATGACACAAGAAGAAGCAGACAGAGAGTTTGAGAGGGTGATATCAAACTTTGCTTCTCTTGTTAAACGCCATACTCCAAACTATGATTCACTGTCTCAGAATCAGAGAGACTCATTACTTTCTTATATGTATAATGTAGGGCCTGGAAACTACACAACCAGATCTCCAAAATTCCAGAGAGCTCTTAGAGAAAAGGATTGGAATGCAGTTGCTCAGAATATGGATATTGGATATAATGACCAGAAGAATAAAGGACTGAGAAAAAGAAGAGATTATGAGAGGGCTTTATTCTTAGGTAATTCTTCATCTCCAGAGTCTCCAACACAGTATTATGATGACTACAAAGCACAAGTAGCTGCAAGTCCTAATGTACCTATGTCTGGGCAAGCTCCACCTATAGGTATGCCTGCCTTATACTACAATACCTCTACTCACTTCAAAAAACAAGATTTTTCAACTCCTTTACCTGTTTTTGATCCAAATTCCCAATATAATCCTATGCTTGGAGTACCAAGTGGTAAGAAAAAGAGAAGGGTAGCAGAAGCTAATATTCCAAGCATTCCTTCTAATGAAGAAATTATAGGGAACCTCTTTGAAAGGCTGAATAATGAAAATATATTGGCATATGGAGGCATAGGAGAAGACGAAGATTTTATAGGTCCTGTTTTGAAGAAGCCTGTAGTAACAGTAAATAGTGATTTTAATCCTAGAATTTCTGATGTAACAAGCCAAAGATCTTCTATTGATGTTGTTCCAGCACTTAATACAATGTCAGAACAATCAATGAAAACTGCCTTTGAAGAACAAGCATTAAGAGACACATATAAAGATAAGTCTTATCGTGAAGTTCAGGAAATTTCTCCAGCTACTGTAAGTAGTAAAGTGGATACTATTGAGGGAAATACATATGAAGATAAGAAAAAGGAATACTACAATTTAAGAGGAGATGCCGCCAAAGCCCTCCAACAAGACTTAGCTGATAATGGATATTATTCAGCTATATTGGATGGTATGTCTAAGGAAGAAATAAAATCTTTGCAAAGAAAGCTGATAAATAAAGGGCTTTTATCTAATGCCAGAAATAGTGATGGAACTTACAAAGAAGAAGATGGTATAGTTGGAAACAAGACAAGGACTGCTTTTAATACATACTCAGTTGATGGTATTATAGGAAAAAACACAAAGTACGCTATTGAACTGAGGAATCAACAGCAAAATGGCTCTGTGGCTTCTTTTTCAGACTCATCAAAGGTAATAGCTCAGAAAGATAGGTGTGCAGCTTTTGTGGCACAAAGATTCAACGAAGGAACTGGAGGAAAAGCAAGAGACTTAGGAGTTGGAGGGAACGCCTGGAATATGCTTAAAAATGTAGAGAATGCTGGAGGAGCAATGATTTACAATGTATTTGATAATAGCTACTTTGATGATGTTTCTACTGGAAATGTGGTAGCTAAAACAAAAAAAGCAATAGCTGCTGACCCCTTCAATGTAAACAACTTAAAACCTGGAGATATAATTGGCATATTTAATCCTGGAACATCACATTATGCTGAAGTTCTTAAAAATGGAGATACATACAATTCTCATGTAGGAATATGTACTGGATATAAAGATGGAAAACCCATCATAGAACATGCTATAAATGGTAAAATTATTAAACAAACTGCTGATACAGTAAAGATAGCTGCAGTAGCCAGACCAGCAAATTCTAGTTTTTCTCAAATGAGCATAGGGAATTCTGAAGAACAAAAGTACTATGTAAGAGGTCAAGAAAATAACCAGCTTTTGAATGAGTACTCAAAAGGACTAAACAACTCTGCTAAATATATGAGTCAGGTATTTCCAGATGTAAATTTTGACAATATTCAGCAGATAGCCCTAAGTGTTCTCAAAAGAGAAACTGGATATATGACTAATACAGAGAAGATGCAAAGGGAAAGAAGTAAATTCAAAAACTTGGAATATGGTGCTAAGGACTTCTATAAATATAATATAAAAGGAGAATCTGAAGAGCAGAAATCAACAGATTTAGGAAAGTTCAAGTTGTCTTCATTAACATCAGGTGAAAGGCAAATGCTTGGTATTGAATCTCCACAGGACTTGGAAAACCCTACAATTCTCTCAAAGGCAGTGACTTATTACTTGGCAAAAAATTACAGCTATTTTCAAAACCTAGCTAAGAAATATCCAGAGTTAGGCTTGACTGAGGAAGATATGGTCAATCTTACTACAATCAGTTATAATCAAGGTATGGATAGACTTAAGTCTATAGGATTTAAAAATGGTAAGATAGCTCCAGAAGAAATAAGAGCCATAAGAGATTCTGCAAATAACGATGCTGTTGTGGATGATATAAAATCAACTACTTGGGCAAGAGCTGGAAAGATAGGAGAGAAGATAGGTAAGGCAACAGGATGGTATACTAAATCTACTTCTTATTCTTCTTCTGCAAGAAGAGAAAGAGAGAATAATATATATGCACTATCAGATACTACAAAGTAATATCTGATAGTGATATATTTTTATTAAATCTACATAAGTCAACTTTTGTACTTATACCAGATACTTTTCCAGATTCAGAAAACTGCCATATAGAATATTTATGTTTTAATCCAGAGGCAGTAATTATTTGAGGTTCTTTTTCTCCATATCTACCTATATATAATATATGGTTATTTAGAAAAGGGCTACAGACAGTGTTATAACTACGCTGTGTTCCGTATATTATTGGATATTTACCATACTTATCTTTAACAAGTTGCATAAACTTCTTAATGTTTTTTATGGCAGTAGCTTTATTATAAGAAGAGGATAAGGCAATTTCTATATCCAGCATTGGTATAAGATTGAATTTGTACATAGAAACGACAGAATCAAAGTGCTTGAATTGCTTTTCTGGAGAGGATTTAGTGCTAAAGTAATGATAAACTCCTACATTCAATTTGTTCTTTAAAGCATTATTTATGTTATATTCAAATTGTTTATCTGTGTATGTAGCTCCTTCAGTAGCTTTTATATACACAAACTTAATATTTGAATCTTTAGATACTTTTTCCCAATGTATTTTTCCCTGATGGTGTGAAACATCTATCCCATCATAACTTTGAGAAAAGCCGAGGACATTAATTAATATGCAGATAATAAAAGAAATCAACTTTTTCATAAGTTCAAAATAAATTAAACTGTAACTCTATATTGTAAATATAAGTATAATATCATAAGAAGTAAAATATTTATTGCACAATTTCAATAATTTTATTAATATTGCACAAACCAATAAATTTATAATGCATTATGTCTACAATGTCTTTTAAGGAAGGATTCATGACTTTCTACCTTCCAGCAATCATGATTGTTTGTGGCTTTATTGTAGCCGGTACTTGTCTTTCTGCAGGACCTTTTATTCCAGTAGGTCTCAGTGGAATTATTGCACTTGCTATTATTGCTTATACTGCAGTAGCCCTTATTAAAAGAGGTAAAAAGGTGCAGGAACTTAATGACACTATTTCTGCAGAAGAAAGCAGGGTTGAAAGTATTAACAAGAGGAATGCAAGTGATCTTGCAAAGAAGGATTCCATTATAGCTGAGCTTAAGGATACTGTTTCTGTACTTCAGAAGAAGGTGAATGATTTTGAAACAGCTGCAAAGGAGTCTACTGTCAAGGAAGAAGTAAAGACTGAGGAGAAGAAGCCTGCTAAGAAGACAACTAAAACTACTAAGAAATAACATTGTCAGGTCCCATAACTCAGTAGGTTAGAGTGCCTGACTCATAATCAGGGAGTCCAAGGTTCAAGTCCTTGTGGGACCACATTGAGGTGTGGTGTAATGGCAGCACCAGGGATTTTGGTTCCCTTAGATAGAGTTCGAGTCTCTACACCTCAACAAAGCCTCTTTAGTATAAAGGTTATTATAACTGATTTGTAATCAGTAGATATTGGTTCGATTCCGATAAGAGGCTCCATAAACTGGATTCAATGGAAGAAGGTAGCAGGAAAATAGTGGACATCATTGTATGTAAACACATGAGAGAAGTAGTCAATCAGATTAACTTCAATAGATTGACTAAAGAGGACATTGTGCAGATAGTGAAGGGTGATTCAGAATGGTATATACTTTATCAGAGAAATGCCTAGTTATGAATTAAAAGTGGAGTTGAATAATCTCCATTCAGAGTATGACAAAGAGCCTGTCTACTACTGCAAAAGATGCCTGTCACTTGCTGTGAAATCTGTTGGGCAATATGACTATTGTGACAGTTGTAGTTGCACTGACATTGGTACTACTGATATCTTCACTTGGGAAGAGATGTATAAGAATAAGTACGGTAAAGAATTTTAATTTTTATAATGGCAATGGAAGAGAAGAAGAAACAAATGTCTTATGAAGACTTGAAGGTGAAGTGTGAAAGCCTTGCCCAAGCACTTCAAAAGGCTTATGAAGAGATTAGAAGAATAGATGCTTCTAATGCAATTCAAAGGCTCAATTACCTGTTCAAGGTTCTTGAGTTCTACGCTCATTTTAATCCTGATTTCGTAGATAAGTGTGCATCAGAAATTCAGGACATTCTTACAATAGAGGAAGAAGCATCAGAACAAACAGAGAAGCAGTCATGATTCCCGAACTAGATATTGATAATGTAATACCCCTCTCCTCTAATATACATGACTTCTTCAAGTTGTGGCTTAAGTATATAAGACCACTTCATAATCTTACTGAAAGAGAACAGGATGTTACTGCTGCCTTTTTAAGAAACAGGCACGAGCTCTCAAGCAAGATTAATGACCAGAAGATACTTAACCAAGTACTCTTCTCTGAGCAGACAAAGAAGAAGATAATGGAAGAGACTGGGTTATCAGTTGCTCATTTTCAAGTGATTATGGGTAAACTGAGAAAGGCTGGAGTTATTAAGGATAACATGCTAAACCCTAAGATAGTTCCTCTACTGAAACCAAATGCAAAGGACTTCAAGCTCCTGTTGTTTTTTGAATTGAATGATGAGAGTTCAGAATCTGTATAATTCAGTAGCTAAGGAGCTTGGAACTTCTAGAGAAAGAGTCAGAATGCTGTATTCTGCATACTGGAACTTCATTAAAGATGGAATCAAGGAATTGGAGATTCATGATGGTATGGATACAGAAGACTTTACTGGCAAGAAATATGGGTTCTTTATTCAAAAGGTAGGAAGATTGTACTGTGACTATGGAACCTATAAAAGAAAAAATAACAGACTGTTAAAATTAAAAGATAAGAAACATGCTTAATATTAAGAAGATAAAACCACTGTTCAATACTATTATAACTACTGCAGATAAGTATGAAGAGGATTATAGGACTGGTGGAATTATAGACCCCACAAAGTCAAGAGGTTCTCTCAAGGAATATCAAACAGTTGTTGCTGTTGGAAGTATGGTTAGAGACGTAAAAGAGGGAGATAAGGTAATGATAGATCCTATAAGATATGCTGTAATGAAGCATGAAAAAGGGTCATTAAAGGATGGAATCATTACTGATAATCCTGTAGTTGGGTATAATTTCAAAACTGTATATATTAATGGGGTACAACACCTTATTCTTGTAGACGGAGATATAAAGTATGTCTTTGAGGGTGAGGAAGTTCCAGATGAACCAGATACTATGGTTCAGGTTATTAAGAAGGATATTCTGCCTACAGCATAATGCATCTGATAGAATTTAGAGATTACACCATTGTTCCGTCTCCTGAAATAATGCTTATAAAGCCTTTCAGGAGACTTTGGAACAATGATAGAAGTGAAAGAAAGGAGAAGTTCCTTCAGCAAGTGTCTTACTGCTATTTCATGATAGACCCAAGAAGCACTTATAGTTATATAACTGATTTGGATGAAAGAGCAGAAGAGATTATAAAGCAGGAAGGACTACCTAAAGATTTTAAGCCTTCTGAGTTTCTTCAGGAAGCTATGGACATATATCAGAAGCATTGTATAACTACTTCATCATTGCTTCTTGAAGATGTCAGGAACACTATAGATAAAATAAGGAAAGAACTAAGAGACTTTGACATGTCTAATCTTGAAGATAAAGATAAGGCAAACTCTCTACGTACAATTACTTCAATTATATCTATGATTCCAAAACTTGTGAAGGATCTTAGTGAGGCAGAAAAGAAAGTGACTCAAGAGATTAATGAGTCTGGAAGAGCAAGAGGTAAAACAGAAAAAGCAATATTTGATGATGGGTTCGATGGATTCTGATGTTAATATTATTGATATTGTAGACAGTCTTGAGAAAGTTATAAAGTCTGTTAATCCACACTTAAAAGGCAGGCTTATAGCAGTTACTGATGTTGATGGTGCATCTGAGTCATTTAAGATTATGAAAAGGGTCAGATGTACAATGTATTACTTTAATCCAGATACAAAGAAGAAAACATCTCTCCTTACTGTGCAGGAGATATTGAGAATTCCGTCTGGTGACAGTACACCAATTATGAAAGAATTCGCCAAAAGATTCTTGACTACTGCTTTTATGTGGACGTCTTCTCAAATATATAATGATCTTGTGAATGGAAAATTTGAGTGTGAACAGCCTTCAGACTCCTCTGGAGTCTCTTGACTTGGATAATCAACCAAAGGAAGTTGAAGAGCAGTTCTTTGATTTCTTTAATAATGTTCCGCTTATAAGGTCTTTAGTTTCTCCTGATAGAAAGAGAGCTAAAGACCTTGAACGTGATAACAGAGGCAGGATTATTGTTGATATAACTCATCCCCATATTCTTGAGGATATGGAGTACTTTCGTCCTGCTGCAAGACACTTTGAGCAATTTGGAACATACACAGACTTAAGACCTAATCCAAATCCAAATTCTGAATATGGAAGATGGATAAGGGAAGAGACAAGAAGATGCTGGGATGGATATGTAAGAGAGTCTGATGGAGAATGGATTCCAGGGGACCTATATTTCTTTTGGAACTATTGTCCCATGTCCATATCAAAAAAGGTTGAAGGAAAGAAGAAGTCACAAAGAGTCATAGGATTTCCAGCTATATGGGAAGGGCATTACTTGAAAGCACACTATCTTGAACAGGCAAGAGATAATGGTAAAATGGCTGTTGAGCTTGCTTCGAGACAGAAGGGCAAGAGCTTTTATGGGGCTGCAATGCTTGCTAAAAGATTCATATTGGGTGAATCTAAAGAGGTATGTAAAAGAGTAGTTTCCTATATTACTGCTACAGACAAATCAAAGTTGGCTAATGGAGACCAGACTCTAGACAAGTTTCAGTATGATATTGACTTCATTGCTGAACACATGAGTCAGTGGCCAGTAAGAAGATTGTTCAACTCATTGTCTGACTTTAATTGGCAGATGGGCTATAAGGACTTGGATACTGGAACCAATAAGGGTACTCTTAATTCTGTAGTGGGTAAGTCTTCTCAGAAAGATACAGCTTCATTAATTGGTTCTAGAGGAGTTCTTTACTTATTTGAGGAAGCTGGTTACTTCTCTAACCTTCTAGGTCTTTGGAACAACCTGCTTCCTTCAGTTATGGATAATGATGATGTCTATGGAATGCTTTATGGATATGGTACATCTGGAGATGATGAAAGTGACTTTTCGGCTCTTCAGGAAATAATGTACAATCCAGATGGATATAAGGCATACGGAGTAGACAATGTATATGATAAGGAAGGTCTTGGCAAAAAGAAATTCACATATTTCTTTCCAGGCTATCTTAACCTGGCTGGGTGTTATGATGAGAATGGAAACTCAGATGTAACTAAAGCTGTTCTTAATATACTTCTTGACAGGTATAATGTCAAGTACAACTCTTCTGATCCAGCTACTATTGCCAAGAAGATTGCTCATATTCCTATTACTCCTCAAGAAGCTATTTTAAGAGTAAAGGGCTCTATATTTCCTACTGTAGATATCACAGAGAGGATAAATCAACTGGATAATGATTTAAAGTCTTATGATGATGTTTATATAGGTGACTTGGTGTTCAACAGTTCTGGTCAAGTTGAATTTGTGCCTACTGATGACAGACCAATCAGAGACTTTCCTCTTAAAGATAATAAAGCAGCTGGTGCTATAGAGATCTACTCTATGCCAAAGAAAGATGCTAATGGAAAAGTACCTAAAGGAAGATACATAGTTGGTCATGACCCTGTAGATGACGATCAAAGCAATACAATGTCATTAACATCTACATTTGTTCTTGACTTGTTTACTGATGAGATTGTGTGTGAATGGACAGGAAGACTGCAGTATGCTGATGATAACTTTGAAAGGCTTAGAAAGATATGTTTGTTTTACAATGCTACTTGCATGTATGAACAGAACAAGAAGGGAGCATTCGCATACTTCTCAATGATGAACTGTCTTTATTTACTGGCTGATACTCCTGAATATCTTAAAGACAAACTGATTATTAAGGAAATAGGTTACGGAAATAGAGCAAAAGGAATTAATGCTACTCTTCCTGTCAACAAATATGCAGACAAGCTTACTCAGCAATGGTTGCTGAAGAGGTGCATTATGACAAAGGAAGTTGACGGTAAAGATACAGAAGTAGAGGTTCCTCAATTATACAAGCTTAAATGTAGGGCTTTTCTTAAAGAATGTCTTTTGTATGGTCCAGATATTAATGTTGACCGTGTAAGAGCATTTGGTATGTTGATGCTTTATAGAGAGGAATTCATGATTACCTATGGAGGAAATGTTGCTGCTGGACAAGAGGCACCATCAGACTACTTGGGAAATGATGACTTTTTTGTTACTAATTACGACGCTAAGAAAGAATTATACAACAATATTCCTGAGTATGTTAAGAAAGCTATGATGATAAAATAGCAGCTGTTAGTGTAGTATTATTAAAGAATTTAGTATGCTTGTAATTCATAGTTTTATTCCTCATCTTTGTAAGTAAGTATAGCTAGAATGTATGAAGTACTTTGAGAGGTTCCCAAGACAGCAGCTTCGTATGAGTCAGAAGACAAAAAGCTGGCGTAAGAAGCATCTTGATTGGGCAAATACAAAGACTTTCTTTAACAGTAGTCCTGTTAGAAAGTCAGTAGTCCATAAGAAGATTAACTATGATCTTCTTAATGGTAGGCTACACATGGAAGACATGATGGCCATTATAAATCCAGAAAGCATAACTTCTGGGTTCATTCCTGATAAGATACAGCACTATCCAATAATGAACTCAAAGCTTGATGTCCTTCGTGGTGAAGAATCCAGAAGACCTTTTGAGTGGAGAGCAGTTATTACCAACCCCAATGCTGTATCAAGAATAGAGGAAACTAAGAAACAAGAGACAATCAAAAGGCTTACCAGCCTTATTCAAGACCAAAATCTTTCTGATGAGCAGTTCTCTCAGGAAATGGAAAAGTTGAATATTTATCTTAAATTCAACTGGCAGGATTCCAGAGAGCTGGCATCTAATGAAATTCTTAGGCATTATATAAAGGAGTATAATATGCCTTTGATGTTCAATCAGGGATTTCAAGATGCAGAAGCTGTCGGTGAAGAGATATATATGTGTGACATAGTTGGAGGTGAGCCTTATGTTGAAAGACTGAATCCTCTTAAACTCAGAGTCTACAAGTCAGGTTTCTCCAACAAGATAGAAGATGCTGATGTCATAGTCTACGAAGATTACTGGTCTCCTGGAAAAGTTGTAGATGTATTCTATGACCAGCTTTCTCCAAAAGACATCAAATTTCTTGATGAGCTTCCTGATTTGGTAGGGCAGAATTATTCAGACAAGATGGATAATATTGACGAAAGATATGGGTTTGTCAATATGAACATGATGTCTGATGAAATTCATTCTGATGGATTCTATTCAGATTACAGTAACCTCTTTAACGAAACTCCTAATACATCCCTTCTTCCTTATGACCTTGCTGGAAATATCAGGGTACTTAGAATGTTCTGGAAGTCAAGAAGACTTATAAAGAAAATTAAGTACTATGATGAGAATGGTGAGGAGCAGTTCAAACTTAGAGATGAGAACTATGTTTGTGTAAAAGAAAAGGGTGAAGAGGAGGAATCTATGTGGGTTAACCAAGCTTGGGAAGGAACCCTCATAGGAGAGGACATATATATAGGTATGAGGCCCAGAGTGGTTCAATACTCTTCTCTTTCTAATCCTTCAAAGTGCCATTTTGGAATAATTGGTTCCATATATAATATAAATGAGTCCCGTCCATTCTCTCTTGTAGATAGAATGAAGCAGTACAATTATTTGTATGATGCTGTTCATGACAGGCTTAATAAGATGATGGCTAGGAACTGGGGTAAGATAATACAACTTGATCTTGCTAAAGTTCCTAAGGACTGGAATATTGAAAAATGGATGTACTTTGCCAAGACATCAGGTATCGCTGTTACTGATTCTTTTAAAGAAGGAAATTATGGCAAAGCTACCAATATCTTAGCTGGAAGCCTTAATAATGCTCAGTCTGGTGTTATAGATGCTGACTGGGGTAATAATATCCAACAGTACATTAATATACTTGAGTATATTAAGACTGAGATGGGTGAAATAACTGGTATTAACAAGCAAAGAGAGGGTCAGGTATCTAACAGGGAAACTGTTGGAGGTGTAGAAAGAGCCACTTTGCAGTCTTCTCATATTACTGAATGGTTATTTGTTACTCATGATGATGTAAAGAAGAGAGTTCTTGAATGCTTCCTTGAAACAGCTAAGGTTGCTTTTGAAGGAAGAAATAAGAAATTTGAATACATAACATCTGATAACTCAAGAAAGGTTCTTGAAATTGATGGATCTTCATTCGCAGAATGTGATTATGGAATAGTGCTTGACAATGGTTCTGGAACTGCTGAAATGAATCAGAAGCTTGATACTCTTGCTCAAGCAGCTCTTCAGAATTCTGCACTGTCCTTTAGTACTATAATGAAGATATATTCATCTGCTTCTTTGGCTGAGAAGCAAAGAATGATTGAGGAGGATGAAAGACAAATGCAAGAGAGGCAACAACAAGCCCAGCAGCAAGAACTTCAGCAGCAGCAACAGATTGCAGAAATGCAAGAAGAGACTAAGAGACAGCAAATGGAAGCTGAAGAGAGAAGGCATCAGGAAGACAATGAAACCAAGATACTTGTTGCAGAAATTAATTCCAGAGCAGAGGAGCAGCGATTTGCAATTAAGTATGATGATGAGAATGATGGAATAAATGAAGTGAGTGCTGACAAGAAAGCTGAGCTTGAGGAAAAGATAAGAGAGTTTGACAAGAAGCTTGAGCTTGATAGAGAGAAACTGAAACTTGAAAGAATGAAGATTAATAAGCAAAGTAGTAATAAATCTAAGTAATCCTGCTTATGCCACATGTTCTTCATACTATATGGGTAGACAGACAAGAACCTACTAATCCTGATACTCTATGGATAAGACCCATGAAAAAAGGTCAGTATGGAGTATATGTTTATGGTGTTCTTGGATGGACTCTGATAACTGCTGAATTCAAAGGTACTATAGGTGAACTTATAGTGTCTCAGCTTCCTGAAGCTACACCAGAAAGTAATGGTGTAATGTCTGCAGCAGATAAAGCTAAACTTGATGCTCTTGGGATATATTATGGTTCTACTGAATACTGGAATGAACAGAAATACTTTGTACCTCCTGCTGGAACCATAGTAATATACACTGATTATGAAATAGTAGAAAAAGACGGTGTTGCTACTCCCATTCCAGGAATAAAGATTGGAAGTGGTAATTCTTATGTTCAAGATTTGGTTTTTGTTAGTGGGGGAAGAGGGAACAGTGACTTTCAAGAGCATATAGACAACACAGTAATTCATGTATCTCAGGAGGACAGAGACAGGTGGGATAACAAGCTCAATGTTACTGACAATCCTGATCCAGATAGAGAAGTTATTGATGAGACTTTAGTATTTCACAGACATTAAAAAAGTTATATATGCCTGACATTAGTAAAATTACATTGCCTTCGGGTAATACTTACAACATTAAAGATGCTGTAGCCAGAGAGGCGTTGTCTGGAGCTGTGTCTTATAATACTGCATGGAATGGTACTTCTACTCCTGTTCCATCTCAGATTCCTGAAGGAGTTACCGTTGTTTACAATGGAACTTCTTATACAGGAACATTGTCACCAGAGGGAGTTAATTCTGGGTCTTTCTATCTTGTAAAGAGTGATACTCAAAAGGATGAAAAGGATGTTTATGATGAGTATGTGGCAGTTGGAGAGGCAGGAAGTAAGACTTGGGAGAAGCTCGGAGATACCAAGATAAACCTTTCTGATTTAGGTGAGCTTGCTTACAAGGATGCAGTAACCCTCAACAAGGGTGCTGGAGATGTAGTTCTTGGAGAAGGCACTTCTTTTACAAACAGCTCATCTGCAGTAACATTCACTGGAACTCAAACAGATAAGGCTCTTGGTTCCAATGCTACGTTCACAACAACAGTTACTCCTACTACTACAAACATAAAGGCTACTGCATCTGGTACAACAGTAGCACCCAGTGGAACTGCTACTTTTGTAAAATCATATCCTGGAACTACATCAAAGCTTGCTACTACCTCCATTCCTAATGTGACTGGGAATACAAATGTATCTATTCCAAATGTAACAAGTGTTGGAAGTGCATCCACTTGGAACTTTGCTATGGGTACGGGCAATGATTCAGAAACTCTTATTATATCAGGAAGTAATTCAGTGGTTCCCTCTCTTGGAACAGAGCTATCTGCATCTAAAGTTAGCTTGGGAACACCGATAACAGCAGCTACAGGTTCACTTGCATCAAATGGTGGTGGAGATTCTGTCATGACTGGCCTTGGTACTGCTACTACTGGAGATGCAGTTACTGGTGTTTCTGTGACATCACAACCTACTATTTCACTTTCACAAGGAGCAACTGCTGGAACTGGAGTAGTGTCTGTTGCTACAGGAATTACATCTGCCACAACTACTACCAATGATAAGGATGAGATTACAGCAGTTATAAATATGGGAACAGGAACAGCAGCTGCTCAGACAATTACTGTTGGTAGTGGTGACAAGGTTACTGTTGCCAAGTATAATGACCTTTCTGCATCTGTTTCTTAATTAGACTGTTATGCCAGCTCTCAAAAAAGTAAAACTCCCCAATAATACTACTGTAGATATAAATGATGCTAGAGTAGTATCTGACGGCATTGTTTATATTGGTGACGAGGCTGGTTCAGCAACCTATGAAGCTGACGGAACTGTAGTTGATATTTCTGACTTCGCCAGAAAAGATTGGGTTGAGAATAAAGGATATCTCACTTCACACCAATCCATCAAGACAATCAATAACCAGTCTATTGTTGGTACTGGCAACATCACGATTTCCGGAGGATCTGGTGGCGAAGCTAATGTTATTGAAGCCATAACTTTCAATGGCTCTGAGGTACCTGTAACTGACAAGACTGCTGCTATCACTGCTTCAATTCCTGCAGAAGTCACAGAAAGCACAGTTTCTGGTTGGGGTTTCACGAAAAACACAGGTACATATTCAAAGCCATCTGGAGGAATTCCCAAAACAGACTTGGCTTCTGCTGTCCAAACTTCTTTAGGTAAGGCAGATACTGCACTTCAGTCATATACTGAAACTGATCCTACTGTGCCTTCATGGGCAAAGCAACCTGCAAAACCAACTTATACTGCAGCTGAAGTAGGTGCTCTTCCTGACACTACATCAATACCCACCAAGACAAGTGACCTCACAAACGATAGTGGATTCATAACTGGATATACTGAGACAGACCCTACAGTTCCTGCTTGGGCTAAAGCTGCTACTAAGCCAACATATACAGCTTCTGAGGTTGGTGCATTGCCTAGCTCAACTTCAATACCCTCAGCATTATCTGACCTTTCAGCAGACTCTACACATAGGACTGTAACAGATACAGAGAAGTCTACTTGGAATAATAAGCAAAATGCAATAACAATTTCATCATCAGAACCTACAAATTCACAAGGTAGTAACGGAGACATTTGGATAGTGATTTAATGGCAACAATAAGGCTCATACCATCAACGTATGCGGTGTCAAGTACATCGTATTTGTCTGTATCTAATGCAGCAAATATGTACCACAACACCGACAATACTACTCATGCCACTATCACCAACACCTATGCTTCGACATCGTCAAGATATCTTTATCTAAGAGGATTTAACTTTGATGACATACCTTCTGATGCTATCATCAATTCCTTTGAGGTAAAGATAAAGGGATATGAGAGTGGGCTTTCTACATCCACCTCTTATGCCCCAAGACTTGCCAATGGTTCATCGGCAATATCAAATACTACTGCTACTACCAACTTTGGTACTTCTACAAAAACAATAACTATCCCAACAGGTGCTTTAACCTGGGAACAGATAGTTAACTATGATAGTAATTTTACTATCATGGTCTATGTTAGAAGAAGCAGTAGGAATACCACTGGTTACTTCTATTGCTATGGAGCTGAGATTGAAGTTGATTACACTATCCCTGTCTATCACAATGTTACAATTACAGGTAATAATGTAATACCTACTGGGACTCAAAGTATCCTTGAGGGAGAGGGCTTAAAGATAAGATGTTCTGATACAGAAAAGCCAACAGTAACAGACAATGGTGTAGATGTTACTTCACAGGTTGTTCAGGAAACAGAATCTGGTTCTTCCTACGATGTTACAAACATATCATCTACATATGGGTTTGCAGTAAATGGAAGTGGCTATTATGAAAGTAATAACCAAGGACATTCAAGCTCTGCTGCTGTATGTAGGATAGACTTTGATGTGCCTGTAGAAGCTACTATCACTTTTTCTGTAATAAACTATGCCGAGTCTACCTACGACTATGGTTTGCTTTCAGACATTGATACCACATTAAGCACTAGTGCGTCTGCTGATTCATCGAATGTCTATTGGAGTGGCAAGAATAACAATAGTTCTTCTGTGCAAACAGTGACTTATACGATGCCTGCTGGGGAACACTACATCTATGCCAAATACTTCAAGGATAATTACACTGATGACAATAATGACTCATTTCAATTCAAGGTAGCAATAACTCTGAATGAGTCTTTTACTCCTGGGACATATTGGGTTTACACATTGTCAAATATAACAGTAGATCATACTGTTATATTCTCTTCTGGCAGTGTTTCACTGCCTATAAGAGTAAAGCAAAATGGCTCATGGGTAACTCCGTCAAAAGTTTATGTAAAGCAGTCTGGTAGTTGGGTGCAAGCATCAAAGGTGATGGTTAAAAGTAATGGAAATTGGAAATAAATTAGTATATTATGGCACAAGAAACAGCACCAATTAGATTTGTGAAGGATAAGAACGATAATGTGTTCTATCCTATCACTCATGAAAAAGCAATAAGAGATAATGATGGAGTAGTTCTGGAAACAAAACTTGCAAGTATGATAAGAAGTTCTGATGCTAATAATATAGAAATTATGGAACAGGAAGCCTTTGATGCTATGCAAGATTTGTCAACAGACACTATTTACATGACATATGAAGAAGAGTAAGCCATGATTTACAAAAATGAAAACGGGAGTGTAAGAGAAATTACGGGAATATCTGTTTTAGGAAAGCAGATAGAAGCCGTATATCATGGTGCTAGACTTGTATGGAGAAGAATTGCTTCTTGTTTTGGTAGAGGCTATTGGATACAAAACTATCCTTGGCTTGGTGAAGATGCTTGGAAAAATACAGATTAACTTTATATAAGAAATGGCAAAAGCTAATACAAATCCAATAACTAGTATTGAAACTCCTTGGGAGGGACGTGCTGGTTCTTGTGTAGAGAGATTTTTAAAAGACCAGCTTAAATCTAAAGTAGGAGCTTCGTATTTGGACAGTAATACTAATATTCTGTACTTCTTTGCTTCTACTGCTGATAGAGCTTCTTGGCTTGAAGATCCTACACAATCAGAGCTTGTTATATCATCTGCACTTATTAATGTAAACTCTAATTTGGTTTACAGGGTACTCATGACCAATAACAATGGAACTACGGATATAAACACTGCAGCAAATGTTCCTGAATTGAATCTATCTATAGATTTTGATGTTCAGTTGTCAACACTTGGTAGTTCTGATTGGACATCTTCTGGCCAAGGTGTTATCATACGTTGTTACTCAGACCTTGGCTCTACTGGCACATTTACTGAAGTTCCAGTTGATAATAACTTCCTGATAGCTGGTCAGACATTTACTCTGAATGTCATGAAATACATGGCTCCTGGAACTAATAGATTCAAGGTAGAAATGTATGCGGAGGGCTCAAGTACTACATTTAATTCAATTACATACTCTGTCAATGTGTCTGAGATGTATGTTGAATTGATGAACAATACTTGGTATCAGCCAGTTATTGAAGGAAATACATCATCATACAAACTTGGTGGATTCAAGGTAGTTGGAGACCTGTCAAAGACTATTCACTTTGATGTTTATGCTGAAGGCTCTAATACTCCTGCAAAGACTTTCACAAAGCTTCTTGGCTCTGCAACTTATATTGATGCTGCATATAATTTTCTTCCTGCTGATGGTTTTAACCTGTCTGGACTTCAGTCTGGAGAATATAAGGTAGATGTATACTTGACATCAGACACTCTTGAATCTACACATGTTACATACAATTTTATGTATGTTACTGCTTCTGATTCAAGTACTGCAAAACTCATTGTTATAAATAATGTTGCAGATTCTGCATATAACTACACTACTTCTACTCTTTGCCAGTATTCTGTATATAATGGAGGATTGTCTACTGCAGATGTTGATGTTACTGTAGCACTCACAACAGATGGTGTAAGAGAGGTTAAGGTTGACGATACTTATGAGGGTGTTACAACTGGAGTTCTTAATAACTTCACATACTCTGGAGAAATAAGCACAGAGTCTACAAACATTACTCTTGATGCTACAATAGGTATTGGAGAAGATGTGGAGTCTATTTCAATGCCATTTGACAACTCTTCTACATATCCTGCAGAAGCTGGATCAGTATTCTATATGAATGCTTCTACAAGGAATAATGCTCAGACAAACAAAGACAAAATTATAAATCTTGCAAATGACTCTGAGATTACTCCAGTATGGAGTAATATTGACTTTGTTGACGGCATTGATGGGTGGACTACTGATGCAAATGGAAGAAAAGCTCTGTTAATTCCAGCAGGAAGTTCTGTAGAGATTCCTTATCAAGCTCTCTATCATGGTGAAGACACTACATTTGAAATTGCATTCAAGGCTGCTAATGTAGCTGATTATGATGAGAATATCATAACTGTTGCTACTAATCCAACTCTTGCAAATTTTGCAGGAATAAGGATTAAGCCGACTAATGTAACTGTACACTCTTATTCAGATACTACTGCTACTAACGATACTGAAAGAGGTACTAACTTTAGGGATGAGGCTGTCCAGCATTTCCTTCTGTCTATAACTAAGAACTATGGTGGAAACAATGGTAAGAACCTTGTAACTGGATTCCTTAATGGTTGTAAGGCTTTCCAGTTTGATTATCTCACTGGAACAATCTGGGTTAATAATAGCAACATCAAGATTGGTTCTCAAAAGACTGATATCTATGTTTATCTTATCAGATCTTATGAGAAGGCTCTTGGAGCAGCAGCTGCTGAACAGAACTATATTAATTCAATGCCTTCTCTTGAAGACAGAGCAATTACTGCAGCACTTTTCCAGAGTGCAATCAATGCCAGCACAAGAGAGATATCCTATGATAAGATGATTGCCGCAAGCAGCACATACAACTTCTTTGTTGTAGATATGCTTAATGGGGCATCTATACCTTCAAGAGCTAATGGTTGGAGTAAAGACTCTAAGGGATATTCAAACTTTGAAATGCACTTTGGAGAGCACCCTGAGTGGGACTTCAAGCTTTATAATGTAGAAACTTCTGGTCAGGGTACTACATCTATGGACTACTATAGATGGAATCTCAGATTTAGAATAGATAAGAGCAACGATACCAAGAAGGTTGATGTTGCTTACTATGATGCTCCTACAACATCTGCTGGTAAGAAGAGATATAATGAGCAGCTACCTACAAGTTCAAAGACTGTATACTTTGATGGTGGTGCAAATGGCTCTACTCAACAGCATCCTGCACTTAAGAGAATAACTGCCAAGATTAACATGGCATCCTCAATGCAGTCTCATAAGATGGGTGGAACTGGGGCTTTCAATGCTCTGCATGATTATATGGGTCTTCAGAATGAGGCTCAGCAAATAGATCCAACAGTTTCAGTGGCTGTCTATGAGTATCCTGCATTTGGATTTGCCAAGAGAACATCAGCTACAGGAGTTGACACATATACATTTATAGGTCTGTTTACAATTGGTCCTGATAAGGGAGACAAGCCTACATTCGGATATGACAAATCTCCTGAAACCCTTATTTCTCTTGAAGGTACTGATCACTCAAGGAAGATGGCTACATTCTCATATCCTTGGAATAGTGATGTACATTTCCTTGCTTCAAATGAATGTATTAACATTGTCAAGGGCAATAATGACTATGACAATGGACTTGAAGTAGGAAACTGTCATGACCTTTCAACAGATAAGGCTACAGACCAAGCAAGTATTGAACTAGTTCTTGAAGAGCAATTCAAGCCTGCATATAATGTTGCTTTCCAGAATTCTACATTGATATTCCCTATAGCCCTTAATGATGCTATTTATGGGGCTTCAACGGCAGCAGGAGTTCTTGCAAATATCAATGCAAACAAGACTGCGTTCCTTGCTACACAGTACAATAGTAGACTTACTTATGCAGCAATGCAGTTCTGGATTGAAGGTGAGTATACTTTGTATTACTATGATATTGTGGCCAATGAGTTCAAGCCAGATATTAATCTTGTAACACAGAATGGTGCTCCAACAGGTGCTACCCTTAATGAGCAAAATGAGTGGTTTAAGACTCAAAGAAGAAACAGGTTCAAGAGTGAAGCGCCTAATTATTGGGATATTCAAGACTCTATTTTCCATCTTTGCTTCTTGGTTATATTTGGAGCTACAGATAACTTTGCAAAGAACTCTTATCCTTATAAGATGGCACTTCTTGCAGATGATGGTAGATGGAAGTGGAGACAAGATGACCTTGATACAATATTTGATATTGACAATACTGGCAGCCAGACAAAACCTTACTATATTGAGTATCTTGATACTGCTAATGGATCAACATACTTTGCTGGTTCAGTATCTGCATTCTGGAACCTTCTTTATGAAGCTTTCTGGAATGACTATGGCACATCAATGGGTATAGAATCCTTTGGTAAAGCCATGCTTAATGCAATGTCTGCACTTGCCAATGGTGCCAATGTCAAGGATGGATGTGTGGCGTTTATGAAGAAGTACTTCTGGGATAAAGCTCAAGAGTATTTCCCTGCTTCAACATACAACATTGATGGCCAGTTCAAGTATGAAACTGCTTGGCTTACAAATGGACAGAATGTTAATCCTTTGACTCAGTCACTAGGAAACCACTATGAGGCTGAAATGCTTTGGGTTGAAAGAAGGGTTATATATGCGATGTCTCTGTTTAAGGCTGGTCCTTTTGGCCTATATTCAGACACTTCCCTTGGAACTATAATGTTTGATAGGCCTTATAATCTTCCTGAAGTTAAGGTAAAGCCTATGATGTGGATATATCCTGCATTTATCGAAGGTGCTGGATCTCCTACAACTACATCTAGGACAGCTCCTGGTGAAGTTAAAACATTTATTGGACCATTTAGTACTGAAGGTCAAACCAGAACATATATTCAGGCCACTAATCAACTTTCTGAGCTTGGTAACTTAAAAGACCTTATACTTGCTCAAGGATATACTAATCCGATTCAAGTTAATGGTAAGAAACTTCAGAAATTTGAAATAGGATATGATTCAACTGTAAACAGTTCAGATGCTGGATATGTTGCACCAAAGACAAATGTCCCTGGACTGTCATTCCCTGATAATCCTTGTTTGGAGCAGCTTTATGCAAAATATGCATCCTCACTTACAGGTTATCTTGACTTGACTAATCTTCCTAGACTTAAGGAGGCTATTCTTGGTGGCACATCATTCACCCAAATAGCATTTAAGGAAGGTAGTAAGATAGATACCATAGAGCTTCCTGACACTCTTGTTTACCTGTGGCTGTCTAATCTTCAGCATATTGAGACAATTACTCTTCCTGCAGACCTTTCATCTATTGTTTCTCTTAAGCTTGAGAATTGCGATACCATTAATGCTCTTCAGATATTCAAGGATATCTATGATGCAAATGGAGATCTTAAGTATATAAGACTTAAGTGGAATGAAGAAATAAGTACAGGTAAGAGTATTCTTGATGTTCTTCAGAATATAGCTAATAATTCTATTGAGGAAGTTGGGTCTGAGACTGGATACGGTGGAATAGATGCATCTGGAAATGCCACTGAGCATCCTTACATTGAAGGCACTCTTACTACTTCTGACACTGTTACAGCTAATCAGGTTTATGATGTTGCCAAGCAGTTCCCTGAACTTAATATTCAGATACCTGATAGCCAGCAGTATATCGTCTTTGAAGATCCTGAAGTAGAGAGGATATGCCTTGCTAATTATGATACCAATAGTGATGGAGTACTACAGTTAGGTGAAGCAAAGGCGGTGACTTCACAGGTCTTTGGTAATACTGTTTTTAGAGGAAATACAACTATTGAAACATTTGATGAGCTTAAATATTTTACCGGCATGAATCACATGCCTGGTTCATCAAATTCTGCACAAGGCCCTTTTAGTAATTGTACTTCTTTAAAGACAATAACCTTACCGTCATCTATAACTAATGTTGGGCATAATTACGGTTGTAGTTTCTTTGGTTGCACAGCATTGGAAGAGGTAAAGAATTTTGGCAATGTTACAAGTATAGGATACGGCAGTTTCCAGAACTGCACTTCCTTAAAATCAATAGATTTGAGCGGTGTTACAATGTTTGACCGGAGCGGTGCTTTCTATAACTGCTCATCATTGGCAATAGAGCTTAACATGCCTCGATTAATGGGATGGGAAGGGAACAGCACTGATAGCACCTTTTACAACTCTGGTATTACAAAGATTATTAATCTTGGTTCAACTGTAAGCCTTCCAAATACTACATTCAAAAACTGTAAGTCCCTTACTGAAGCTCATCTTCCAACTACACTTACTACTATAGGCAATGACTGCTTTAGTGGCGACACTGCTCTTACAACTGTTACAGGATGTGAAAATGTTACTAGTATAGGTAATTATGCTTTCGCGTGCGGTTCAATTTCAAATTCATCACAAGAAAGACCAGGACATTTGGAATCTGCAGATTTTGACTTTAGTAAAATAACATCTATTGGTGAAAATGCATTTCAAGGGCAGAGACTAGATGGCATTATAAATGCTCCAAATCTGACTTTTTTAGGCAATGGTGCATTTCATGCTAATAATATTACTAAGGTTCAGAATCTTGGTTTAATAACTACGTTAAACACTTCTACTAGTACGGATAGTGGAATATTTAAATTTTGTACAAACCTTACAGAAGCACATCTTCCATTGACTGTAACAGAAATAGGCAATGGAGATTTCATGGCTTGTGCTCAGTTGGAAACCATTGATGGGTGGGATAACATAACATCAATTAAAACTTATGCTTTCAGTTATTGTCACCAACTTGTAAATATTACAATTCCAGAAAAAGTAGAATCACTCGGCACGAACGCTTTTTCACATTGTAATAATCTTACAACTATTTCGTTACCTCAATCCTGTACTAGTATAGGACAGGAGTGTTTTGTAAACAGTCCTATTACCAATATAAATCTTGAATATATCGAACAGTTAGGCTCATATAATTTTAGAGGCAATACTACTTTTAGCGGGCCAGCTATCATGTCTTCGGTAGTAAGTATTAGTACCGGGTGTTTTAGGAATTGCACCTGTGAAGAATATACAATAGGGCCAAATTGTACATCTATAGGTAATTACTGCTTCATTGAACCTGTTGGTAGTAAAAAAACTGTTAAAATTTTAGCTACTACTCCTCCTACTCTGGGTGGTTCTAGTGTTTTTAATACAGGTAATACTACGGTAAAAATATATGTTCCTTATGGATATGCCAGTACATATCAAAGTGCTACTGGTTGGTCAGCATATGCATCAAAGATTCAAGAGCTTGATGAAAACGGTAATATTCCTGAATAATTATGACTACAAGAATAGAAAACAATGGAATCCGTGACATCACGGTAATTACTGCGGATGAAGGTAAAGTGTTCCGCAGAAAAGGTACAGAAGACATCTTTGACAAGGAAATCTGGCTTGGACTATCTTACTACATAGGAGGAGTAAAGCAAAACCCTCCTCATCAAGATGTGCCTGAAGACTTTGAAGAAATAGATGCTCCTGTTGAAGAAGAACCTATTGAAGATGAAAATCCAGAAGGATAAATATCTACACTTCTTAGTGTGCCTTGGCATCTGCCTATTGCTCTACCCTCTTATTGGGTGGTGGAGCATAGGCACTGCCATAGCTACTGGGATAGGTAAAGAACTCTATGACTATAAGGACTATGGGTTATTCTCGTGGTCTGACATAGTTGCTGACTTGCTTGGAACTATATGTTCAATACCGATAATCTTAATCATTAATTCTATACTATCATGAAACCATTTATTAAAAGAGCTGGCATATTTGCCATCCTCAATGCTGTTCTTATTGAACTGCTGAAAACCGTTTCCTCTTTGACTATTGACAGTTGCATCATCTATTGCTCTCTGTTCTGCATTGTCATTGGTATCGCTTATGAGCTCTATGATTCAATTAAGAAGGGCACAAAGCCAAGTCTCACTGAAATGGGGGGTGCAGCTATCTTTGGATCAATAGTGGCTGGATTTATTATCAAGGCGATTTACTTTATTGTGTAATGCAAATATAAATGACTAAAAGACACACTTATAGTGTGTCTTTTATTTTCATATAATAAAGTGTGTTATATTCATTGCCTTTACAGTATATAATACTATTTTTGTAACAGTTAATTAATGCAATGATGGAGTTTGGTGATATGATGAGCTATGTTGGAGTTGCCCTGGGTTCAGGGGGACTTACACAACTGCTTAACTGGCGCATAAATAGAAAGAAGGGACTTGCTGAAGCTAAGACAACAGAAGCTGAAGCAAGTAATACTGAAGCTGAAGCTAAGAATAAAGAGATAGATAATATGCGCAAAGCAATGGAAGACTTTTATACTCCATTGGTTAAACGTCAAAATGAGCGCATAGCTGAATTAGAAGCAGAGGTAAAACAGCTTCGTGAGGAGAAAAGAGCTGAAGCAGAAGCACATGCAAAGCAACTTGCTGCAATGCAGGAACAGATCGTTGAAATTAATAAGGCTCTTGGATTACGTGCTAGATCTGCTATTAAAGAGAAGAATATTACTTTTCATAAAAAGACTCCGTAATGGCAACTAGAAGAAAGGCTCCATCAAGCAAACCAAGAGCTACTTCAAGACCTTCTCTAACAAGAGTTATGAGAGCTCAAGTAGCACCACATGTAAGAACACTATCTAATGGACAACCAAGACCCAAAAGACGTACTAGGTAAACTTGTAGTTGTTCTTAGAAAACTTACAAGGTTAGTAAAGGCAATTCCCTTTACATACCTTATTATATACTCTATATATTTATTGCTTGGATTATTCTGTTGTGAAACAGTAATAAGCTGGCTTGATTCACTAATCATAATTTCTCCTGCTACTACAGTAACTTTACTTGGACTGTCTAGAATTCTTAAACTATGTAAGTGGCACAAGACTGCATGTGTTTTTCCATTAACTACTCAAGCAGAATCTTTCGTAGATAATAACATAATTCAATTTACTCAAGGTGAGATTGTTGCTATTAATCTGATAATAGCTATTGCAGTTATGTTCTTTTTAATGGCAGCATACAAACATTTTTATAATGGACGAGAAAGAGCTCATTAATCTCACTTTGGATTTCTATAAGTATAAGGTTAATAGTGACTCTTGTACTATGGAAGAACTCAGACAAGCTTCTGAGATGCTTCAACGTGGAATAAATTGTATAGGAACTGTTGAAGACTTCTCAAAATTCTGTGATATTCCAGAAAGTCATGTAAGAAATATAATAAGCAGAAAGGTGCTTGATAAACCTAAAAGAAGAGTTTACTACAAGTTTCTTCCCTTTCTTAAAAATATACCCGCTAATATCTTGAAAAAGAAAGAGTTAAAGTAAAGATTTAGCGTAATTCCATAAGCAATAGGATTAAATGAACTTTGTATCAGTAACCAGTGTGTTACAGGTACAAAGTTTAATTTTTAATTCTATTTGCTATGGCAGATGTAACCTACATTCCTGATGGAAATCAGGCAAACAACATGCTTCCTTGGATGCTTGCTGGCCAGAACAATGGTGGGCTCTTTGGAGGTAATGGTTGGGGAGGTGGAATCCTCGGATTCTTCCTTGGTCTCCTCTTTGGCAATGGCTGGGGAGGATTTGGAAATGGATTTGGTGGCTGGGGTGGAGGCTCTGGTGCTGGATTCCTTTCAAACCAGCTAAGTAATGACAGTGGCAGAGAGCTTCTGATGAATGCTATCACTTCTCAAGGAGAAGCTGGTAGAGCAGCTACTCAGAATCTTGCTACTGCTCTTGGGCAGGACTTCAATCTTGTCAATGGAGCTATCCAGACTCTTCAAGCAAGTCTTTCTACTCTTGCTCTCCAACAGGCTGTTTCAGTTCCTCAAATTATCAACTCTATTCAAGCAGGTGATGCCTCTCTTCAGGCAAAGCTCTGTGAGTGCTGCTGCGAGAACAGACTTCTCACCACACAGCAAGGCTATGAGTCTCAGATTCGTACTCTTGAGCAAACTAATGCTCTTGGTGGTGCTATTTCTGGTAGTGGCCAGAAGACTGTTGATGCTATTGCTGACCTCAAGACCACTATGGTCAAAGAGTTCTGCGATGCTAGGGAAAGGGACATGCAGGAGAAAATTGATGGCCTTCTTGCAGCCAATTCTACATTTCGTTCACAAATTGACAACGCTAATCAGACAGCAGCCATTACCAGTTATGTTAATGGTCTCGTAAGTCCTATAGCTAAGGAAGTTGATGACATCAAGTGCAGGATGCCTCAGACAGTTCCTGTTACTTGGCCAAATCTTGCTGCTGTAAATACCACTCCTTATGTGAGCGGTGGCTACTATCAGGGTGGCTTTAATGGCTTCTATGGTCCTGGTGCTGGTGGTTTTGGTGGTTTCACTTTCTAAATCTCTAGACTATGTTTGGATGCAATGTTAATGTAACGACAAATGTCAACGGCATCCCTTACCTCTCCACTAATGGAGTATCGGTAACTGCTGAGTCCGTTGACTTTGCACTCGGATTCAGAAGGATACCTAAGATATCAGAGGTAGCCATCCGCATTACTAATGCAATACCTGATGGAACTACTGGTACTCTTCCAGTCAGATTCACACTCAATGGTAATACCAGAGAACTCACATTCTTCGGAGGAGATCCTGTAACTGTTGCAGACCTTGCTGGTACTGGTGTTATTGAAGTATGGTATGACTGGTTCAATGGTATTTTCCAACTTATTTCAGCTCTTGCTCCAGCAACAGCATAGTTAATCTTTAATAATTCAAAATCATGTTTCAAGCGCTTACACAGGGCATGCCCCTTTACATACTGTATAGAAATGAGCCTAGAGTAGATGAGGCAAGAGTTATATCTGTAAATACTCATCCACAGCAGGCTACTCCTGCTAATCCAATGGCTATACTTAATGGACCAGTAACAGATATAGTTGTATCTGTTGACGGTAAAACTCTTCCGCCATTTCAAGGATTGCAGCCAAGTGCAATGATAGCAACATTCTCTGCAGATGGCATGTTCATAAGTGAGGATAAAAATCTCATTGATAATGAACTAAAATCTATTGAAGACAGCCATCAAAGAATAGTAGATGGCTATGAATCAAGTAAAGAGATGGTTGAAAAATGTAAGGCTCTCAGACTGAAATTGAATCCAGATAAACAGAAAGAGGCTGCACATGCACAAGAGATTGCCAGACTTCAAGGTGAGATATCAGAAATGAAGCAAATGCTTATGCAAGCGCTTGGAACTAAATCAAAGGAGGAATAGAAAATGGGACTTATAAGAATTATGGAACGTGGTGGCGATGATTATCGTGACTACAAGAAGGAACTCAAGAAAGCCAAGAAAGCCATTGATGCTCTCTGTGAAATCACTGAAGACATGGAAAATGAGTATGGCTACAGTGAACGCTATAATGAGCGTCATGGAGACTATGAGGATATGGAAGAAAGAGGTGGAAAAAGCTATAGAAGGCGTTCCATGTAATCAACCAGGGGAGGGCCACTAGCTCTCCCCATTTTATTTTGAAAAATATGAATAGACTTGATTATTATGAGATACTGCCTGCTGGGATGGAGGCATATCTTGCAGCACATGGAAGACACTTTTCAAAGCCAATGCTTGAATGGGCTGTTGGAATGATGGAAGATAAAGATGGACATAAGGGAGTTGTAGTTGAGAAGAAGAAGTTTGATGATATAATGAAAGCCTATGGCGTAGAGTTAAAGAGGAAAGATGGCTACTATGATGGGCCTTATGTCTGGGCAATGGCTAAGAGTGATTACTATGGTACATCAATACTCGATGAACAGCATCTTGCATTGTTTGTAAAAGACTACATTGATGACATAGATGGTAATCATACAAGAGCATTTGACGAGTTTTATATCAATTGTGTAGCAAAGGGAATAGACATTCCTTGGGAAGATCTTATTTAGCCATGATACATGAAAGACTTAAAATAGGCAGATGGAAAGTAGACTTTCTTTTTGCTCCTGATGGATATGATACTGAAGAAGCACTTACTTTTTTGTATGATGCAGATGCTTCTGACCACATATTAAGACAGGCTTATCATATTCTTGAGGATAATATACCCAATACTGGCTTTACTTTTACCAATCAAGAAATGAAAGAAGCTATAGTAGTAATTGGGCCTTCTACCTCTGGAGATGAATTTATTAATACCCTGTGTCATGAAATGTATCATGTAGCAGCTGCCATAGCTTCTAATTTAGGAGTGTCACTTAGTGGAGAAAAGCCAGCATATATAATGGGAGATTCTGTTGAGGAATTAACTAGAATTATATGCAGACTAGGATGTGAAGAATGTAACTAAGACGTCATATACTAATAAGTTTCTTTTACATCTCATATAAAAATAATTATTTATTATACCTTTAAATTAATAGTTCATATATTTGTATGCGGTCTATTAATTTAAAGGTAATATGTTTACTAAAAAACAGATAGAAGAAATAGCTGCTAAACTGGCTGATTTAGCTATTAAAGACAGCCAGTTTGGCAATATGACTATGCCTCTAAATGGCTCTGAGAATGTTCCTATTCTTCAAGACAATGAAAATAAGCTACTCTCATTTGCTGAATTAGTAAGTATAGTTAGAGAAAGTGATGAGTCACAATTAGTAAATCTCACTTTGAAAGTAAGCTGTTCTACTCCAGGAGCCACAATAAAAATTGATGGTGAAATAAAGTCATCCTGTACTGTCTCTTATGGTACAATGGTGGATGTAGAAGTGTCAGCAACTGATTATGTGACTTGGTTTGGTACTATAACTGTAACTAGGTCACATTCTATTTCAATTACTCTGAGTAAAGCTGGCAGTGGTTCTGGAGGTGGAGGATCTGATGGTCATTGTTGCTGTGGAGACCATTGTGTATGTTGGGATGATGCTGATGATGATCCTAGTACAACTACATATACAGTAACTGTTACTAATCCTAGTGGTGGTGCTACTCTTATGATTAATGACAGTGCTGCTGCCATGAATAAGGCACATGTATTTAATGCTGGAGACAGAGTAGTCATAGATATAACTAAAGAAGGATATTATCCGTATAGCAAGACTATTGACCCTATAAACAGAAGTTATACAATCAATGCCGATGAAGTTCTTGAGCCTATTGACCAAGAAGAGGATAAGCACCTCAGCTTCACAATTCCTGAGATAAATATTCCAGCAGAAAGCGACTTGACAGCTTATTCAACTGTCGATGCAAGCTCATATATATCTTGGCAGATAAGGTCTACATCCCTTCCTGATTATGAAGAAGATACTCCTGGGCAAGATACAGTGGAGCCTGCAATAAGTGTATCTCCTGAAACTATAAGTATGACTGTTGGTGAAACAACTAATATTACTATAAAAGCATAATTATGGCATATAAATTTAAATCAGAATCTCCTAGTGTAGCAACAGTAACATCCACAGGAAAAGTTACAGGTGTAGCTACAGGCTCTACTAATATAGTGGTAAGTAATGAAAATGATACTCCTATTGCCAGAATACCTGTAAGTATCTCTAGTCAAAGTAGCGATGTAAGGCCTACTGGAATATCACTCAATAAAAGGTCTGTTACTGTGTACACATCTGGTGTTCTTGCCACATTGCAGGCTACAGTTACTCCATCCAATGCTGTAAATAAAACAGTTACTTGGGAGTCTTTGAATCCAGATATAGTCAGTGTGCATCCAAGATCAAATAACAAGTGTGAAATATGGCTTGAAGAAGGAGCACATTGGGGAGAGACCACTGAAAGTAAGACTGCTACTGTAAGAGCTACAAATGCTGAAGGACACTTTGCAGATTGTACAGTAACTATTGGTGTGAAAGGTACAATTATAGATGACATCACAGTACTGGATGCTTCAACAAATGCCAGTGGTGAAATTCTTGTTAGTGGAAGCGGATCTACATTTAGGCTTAAGTGTTCTTACCACAATGTAGGTGATTACTATGGTGGAATTTCTCTTGAGGGTCTTGGTGATAACTTGTCATCATATTATGGAGCCAGAGAGAATGCAGATGGATACACAATAATTCCTATAACTGTAAAAGAAAGCTTCTACAAAGAAAGGACTATGACATTTAAGGTTAGAGGTTCTGGAGCAGGAGATTCTTTTACCACATTTACAGTAAGGCAATCTGGTGGAACAAGCATGTACAGAATCTCTCATCAGAATGCATACTTCGATGCTAATGGAGAACATCATTTTGAAGATGACAAGGGTAATAAATATGACTATGCACAAACTCTTGAATATTGGTGCAATCCAGAAGTGAGTAAGTCTATTATAAATGACGCTGCAATTACTTACAGCAGTACTGATGAAGGTGGATGGGTAGGCTTTAATACAAGTAAGTGGTATTGCTATAAGAGGACTAATGGAAGTATATCCACAATGTCTAATTCAGAGTGGAATTCATTTATACTGAACCCTCCTGCAGATACTATGGCAGATTGTTCAATTCCTGTTACAGTTTCAAAGAATACTACAGGCAAAACAAGAACTGCTACTATTGAATTTGATGGAGGAGTTAAGTTCTATATTACTCAAGGTGCATAATAGTAAAATTAATTAATATGACTAATTTATCACCTAATGAAAGTCAATTAGTTGCTACAGGAACTGGAGAAGAGACATTGTCTCTTTCTGGTTGGGGCACTAATGAGTCTAGGCTCGCTAGGTCTTTTAAATACAGGCTTTACGATGCTGGTAACGTTCAGCAAGACACACTAATTGTTACTCAAGCAGGAGCAGAACTTGGTATAAGAGTCAATGGAAACGCTTCAAAGTCAGCAACATCAGGCTCTTCATCAGTTACTGTTACCTTTAATGGTTACAGCAATGGAAGATATATGAGATTTCAGAATAATAACTCAAGCAGTCAACTTGTAGTTTCGTCTGCTAAAGAGTATTCTGCATCTCAAACTGGAGCTGACTTTTCAAGCAATTTTACAGAAGTATCGTCATTTGGAAGCTGGTATGAATTTTCTGTTACAGTAAGCATCCCTGCAAATGCAAGTGCTGGTACTTACAGTTTTTCTGTCTACACATCTGATGATACTTATACCACTCAGTCTGTGACTTACTCAGTAGTTGTCTCTGAATCTGGTGGAGGTGGTGGAGATGATTATGATCCTGTCAGCTCAATAAGAGTCACCCCTCAATCTGTTGTTCTATCTACAGATTCATCAGCCAGTAATCACACTCAACAACTGAGTGTAGTAATACTACCAGAGACTGCTGATCAAGGTGTTCAATATTTCAGTGATGATGCAAATGTAGCTACAGTATCTAGATATGGAGGTTTTGTTACAGGTGTGTCTGAGGGAACTTGCACAATAACTGCAAGAGCTGATGGAGACTATAATAAATGGGACACATGCGAAGTATCAGTATTTACTCCTAGTTGGATTACTGTTGATGCAATTAATATTCCTGGATCTGTAAGTGATCCTTCTGGATCTGGAGCTATTAGAGCGAATAATATTGATCCAGATACATTACAATATCATTACACAAGTGGTTCTGCTCCTGATTGGGTAAATAGTGTAACTATAGATACATCTAGTTATCCTTACTATCTTAATGTAAGTGTTGATGGAAATGGCACCATTGATAATCCAGGAAGTACAAGAAGCTTTAGCCTTTATGTTACTGCTGAAGATGAGTTTGGAGAAACTGTATCCAGTGGTTCTGTAGTAGTAACTCAGTCTGCTCCATCTACAGATGATAGGCCATGCACAGGTATGAATATCAATTTGTATGATACTACTATAGAAACACCTAATAATTTAGGTGAGTACACATGTGAGTATGTGCCACCAGCAACTACTCAACATCGTCATACTTGGTATCTTACATACAGAGATGGAAGTGCAAATCCTAGCAGTGTAAGTGAACTTGGCTCTTCTGTACCTAGTAATATAGCAGAAATAGTTACGGATGACGGTGAACATTCAGAATATGGTCAAACATGTCTCATAAGAGTAAATACTGGTGCAACAACACGCCAGAATTTAAGAGTGTGGGTCATTAATTACTATAACTTCAGTGCCAGAGACTACGTAGATGTTGATGCTATTTATGTAGAACCTAATGGAAACATCAGTGCAAATCCTAATCCAGTTACTGTAGGATGGAATGATACCAGACAGGATAATACAAACGGTGCTCCTGTTATAACCCTTACAAATATGAGGGATACAGTAACAAATCTTACAGTAACACATACTGGAAGTATTACAACTGCTAGTGTTGGAGGCTCAGGAAATACTGGATATGTCATTACTGAATTCCCTGTCAATCCTACTCCTTCAGTTCAGATTGAACTTGGTACAGTTACCTTGTCTGGTTATGATGCTGGAGGCACAATGAGAAGTTACACTATATCATATAAACAAAGTGCTCAACCTACAGTACAAAAGAACGATATACAAGTATTAGCACTTAGTGCATCATTGAATAGTGGAGAATTTGATATAGTAGCAATAGGTAATTTGATAAATAATAAATTTGCTAGTACTACCTTTAACAACATAGTGTGTAGAGTTGTGGGGTACAACTCAGCAGACCCTACCACAATTATCTCTCAAACTTCAATGAATTTGGATTCAAGCTCTATCACTATGACTGCTTCTGAAACAACTCATGAAATAACATTTACTGGAAGAATGTCAGCGACATCGCAGTCATCTTCAGATCACGTAGATGAATTCACAGTTGAAATGTCTGCTTATTCTGTAGCTGATGGAGAGACTGTTACCGACAGACGTGAGGGTCTTGATGGTACAGATGATCCAAATGATTACTATGATGACGGTACTAATTAATAATTAGACTCTTAGCCATAATTACTTATGGCTAAGAGTTTTATTGAATTTTAAATTACATTAAATATGCCTTCATATTTCACAATAAACCCTTCCTCTGAGACTGGCACTAAGAATATTACTATTACTGCTCAGCCTAATACAGGAAGAAACAGTAGGTCTGAGACTTTCAAGGCCTATAGCACAAATGTAGCTAATCTTGAATCCTCAAATTATCTGATTGTTCATCAAGCAGAAAAGCCAGGATTTCTTGAAGAAGTTGTTCCCAAACCTTCTCCTACAGCTACCGATACTTCTGCAACTTATAATTTCAAGTCAAATCTTGCAAATATAAAGGTTGTAGCACCCTCTAATCCTACAGCTACTGTAACTGGTGCAACTATATGTGGTGTTCAACTTGATAGTACTAAGCTTGCTAATCTTATTAGCACATCTGGGTATAATGTTGAAGACTCAAATGGTTCCCTTGATCCCGGAAAATATGCAGAATATAATATAGCTATTACATTTGCATTTGATCGGAATCAAGGTCAGACAGACAAAACCTACTCCTTCACAGTAAATGGTACAACATATCAATTTACACAAGGACACACAGAGGTAACAAGAACTCTTGCATTCTCAAGCTCTATAAGTTCTGATAGAACAGCAGAAGGAATTGAGGTTACACTCAATGCAAGTGGTGCCTATGCTGATGGTGCTGACAGGATTTTGCAAGTTACTACAACTCCTGCTACAGGTGTAAGCTGGACAATTGATGCAGTAAGCAATGATAATACTGCACTAAGATAGATTAATCAAGTCAGGCATGGAGTTCTCTGTGCCTGACTTTATTTTATTTATATGAGTAGTCTGTATAAATATATAATAGGTATACTTCTATGCCTATGTGGAATACTTGGAGTACTTGCAGTGGTTAAAGCAAGTTCTGCAAAAAGGTATAAAGCTGAGTATAAAAGAGAGTTATCTAATATAAAGGCAGCAGAGGCAGAAAATGATTTTCTGAATGAAAAGATTTACTTTTTCGAGAACACTGTTGATGAACTTATTGCAAGCAGAGATTCTATAACTCAGAAAATGAATGAAGCCAGAAAGGAACTTAAGATAAAAGATAAGGCCCTGAAGCAGCTTCAATACTCTCTTACTTCAGCTACAAGGACTGATACCCTTATTCTAAGAGATACAATATTCAGGAATGTGGATTTTCAAATGGATACAACTATAGGAGACAGATGGTATAATGTAAAGCTTAGGATGCAGTATCCATCAACTATAGCTGTTTCTCCTGAACTCATTAGTGAAAGGTATGTATTTGCAAGCAATGTTAAAAAGACCATAGACAAGCCTAAGAAATTCTTTATTTGTAGATGGTTTCAAAAGAAATATACTACAGTAGAAATAGGAGTACTGGAAAGAAATCCTTATATAAAAAGTGAGAAAAGCAGATATATTGAAATCGTTAGATAATGAGAATACCACTTACACTAAAAAGAGAAATATATACAGACTACTACACAGCTGGTACTATGTATATAGACAATAAAAAGTTTGGAAGAACTTTGGAAAGGAGAAACAGAGACCTTAATCATAAGAATGCTTTTGACAATGGTGAGAAAAAAGTATACGGAGATACATGTATTCCCTTTGGAACATACAAGCTTACTGTGACTTATTCTCCTAAATTCAAAAGAAAACTTATCCTCATTAATGATGTTCCTGAATTTTCAGGAGTTAGAATCCATCGTGGAAACTATCCTAAAGATTCCAGTGGATGCATACTTATAGCTGAGAGATTTGCTGGTGGAAGACTCTATAATTCAACACCTTATGAGACTTGGCTTACAAACTATGTTGAAAATGAAATCAAAAGAGGAAATGAACTTTGGCTGACTATTGTTTAATAATATATTTATATTGAACTAAACAGCATCTTTATTCTGTATACCTTAATAAAAGTGTTAGCTACCTTTGTCTAGAAGTTTAAAAATGGAAAGTATGAGTAACATGAATTTAGACAGCATTCTTTCTGGAGAAGACATTGAGAGCTTGTTCACTAAGGCTGCTGAAGAAACACAGGAGACCTCGCCTGAGACTGAGGAAATTGACAATACTGAAACTGAAGAAACTACTGAGGTTAATCCAGAGGATTTATTTGGAGGACCAGAGAGCGTAGGTAGTGAAGAGGATACATCAGAGGAGGGGAAAGATGCTGGAACACAAGGTTCTGGTACTTCTCCAAATAACAACTTCTACTCTTCCATTGCCAAAGCCCTGAAAGAAGACGGCATCTTCCCTGACCTTGATGATGAATCTCTTAATGCAATCCAAAGCCCAGAGGACTTTGCAAAAGCTGTTGAAGACCAGTTGTCTGCAAAGTTTGATGAAAGGCAAAAAAGGATTGATGAAGCACTTAATGTTGGTGTTGAACCCTCAAAGATTCAACAGTATGAGAGAGCCATTGACTACTATAATAATATAGGTGACTCCGACATAGAAGATGAATCTGATAAGGGAGAAACTCTTAGAAAGCAGCTCATATATCAGGATTTCCTGAATAGAGGGTTTTCTAAAGAAAGAGCACTTAAGGAAGTTCAAAAGTCATTTGATGCTCAAACAGACATTGAAGATGCTAAAGAGGCATTCAAGGATGGAAAGAAGTTCTTTGAAAAAGGCTATAGTGACCTTGTAAAGGAAGCTAAAGAGGCAAAGAATAAAGAAGAGAAAGAGGTAGAAGAGGAGAGTGAAAGTCTTAAGAAGACTATTCTTGAGGACAAAAAAGCCTTTGGGGTTATTGATGTTGACAAGAATACAAGGAAAAAGATATATGAAAATATATCAAAGCCAGTCTATAAAGACCCTGAAACAGGAGAGCTCCTCACTACTATTCAGAAGTATGAGAGAGATAATCACAATGAATTCATGAAGAACATTGGATTGCTCTACACTCTCACTGATGGCTTCGAGAATATTGACAAACTTGTCAATAAAGAAGTTAGAAAGAAAGTTAGTAAAGGTATTAGAGATCTTGAACACACGCTGTCTGGTACACAAAGAAATTCTGGAGGAACATTGAAGTTTGTTACAGGAGTTGATGAAGATCCAGAATCTTATTCAGGCAAGGGCTGGGACCTTGATCTCTAACCTTGAAGAAATAGAAAACACTGGTTTTATTAATTAAAGTATTAATTTTATGGCAAAACTTGCGAAATTCCAAATGGTAGGCCCTACCTACTGGATGGGAACTACTAAGGAAAATCACCTTGGTAGCATTTTCCAGCTTAAGCCGCAGAAGGCTTCTGAGCTTATGGTTCAGCTCCTTGCTTGGAATAGGGGAAAGACTCTTGATACATTCCTTTCTCAGTTCCCTGTGAAGGAGTTTGAAACTGACGATGAATTTACATGGGATGTGATTGGCTCTTCAAGGAGGAATATTCCTCTTATTGAGGCACGTACTATTGATGGTACTCCTGTTCAAAAGGAAGATCCCAATGTTGGTGTGGCTACCACTCCTTTCTATCTTGTGTTCCCTGAGGCTTGGTTTGCTGATGGTGAGTACATTGTTGGTAATCTTAATGAGATTTATCAGTTCCGTATTCTTGGTGATGCAAGATATGAGGGCACCAATGCTGTTTATAAGGTAGAGCTCGCTGGTGGAAATACTGATGGTGTTCCTGCTTCAAGACTTCAGGCTGGTGAGAAGTTCTCTGTTGATGCAGCATATGTTGAGCACTCTTTCTCTCGTAAGGTTGGTGACATCAGATTTGCTTCTCCTGTTGCTATGAGAAATGAGTGGTCTACAGTTCGTATCCAGCATAAGGTTGGTGGCTCCATGCTTAATAAGAAGGTTGCCTTTGGTATTCCTATGGTTAAGAAGGATGCTTCTGGTAGGATGGTCAAGTCCACAGATCCTATGTGGATGCACTATGTTGATTGGGAGCTTGAGTGCCAATTCAATGACTACAAGAACAATGCTCTTGCCTATGGTAGAAGTAACCGTAACTCCAATGGCGAGTACATGAACTTTGGTAAATCTGGTGAGGCTATCAGAACTGGTGCTGGTCTATTTGAGCAGATGGAAGTTGCAAACACAAGGTATTACAACTCTACTCAGGGTGTTATGAAGCTTATCCTTGATGCACTCTATGAGCTTTCTGCTTCCAAGCTTGAGTATGGTGACAGGAATTTCATCATTAAGACTGGTGAAAGAGGTGCTCTCATCTTCAACAGAGAGGCTAAGGATATCACAAGTGGTTGGACTCCTATTTGGACAGGTGCTGATAAGAATCCTGCAGCTATTGAGAAGGTTCAGGCTTCCTTTGCTCCTGGAAACGCTGTGAGAGTTACTGACTATCAGGTTACTGAGTGGGTTGCTCCTAATGGTGTCAAGGTCAAGATTGATGTTGACCCTTACTATGATGACCCTGTTCGTAATAAGATTATGCACCCAGAAGGTGGAGTTGCCTACTCTTACAGGTTTGATATATTCTACATTGGTACACAAGACCAGCCTAATATTCAGAAGTGCCAGATAAAGGGACAGCCTGAGTATCGTGGTTATGAGTGGGGATTCCGTAATCCTTTCACTGGACAAATGGGCAATCCTTATATGTCTCATGACGAGGATTCTGCAACATTCCACAGAATGGCTACCCTTGGTATTGTTCTTCTTGATCCTACCAGAACAATGAGCATTATCCCTGCAATTCTGCAAGGTTAACCAATAGATACATCTTGGGGGACAGTGTCCTCATTGTCCCCATTTTATTAAAAGTTAATGGAGAAGAACTTTTATGAGAACTAAAAAAATGGAAGAGAGTAGTTTTGATTTGGATATGGAAGCCATCAATGCTACGGAAGAAGTAAAGGTCATTGACAAGGCTGAAAAGAAAACTGAAATTCCTGAGCAAAAGCATGAAGTGAGGAACACCAGTATATCAGATGTTCCTAGCTGTCTGAGAAAGGAAACAGTTATAGTAAGACATGTTAATAAACAGACTGGTATGATTACCAACCCCAGACATGTTCTTTATGGAGGTATGGCAGATACAGCTGTAAGATATTTCACAGTTCCTGTTCTTGAAAGAAGCGGGGTGCTTAAGAATGTTCTTACAGACGATGAGAAGTCATATCTTGAAGAAGTAATGGGACTTGAGTATAATGCTCTGTCTATTTATAACAAGACAAATAACTTTTGGGAGAATTATCAGGTCAGACTTACAAAAGCTGATAACTATCTTGATTTGTCTATTCCTGATGACTATATCAAGTATAAGGTACTGCTTGCAAATTCTGATTATATAGCACCTAACATTGAAACACTTCAGGATAGACCTAAGGCAACTTATCAATTTGTATTGATTGAAGAAGGAGCTGAAGACAAGGTTGCAAACGACAGTATTTCTACTGTTCAGAAGTGCTGGAAGGAATTTGGTAAGGTTGAGGATGATGCTGATATTCTCAGAATGGTTATTGAAACTGTAACTTCAAGACCTTTGAGTCCAAATACCAAACTTGAGACTCTCAGGGTTAAGGCTGGAGAATTGATTACCTCTGACAGTAAGATGTTCCTTAAAACTATCACAGACCCTCTGCTTAAGTTGAAGATAGTCATTAAGAAAGCTGTTGAAGCTGGCATCATTTCAAAAAGAGGTGATTACTATTATCTTGCAGAGAGTAATACTCCACTGTGTAACAACAATGAAGACCCTACTCTCACAATGGCAGCTAAGTACCTCAATGCTCCAAGAAATCAGGAAATGAGGTTTTCTATTGAAGCTAAGTTAAAAGGATAAATGGCATGACAACTGTAAATGAGTGGAGAACAGAGCTTGATTTACTCTACAATAACATATTAAGTGATCAGGCTCCTGGTTTAAATGATTACGAAAGAAGTGTACTCTTGACACAAGCTCAGGAGGAAGTAATCATTACCCTTTACTCAGGAAGGAGACTGGAGCCATTTGAGAGCACAGAAGAAGTAACAGAGTATCTTGCCAATCTTGTGAAGCAAGCTGTACTTACTCAAGAAAAGTCTGTACCTGAATCTGAAAAGATAAACAGCAACTCTCACTTTTATACTTTGCCCGGAGACTTGTGGTTCAAGACATTTGAGAAAGCTGTAATAAGAGATAATTCTCTTAAATGCAAAGGCTCAAATGAAAGAGAAGTTATTGTAGTTCCTACTACACAAGATGAACTTGACAGAACCATAAACAATCCATTTAAAGGGCATGGAGACAGAAGAGTGTTGTCCTTGACACCTTCACCTTACACTGCAGAACTTATAAGTAAGTATGACATAGTAAAGTATGTTGTAAGATATCTTAGAAGACCTTCTCCAATAATTCTTAGCAGTCTTGCTGGTACAGGACTTACTATAAATGGAGAAACATCTGCTAAGACATGTGAGCTGCATGAGGCTCTTCATAGAAGTATACTTGACAGAGCTGTACAGATAGCAAGAGGAATATGGGAAAATACTGTGCAATCACAGTCAAGACAATAAAATTAACTTTTTAATATTATGGCAAATTTCAATGTAAATCAAGTTAGGCAGCTTTATGTTGCTAAGACTGCTCCTGCTGAAATTACAGCTGAGACCAACATCGCCACCACACTTGCAAATCCTGGTGACTTTGGTTACAGTGGAATGGATGCTGATGGATGCTTCTATTTCATCTCTCGTGGTGCCACTGGTGAGCTTGTGAGGTCTGACATGATTAACGCTAAGTCTATCAAACATATAACTCTTGCTGATAAGAGCACTGATGTTTATGGTCTCAAGCGTACAAAGATTCAGATGCTTGCTACTACCAACAGTGGAAATCCTGTTGCTGGTGAGGACTACATAGTCGTTGTTAACTTCACTAATTTCCTTGGCTTTGGTGTTGAAGATACTGATGTTCTTGTTGGTTCTGCTCATGCTACTACTGGTATGACTGCAAATCAGCTTCTTGGACATCTTGCTGTTTCTCTCTATCAGAATACCGCAAAGGGAATCATCAACATCTACTGTGGAAACACCAAGCTTACTGATACCAATGTTGCAGCCCACAATGCTGGTACAACTCCTATTACTGGTGCTTCTATCACTATTGAGGAAGTTGAGCAGCCTTGGGTTCGTGGTGTCAGATCTGCTATTGTTTATCCTTTCACTGTGACTGGAAAGTACATTAAGCAGAACAATGATGTTCTTCCTTGGGCAACTATTACTGAGGATACTCCTGTTACCACAATTACCAACACCAAGAGAATTGCTGACCTTGAGTACTTCTGCATGGGTGAGAGAGGTGACTGGTATCGCAATGTTGGCTGGCCTCATGTTGTGCCTACTCAGTACCTGATTCCTGCTGACAGCACAGATGCTGCTGGATACAATGTCCTTACTATCCACTACAAGTATATTGGTGGTGGTGATGAGGCTGCTTCCAGGCTTTCTGTGAAGGATATCCAGATTGCTTCCACTCAAAGTCTTGAGACTCTTAAGGGAGTTATTGAGGGATATCAGAAGGAAGCTTTTGCTGGCAAGTCTGAGTCTACTGAGGAGTCTGGAAACGAGGGTTAATAAATATATTGTAGTATTAAGGGGGTGGTAGGTAGGACATCTACCACCCCTTTATCTTAAAGTAGAAACACTATGGTAAGATTTAATGATTTGAAAATCAGTTCTGACGGTTCCTGTTTCACAGTAAATGTGTCAGTAGATAGTGCTAGCTACTATGTAAAGAGATATATTACAGGTATTTATATTGATTCTGACTCTACTTTCAACAACAGCACTACTCCTTCAGACAAGGCAGTATTTATTTCTCTAGAGGAATCTCCTCAAAAGTCATTTAGAAAAACCTTTTCTGTAGGAGAACTTTCTGGAATTCTAACATCAAAGAACTTCAAGGACCACATGATGTATGTATTTGTGGAACTTGATGGGCCCATAACTGGAGATGCACCATGTAATTCAGACAGTGATCTGTTTCTTGGTATAGCAGTTGACTGGAATGGAATATATCATAGAAGCTTAGACTTCATGAAGCAAGTCACAAAAGATTGCTGCAGTATTCCAAAAGAGTTTATTGACTATATATTGAGAACTAAAGCACTTGAACTTGCCCTGAAAACTGGGCATTACATTGTAGCTAAGAATGTTTGGGATAAGTTCTTTAGTAAGAGAAGGAAGACCATTTCTTCTATTTGTGGTTGCAATAAATAGACAAAGCCATGTATGATGATACAACAACAATAGAAGCTTATAAGGCACTTCAAGATTACTTCAATCACTTGTCTAAGACAGGTTATATGAGGTATGACAATGTGTATAAGCTCATTGTATTCTTATATGTGGATGAGATTCTTCATACTTGCGATAACTTTGATGCTACTGAAGAAGACTATAATATCATTATGAACATGATGCAATGCCTTTATGGTACCTGTCTTCTTCCTTATCCTGAATTCAGAAAGAATCTTCCTTATGTTAACAGTGATGAAGACCTTGATAAACTCAGAAGTGTAGAGTGGGATATTCTCAGGCAAACAGAAGAAGGTGAACTTAGAGTAATAGAATCAAATACGAAATTAGCTAGATGATACAATAAATCTATTCACATATCACATAACTAGACCGTTATAGCTCTTGTAATAAGAAATGTTTTGCATATCTTTGTTGCAAGAGCTTTATTTTTATATTATAAATATTGTATTATGAGCACATATAGAGAAATAGTTTACATGGTTCTGGATGAGCTTAAAGAGCATTCAGACGATGCATACTATACAGAAGACCATATTGTTTATCTTGTAAACAATATAAGGGCTGCTCTACTTGAGAAGAAATATCCAAATAATAAGAAGGACATACCTTCTGAAAACTACATAGAACTATGTCTTGACTTAGTAGAGGATAATCTCATAGATGGTTCTCCATGTAGTGCAACTGTTCTTAAAAGCACAAAGAAGATTCCATCTTTACTGAGAGTAGGGTACCCTAAGATATATCCAGAAGACTATTTTTCTTCTGGTCATGTTACATGGGTTTCTATGGAAAGATTCAGATATGCTGGAGATGGAAACAAGTGGCTTCAGAATATGATATATGCTACAAGGGGAACGGACTCACATCTGTATCTAAGGTCAAAGAATCCACAGTTTATCTATATGACTAAGGCTAAAATACATGGAGTATTCTCTGACCCTAAGGAAGCTTATAAGATGTCTTGTGAGGATGATGGTGCTTGCGATATACTTGACAAGCAATTTCCTCTTGAGAGTAACCTGATACAGCTCTGTATTCAAATGGCTGTTTCTGAGTTAACTGGACAAAGGTATGCTCCAGAAGACAAAGCCAACAATGCAGAAGACGATCTTGCCAAAGTACAAGTTAAAAGGCAATGAAAGAAATAGAGTTTTTTGATACAAGAGATATTTACAGGGCACTTAGAGGAACCAAACTCAGAGGACTTGGAATTAAAGAAAAAGAGTTTTCTTCAGTAGTAACTGCTGTAAATGAAAAAATAGCTGAAGCAATACTATCTGGAGAGATAGTTCATCTTCCATGCTCTATGGGAACATTAGTTCCAGTACAGCAGGAGACCTTATACATAAATAAAAAAGGTAACGTAATAGTAAACAGGCCTGTTGACTGGAAAGCCACTACAGCATTATGGAAGGAAGACCCTGAGGCAAAGAAAGATAGACTTAGAATTTATCATGATGTAGACAAGAGGTTTAAAATAATCTACAGCAAAAAAGGAGCAAACTTCAGAAATCAATACTACATAAAATTCAAGCCTATTAAGCCTTTGGCTATGAAGTTTATTGATAAGGCAGTTAATGGAGAAATAAGTTGTTATATATATTAGCTATGGCTGAGAAATACACAAACATAGGAATTATCATGGATAGGATAAGCAGACATCCTATGCTTAAAGATATTCCTTTTGAGACTATGGTTGATTATACTGTAGACTTTATACAGATTGTTGGATGCCCAACAATGTTTGAAGAGAAAACAGCTATTCTTCATATTGAAGATTATAGGGCACCTCTTCCTTGTGATTATATCAATATGATTCAGGTAAGGTGCCATCATAAGCATGGACACCTTAGAGGAGAGCATATTTCATATAGGTATGCTACCGATAGTTTTCACATGTCTAATGACCCAAGAAAGCCAAGAGTAGGAGTTCAAACTGATCTTACTTATAAGATTCAAGGCTGCATGATATATACCTCAACTAAGTGTGGTGATATTGAAATAGCATATGAAGCTATAGCTACTGATTCTGAAGGTCTTCCTTTGGTGCCTGATAATCCAGTATTCTTCAAGGCTCTGGAATCATATATAAAGAAACAGTGGTTTACCATTCTCTTTGATATGGGTAAAATTCAGGGACCTGTTCTGCAGAGAGCATCTCAAGATTATGCGTGGGCTGTTGGTCAATGTGAGAATGAATTCCACAGACTGTCTATTGATAAGGCTGAATCATTCTTCAATTCTTGGAGAACACTTATAGAAAGAGACACAGAACACAGAAGAGGATTCCTTAATGACGGAATAAAAGAATACCTTAGAGTACAACCTTAATTAATAAGCCATGCAGAATAAAGTCAGTGTCAATACTAATATAGGCATGCTGAGAGACAGGTCTATTAGTAAGACAGATAATCAATTTGCATTTGAAAACCATAATATAAGAATAACAGCAAGGGATAAGGATACTCTCTTGTCAGTTACCAACGAAAGAGGTAATAGACAGATTGTATTCAGTAATTCTGATGATGCCAAGAGCTCCAAGTATAATGGTGTATTTGCCAATGAGATACTTGGTACTCTTCTTGGGTATGCTGTATTGAATAAGTATCTGGTATTGTTCACTACAGACAATGGCACTGACTATATCTACAGAATTCAATACTTTGACACTAATGATGAGTGGTATCTGAGGTTGTTATATCAAGGCTCTCTCAAGTTTGATGATGAACATCCTATTGAAACAATATCATTATTTGAGACTGAAGATGTTCAGAAAGTATACTGGCTTGATGGAAAGAATCAACCCAGAGTCATCAATATTAAAAAGAATTATTTTAGACTTGAAGGCTCTAGACCAATATATTCTAAGGACACCATATTTGACTTTGTAACTGATTACAATCATTCTGGAGACAAAGAAATATCGGTATCTGTTGAGAAACAGCAACTTGGAATGGGTTCATTTCCTGCAGGGACTATACAGTATATATGCACATACTTCAATCAATATGGGCAAGAGACAAATCCTGTATACATTTCTCCTATTTACTATGTCTCTCCAGAAGATAGAGGTGGAGATGCTGAAACTACCTACACATGTTCCTTTAAAATTACCCTCAGCAATGTAGATACAGAATTTGACTATGCAAGAATATATGCTATTCTTAGAACCTCTGAATCTGGAACTCCTATATCATATGTAGTAGGAACCATTAAAATAAGTACAGAGGCTCTTTCAATAGTTGATTCTGGTCAGGGAGATAATGTAGTAATTGACCCTACCATTCTTTTATATATAGGAGGAAGGGAAATTACTGCAGGAACATTCAGTCACAAGGATAATACTTTGTTCCTTGGAGACTTGAAATTCACAGGCTCAAAGAATGATGCTTCTATAGGAGCAATGATTGCAGATAGCAATATCTATAATACAGAAACATATAAATCGAATATAGTTGAATTCTTCTACACAACATCTACAGATTTAAATGCTCCGTATTATGGCAACAATGGGTTATATCCTTATGAATGTCAGCTAAACAGCTCTTCAGATAAGATAACATCATTTAAAGGAGGAGAAAAATATAGATTTGCAATTCAATTTATTACTTCTACTGGTCAGAGAAGCAGAGCATTCTTTATTGGCGATGCTGAAAATCCATATTATCCTTCTATTGATACTAACTCAAATACGATAAGAAGACCTCTTCCAAGGGTTCTTCTTCCTGATGATGTAGCCAGAACTGCTTACAATGCTGGATATATTCAAGCTGTTCTTCTTATGGCTGAAGCTTCAGAAGGAGATAGATCTGTAGTAGCACAAGGTATTATAAGTCCAACTGTATTCAATCTTGGACAAAGAAGCAGTAATGCTCCATTTGCAATTTCTTCTTGGTACATGAGACCAAGAAATTCAATGATAAACAGCAGGCACCTTGAATCAGTCAATAATGTTACTGGAGTTTCTAAAGAAGATGGAAAGATAGTTAAAGCCAACATGTCTTTCTGTGAAATCCAAAACATAGAACCTGAAGTATCTGCATACTATAATGAAGACAGTTTCAAAACACAGTTGGTTGCCATAGCATTCAGATTTATCTCTGAGTGTGTTGATCCTGGTAGAGTCTCTGTTGGAAATCTTACAGGAAGGATGAGATATAATCATGCACTGTATGCAGCATATAAATTCAGTGATGGTTCTTCATCAACTTGGAGAATTAAAAACAATCCAGAATCCGCAGTAGCTACTGGTTTCAATGAAAGTAACATAGAAACAATAGTAAATGACAGATTTAAGGTTGGAAGTAAAAGTAGCAATGATGGTTTTTCTCATAGAACAGACAGAGTTTCTGTAGTTCAAGGGTGGTTTAGATCTGCTGAAATACCTGAAGATGATTGGCCTGACCCTGATACAGAAATAGTACATCAAAATACAAATCCGACACTTAATCCTGTTATAACGGGTGGAGTATTTGCTATTGGAATATCAGATTCTTCTTCACAGGCATATTACTCTAGATTGAACAGTGAACAGTTCTTCGTTGATGAAAACATTATAACTCTTAATACTCCAGATATAGATAAATTACAATCTACATCTTGGTCTGGTCTTAAATTTAGAATAGTTGGAATTGCTGAAGTAACTTCAAATATTACAGACTATACAGTTCAAACTACTACTGGGCTAAGTACTTCTGCTGGAATATACAGAATTGATTTGAATCATACTGATTCCCAAAATATAGAAGGACTAATGTCATATCCTCTCCTATATGATAGTAGTATAGAGTATGATACAGAAAATGAAAAATATAAGGAAGATTTAAATTCAAGGACATATCCAAGATATTTCAATATTTTTCCATTCCACAAAGAAGGGTCTATAACACATAATGAGAAGATAACTACCAAGTATTCAGAAATAGAAAGGAAAGTTTTCTCAAATCTAAGATATTGCTATAACACAAAATTCCTTTGGACTGGAAATGGTGCTTGGAGACCATCATCATCTATTGCTATGACTACTACAAGTGGAAGTCAAAGCAATCAGTTTAAGCAAATAAATTCTGAAGGTAGGAACTATATATACCAAGGTACGTATGACTACATGTCTACTACTGGAAATAAGCCATTTGGAATATATGCTTATGATGGAAATAATGGACTTGAGGAACAAGTAGTAAAAGGCTCAGCAAGTGATTATGTAATAGGATCTACTGAGCCAGTAAGAATACAATTCCAAAGTCTACCACATGTGGTTATAAAGTTTGGAAAGACACAAGGTAAGAATGAGCTTCTTCCATTACTCAATGATGAGTATCCTTTCTCAAAACCAGAGGATATGTATCTACCTTGGGAAGATGCTGCAGAAACCTATCAGGCAAAACTAGAGTATTCTACCTCTTTACCTTACTATTTTATAGGAGAGCTGTACAAAGATATGTCTATAAGTGATGATAGATATGGTGGAAATACACAGGCTGCTCTTGAAAATAACACATTCATACCAATAAGTAGTAGGTATGATATATCCCATGGTTCTGTATTACTTATTGGAACTCAGGGAGATACTTATTTTCAAAGATGGGACTGCCTTAAAACTGAGCCTTATTCCGATGAAAGTAAAAATGGAATAGTTGACATCACTTCCTTTATGGTTGAAACTCATACAAATATAGAAGGAAGATATGATGCCAGAAGAGGTCTTCTTAAGAATGTAACTACAAGCAGAGAGAATAGTAATCTCATTAATAGAGTATATTCAAATACCAACAACTTCTTCACTTCTTCTGTTCTTAGTGACAAGTACTATCTTTCTGATTTTCCTAATCAGATTACATGGACAAAAACAAAGACTTTGGCAGAAGATATAGACACATGGACAAATGTAACAGTTGCCAATACTCTTGATTTGGATGGAGACAAGGGTTCTGTAAGAGCCATAAGAAGATTTAATAATTCTCTTATAGCATTTCAGGATAGAGGTATATCTGAAATCCTGTTCAATTCAAGAACTCAGTTATCGACTACCTCTGGAGTTCCTATTGAAATAGGAAACAGTGGCAAGGTTGAAGGAAAGAGATACATATCTGAAAAGTCTGGATGTGTAAATAAGTGGTCTATTACTGAAGCAAAGACTGGTATATACTTTATTGACAACATAAATAAAAACATTAGTGTTATAGGCCAAGGAATACAAGATGTTTCTGGTTCCAAAGGATTTAGTTCTTGGGTAAGAAGTTACAATACTCTTGATATTTGGAATCCAAAAGACAGAAACAATTTTGTATCATTCTATGATACTGTACATAATGATATTTACTTTGTCACTAAGCACGAAGATGTCTATAATGATGACAGCTGCTTGGTCTTCAATGAAACTCTGAGTCAATTTACTTCATTCTTTGATTATGAAGATGTACCTATGATGGTTAATGTGGGTGATAGATTCTTATCTTTTAAGGATACCAAACTATGGCTGCAGAATGAGGGTAATTACAATGAGTTATTTGGTAAAAAGTATCCTTATTGGATTAAGTATAGAATTTGCCCAGACCCTTATGGAGACAAGACATTTAATAATATAGAATACAGAGCTGATATAATTACACCAAATGATGACAGCGATGTAGTTGAGCAATCAGATTTCCTTACTGATAGGACTTTTGATAATCTTAAGATATGGAATGAGTACCAAAATGGTACACTTGACCTTACTTATGACAATGTAAGAGTATCAGATCTTAAGAAAAAGTTTAGAATCTGGAGAGCCAATATCCCAAGAGACTCTAAGGACATAAGAGGTCTCAATAGAATAAGGAATCCTTGGGTATATTTGCAATTGTCGAAGTATAAGGAACTTGACAATGAACGTATGGAATTCCATGATTTGTTAGTTAAGTATTATGAGTAATATACTTAGATGTTACAAGGACTGATTTTAATGCTTATATTTGTATAAATATAACTTATTATGGCAAAGAACCATATCATAGCAAGACATAGTACTCCTATAAATCTTAATACTGGAAGAAGTTTTAAGATTGAAAATGTATATGAAGATGCTGGAGAAATAAGCAGAGGAGATAAATTAAACGGAACTTTCAGTAAAGTCGCTGGTGCTATTCCTGCATTAGGGACTGCTATAGGTGCCTATAGTAATCTGTCTGGAATAAACACGTCTAAATATGACACAGCACTTAATACTCTTCCTCAATCTGTGTCAATAGGAAATTATGATGCTCTTGCTGATTGGAGAGCAAGTATTCCAGTACTTGAGAATCCCACAGCAAGTGATTTGGATACAATGTCTACTGCTGGTAAAATTGGTACTGGACTAAGTACTATAGGAGCAACTACAGCTGCTGGTGCACAAGTAGGTGGTTGGGTTGGAGCACTAGCTGGACTTGTAGGAGGAGCTGGAGTTGTTGGAGCTGGTCTTCTTACAGGTAAAAGAAAAAGAGAAAGACTTGCTGACGAGATATCAATGAGAAACAGTCTTGCAAACCAAAGACTGAATTCAATGTACCTTCATGAGCTTGGAGATATACAAGAAGAGCAAGCTAATCAAGCTTATGCTAATATATCAGCTAAAGGAGGAAAGATACATATTGCTCCTTCTAAAAGAGGAACATTCAAGGCTCAGGCTTCTAGAATGGGCATGAGTGTTCAAGAAGCAGCAAGACACATATTGGCTAATAAAAACAGATATTCGCCTGCTATGAGAAAGAAAGCAGCATTTGCTAAAGCAGCAGCTGGTTGGAAACACGAAGATGGAGGAGACTTGAATCTTTTTGAATTCCCTGTGGAATACAATCATGGAGGATACTTCTCACTTCAACCAGAGCTTATAAAAATCAATCAAGGAGGAACTCATGAGCAGAATCCTCTTAATGGTGTTCCTATGGGATTTGATGAGAATGGAATACCTAATCTTGTTGAAGAAGGAGAGACTATATTTGATAACTATGTATTCTCAAACAGACTTGCTCCTACAGAGAAACAGCTTGCTGATGGTGGTCTCGCTACCAAATATAAAGACCATACATTTGCTGATATATCTGAGAAGATAGCCAAACAGTTTGAAGAGACTCCTGTTGACCCTATAGCAAGAGAGTCTTTCAAAGAGTCTATGCAGAGACTTAAGACTATTCAGGAACAAGTCAGAGAAGAAAATGCTGTTCCTGAGGCACAACAAATGCCTGAGCAGTCTATTGCTCCTGAGAGTATGGAATCTGTAGGTCAAGCTCCTATGGAAGACCAGATGTCTATGGAACAAATGCCACAGGAAGTTCCTCAAGAGTATCCTCAAGATATGATGGAGCAAGTTCCTATGCAACCTGAGATGATGCAGGCTTATGGAGGAAATCTGTTTGCTGATGGAGGCTCATTTTTAAAATTAGAAAATGGGAAAACAGTTGTAGACACAGCAGAGGTGGCTAGGAGAGCAAGAACGAGAGCCCTAAGAAGAGCAAAAGAAGGCACTGCTGCATACGAAGCCGTATATAAAAGAATATATGACAACATATATAACAGGGCACAAAACATTGTTGACAGGTCAGACAAAGTAACAGATCTATATGATAGAACAAGAAAGGCTGAAGAGTATCTTATCAGCAGAGGATATACTGGTAACATTAGGTCAGTTACCTTAGATCCAGAAACAGAGAAAACATATCAAGCAATTCTTAATGGCACCAATGTACCAAATAATGAATCATTGTCATTTGAAGATGAGCCAATGGGTCCTCCTGTTGATGAGACAATAGGACCTCCTAAACCTACTAACCCTCAAGGAAGAAAGACTGATGGCGTAGCTGGGCAAACAGTTAACGCTAAGACAGGTGCTGGAAACTCATCAGCAAGAGCTAATACTGCTCTTTATAAAGAAGGAACTACTGCTGAGCAAAAGAGAGAGCTTTGGTATAACAGTTCAGGTAAGGCACTAACTGATAATCTTAGAGCTGCTGCTAAGTCTTGGAGTGACCAAGGTCTTACAGGAGATGCTCTTACATCAGAAAGGAGAAAGTATGCTGAGGCATTAAATGCTGTACAACAAGCTTATGCTAAAGCATATGAGGCTGGGTATGACCCTACTACGAGAACATCTAATAAAGATGCTGCAGTACAAGCTCTTCAGGAACTTTGGGAAAAGAATAGTGGAAACAAGTACTTCAATGATCTTGTTAAAGCTATGAATACTCAAGGCAATTCTGGAGATAATTCTGCAAGAGGTTGGGTAGATGGTCTTTGGGGAGATATTACCAGAAACAGGAACTGGGGACTTTCTGAGTACTTTAGTGATGCTAATAAAAATGTAGGAGACTATTATCCTGAACTTGCTCAGGCTATAAAAGAAGCAGGATTTACTTATACACCTACAACTCCTTATGGAGATGACGGGTATAAAGCTTATACATTTGGACTTCAAAGTGATAGAGAGCAGCTTATTCCAAGTCAAATATCTAATGATAATAAACTTACCAGTATTATGGAAGACCTTAATAATGGTCTTGCAGGAAATGTTGGTTTGGTGGGAGAGAGACCTGATGTTCCTCTAACTAAGGAACAAGAAAGAGCCAGAAGAAGAGCTCAAAGACAGCTTCAAAGAGAGAATCAAGGTCTTCCTACTTGGATGAGATATGCTCCTATTGCTGGTAGTGCACTAGGTGCTATATGGGATATGGCTCAAAAGCCTGATTATTCTGTAGCTGAAGCTGCTGAAAGAATAGCTTCTAATGTTCCCAGAGCAAGGTTTAATCCAATTGGTAACTACCTCACATATACTCCTGTAGACAGAAACTACTACCTCAATCAGGTAAGAAATCAGGGTCTTGCTACTAATAGAGGAATACTTAATGCATCTGGAGCAAATCAAGGAGCAGCAACATCAGCTCTGTTGGCAAATCAATATAATACTCAGAATGCCATTGGTAATTCTCTTATACAACAAGAGCTTGCTAACAGACAGAATGAACAACAAGTAGCTCAGTTCAATAGAGGTACTGACCAATATAACTCTCAAGGTTTATTTAATGAGAGCGTATATAATCAAAGAGCTGGAATGCAAGCAGGACACTATGGACTTACAGCTGCTCAATTAAGACAAGCTGAAAGACAAAGGAGAAATGCTGCCATTTCTGCAGATCTCACTAATCTTTTCCAAGGCATTGGAGATATTGGCTGGGAGAATATGAACGCTAACATGGTAAATATGAATCCAGCACTTCAATACCAAATTAACTTAAGAGGCAATAGAAATGCTGGAGAGACAACACATAAGGCTAAATGTGGTGGCATGTTAACCAAAAAGAAGAGTAGGAGGAAATAATATGGCTGGAGCTTATTTAACAATTGGTGCCAAGTATAGGCCATTCTCTTATGAGGAGCTCATAAGACCTGTAGCTATGGCTACAGAGATGCATAACAAGATAGATGAGCAATATGCAGCTCTTCAAGAGAAAGCTGGAGTATGGGAAAATCTGGCTAATAAAGAAACAGACCCAGAGTCATATAAAAAATACAAAGAGTACTCTGATGCTCTTAATGCTCAAGCTGAAGAGTTGGCAAAGAATGGATTGAATCCTCAGTCCATGAGAGACATGCTTAATCTTAGAGCAAGATACTCATCTGATATTGTTCCTCTTGAGCAAGCTTATACAAGGAGAAGACAGCTTGCTGATGAGCAAAGGAAGATGATTATGCAGAATCCTACTCTTAAGTTTGAGAGGGATATGAACACTACTTCTCTTGATGATTTCGTTAACAATCCTGAGCTTGATTATGGGTATTCTGTAAATGGAGCTATGATAGCTAAACAAGCTGGAGAAGCATACTCTCATCTTGCTAAATCTATTCAAGAGGAACCTCAGTATAAGCATATATTAAATGGAAACTATTATCAGTCTATGCTTAGGTCTGGTTATTCTCCAGAGCAAATACTTGCACTAGCAAGAAATGATGAGAGTGCTCCTGCTGCTCTTAGACAAATAAGTCAGCAAATATATGATTCTACTGGAGTAGAAGACTTCATAAAGAGAGCATATCCTAATGCTTCTACAAGTGAAGGTGAGGCCCTTCAGGCTCAAGAGTGGAGAGACTATGTTAACTCTTATATTAATCAAGGAGCTTGGAGTGCTGTTGGTACTACGTCTTATGGTACTGTTGTGGACCAAGATGCGGCACTTAGAAGATCATTGGCAATTCAAGCTGCAAAAGCAAAGCAAAAAGGCACAAGCGGTAACTCATCTGCTATACAGAGGAGGGACCAGACAATAACCATGAAGAGCACCAGCGGAAAGCGGGGATACATGCAAAAGCCTATGGGTAATATAGAAGTTGACGATGCTTATTCTAAAAACATTATCAATCGTATATTAGCCTCTGAGGGAGTATTTGCTAGAAAGGGTGGTGTTGAAGAAGTTGTCGGAATGGAAGATAATGGTAAACTGACAACCCGCACAATCAAGAACAAAGACTTCATTAAAAACCTGGATAAGGCCACTGTCACTAATATCAGAGTTGACTATCAGACTGGAAGTATTCTTGCGGATATTATAGTTGTCGATGGCAAGAATTCTGAGAAGCTGAGAATAAAGCTTCCTAATGAAATACTTGGTGACGATATAAGTACTCAAGATGTCCAGATATCCAAAGCGGCATTAGATGCAGTGGAGGAAGCGAAGAAAACTGGTAAAAAAGTAAGCTTTACAGCTAATGGAGTTCCTGTGACTATCGCATATAAAGATGGTAAGGTAATTGAGTATGACCAATATGGTAACATACTTGAACAAGCTTCAGAAGAAGCGTTTAAAGGCTTCTGGAAAGACGCTATGTTTGCGGCTATTGGTGGCATAATGCAATACACAGGAGGTTTGAATACAAATACAGATACTGGTGCCAAGAGAGCTGCCGCTACAAGTACTAGCAATATGGGTAGAATTGATGTTGAAGATTTAGAGTAGTAAAATATGGCTGAACAAGATATCACACAGACTGGTCCCGTTGGGCTACAAGGATTACCTGGAATTAATAAATCTTCAGGACAGGAGGATACTGTTGATATAACTCCAAGAAGAAGAGGCTCAATGTATTATGGGCTAAGCTATTTTCATGACCCATACAATAGCCAAACAGCTGAATTCCATGAGTCAGAAGATGGAGAGTATGGGACAAGAAAAGTTGATCCCTTGTTTATAAATCAGGAGCAGCTTGAGAATCTTGAAGATACTAGATCTAGAAATCAATCTAACTTTTCTCAAATAACTAATGGTATTATCAAGGGTATAACAACTACTGGAACTACATTCGCTGATGGTACTATAGGACTTGTGTGGGGATTAGGTCAGGGAATATATAATGCTCTTGACAAAGATGAGAATACATCCTTTGCTTCTGGACTATGGAATAATCAGTTTAACCAATGGATGAATCAGGCTAATGAATGGATGGAACAGGTTGCTCCTAACTATTATACCAATGATGAGAGAGAGCACCCAATGTCCCATATATTCAATGCCAACTTTATTGGAGATAAGTTCATAAAGAATCTTGGATTCACTGCTGGTGCTTTAGGTAGTGCTGTAGCTTTTGGAGGAGTATATGGAAAAATAGGGCATCTTCTTGGCAAGACTGCTCTTGGATTAGGCACTGCTGGAAGAACAGCTGTTGGTATATCTAAAGCTGCTTCTATGGGTATTGGTGCCGTAGCAGCTGCTACTACAGAAGGCTCAATAGAAGCTTTGCAGGCTGCCCAGCAAATGGGTAAGGAAAATCAAAGACTTTATGAAGGTCTCAGAGATTCAAACATTCAAGAGATTAAGGATAATCCTAATCTTAGTGACTACGAGAAAGAGCTCCTTATAGAGGATGAAAATAATAAGTTTAAAAAGGTAAAGGCTAAGCTTGAGGAAGACAAAGCCAAAGTTGGTAATGCCACTCTTGCTTGGAATATACCTATACTTACTGCTGGTAATATAATTCAGTTCAATAAGCTTCTTGGAGGAGGATTCAGGTCAGCATCAAGAGCAGCTAAGGTTGCTGGTAAAATGGGTGAACTGAGACCTGGAGGATTCTTTGAAAAGACTGCTGCACAAAGAGCTGCCAAAGCTTTCTATAAATCTGGTCACACTGAAGGTAGGGAAGAAGTCCTTCAACAGATAGCTTCTGATGCATCTAACACAAGATACTCTCTTGAACTTAATGACTACTATAAGTCACTCTATGACCCTGAGGCAAACACCCAAGCCAGCGACTATCTCTCAGGAGTTGGTAAGCAAATACTTGCAACTCTTGGAAGAGAAGATACTTGGGAACAGTATCTTATTGGCTCAATGACAGGAATTATGGGTGCTCCTGTATTTGGTAAAAATAACACTCAGACAAGAGCTGATTTTGGTAAGGGTAAGAGAATAGGATGGTCTGGAGGTGTACTTGGACAGTACAATGAGATTAATGAAGACAGAGAGAGGAACCAAAGAGTAGCTGATTATCTTAATGAAAGAGCTAAAGATCCTAAGTTTAGAGACCAATATCAGCGTCTTGTAAGACACATGTACTTTCAAGATAAGATGGATGCAGCTCTTGATGAGGGACTTGAGAAAGAATTCAAGGATAGTGAGTTTGCCCAGCTTTATAATGATATAATGTGGTTCACTTATGCTGGAAAGAAAGATGTTCTTAAGGACATGGTTTCTGGAGCACTGAACAACATTACTGATGAGGAAGCTGCTGAGATAGTCAAGGATACCACAAAGACAGCTATAAATGAGGAGGGTAAGGAAGTTACCACAGGTCCATTTATAGGTGCTGATGGTAATCCTATGACTCCTGACCAAATAAGAGAGAAGGTTGCCAAGAGTAAGCAAGATGTTCTTAACCTGATGCAGAAGATTGAGGATGAGTATGATGCATTAGACCATAATACTAATGGTAGGCTTTCTGATGAGCAACTTGAGCAACTTACCTATATGAAGCTTCAAATAGATGATTGGAGAGAAAGAACTAAGTCTGTTGGAGAAGACATAGGTAATTTCTTTGAAGGCATTGTAAAAGAATTCCAAACAAGGCTTGATAGCAATAAGGCTATTCTTGAGGCTTCACCTAATAATGAGACAGCTAAGCATAATGTAGAGGTTCTTGAAAAAAACATCAAAATTATGCAAGAGACTGCTACCACTCTTAAGGGATTTACTGCTCTTGAGAGAATGGGAGTAGCTGATCACCAACAAGCCAGAAAGATATTTGGACAAGCTATAAGGAATCTTGATAAGATTGATCAAAGAGGAATTGACCAAGACCAAAAAGCTAAGGTAACTACTGGACTTCAAGACCTTATTAAGATGTCTCAGTCTTCTGAAATATTTCAAAAGAGAAGAGACCAGTATCTTGAGAATCCTGACCTCATGCTTAATGATAGAAATGAGATTATTAAGCAGATGGAAAAGGATGAGCTCAAAGAGAGAGCAGACAAGCAAATGCAGAATCTTACCGATGCTGAGAATATAGAGGCATTTGATAAGGCTGTGAATGACTCAGATGATGATGAAGCTATGCAACAAGCTATTGATGATTTGGCCTCATCTGGTAATACTATGGCAAGACAATATAAATCAAATCAAGCTATAGCTCAGAGACAAAAAGAGAAGGTAAGGTCTCTTATAGGCACTGAAATTCCTACTCTTAATGGAGGAACAATGACAGTATCTCAGGAGGATGCTGAAGCTGTTGAGGCTATCATAGATAATAGAAGGCTTAATACAAATCCAGCAGAAAAGGATGGCACTTCATTCATTAATACTGAACAGATGACAAATCCATTCTTAGATGATATGAATGGACTATGGGAATCTGGTCTTGGTATTGATACTGCTACTGAAGAAGGCATAGCGAGGTCAAAGAGAATTCAAGACATATTTCATTATGTAGCCACTCAAGCTAAGGAAGATGAAGTCACTGATGATGTAATTGATGATGAGGATGTTGATTTCAGCTTTGATGAGGGTTCTGAACCAGCTCCTGATGAAACTACTGGTGCAGATGGTGTAAGTACAGTTCCTCCTGTAACTACAGGAAAGCCTGCTGCACCTGTTATAGAACCAGAGATTGCTCCTACTACCTCTGAAGACCTTAAGGAGCAAAGAGAAAAAGAGTTGAGTACAAATCCAGAAGATTCTATTCCCAAAGATTCTACTGGTAAAAGAACCTATTGGAAAAATAATATACCTCAATATGATGTTGAATACAAAAATGATAAAAGAGGGTATGTAGCTCCAGGTCCAAAAGAATATGAGATTGGTGAAGACGGAAAGAAGCACGGAAAAATTAAACAGAATGCAGATGGAACATTGCAAGAATTTGAAACTCATAAAATACTAGTTAAATTAGGTGCATTTGAGTATGTTAATTCTGGCAAGCTAAAACCTGGAAACAAAGTTAAGTTTGTTATAGACCCATCCTTTGCAAAGGATATTCAAGATGATAGTGTAAGACAGCAAGTAGAAGGAGCTATCTGGATTGTATCTGCAAAGGATAATCAAGTCATAGGCATTCTTCCTCAAGATAGGAGCATCATAAATGAATATGCTGGCCTTGCTGAATTCTCTGGTTCTCTTGTACAGCAATGGAAAGATGGAGGAAAGCAAAGGCTTGAAAGTTCAGTTACTACTGAAGTCCAAGACCTCAAAGCTGGTTTTGTTCCTTATATAGAAGAAGAGAAAGACCTTTCTGAAGTAATGAAGACTGGTACTCCAAAGTTTACTGTAGTAGAAGAGACTACTGCCTTTGGAGTAAAGAAAACACTTAGAGTGTCTATTCCTTCTGTTACTGGTAAGACTGTTAATCCTCTTGTGAAGATAAAGAGCTTTGATTCAGCACTGCTTGGAGATACTAAATTCAAGTCCTCAAAACTATATAGAGACTTCTATAATGAGGTTCAAAGTGTTATCAGAAAGATACAGGATAATCATAGAGACTTTACAGCAATAACAGATGATGAAGCACTTGAGCTTTCTGAAGTAATATCCAAGTATCTCTACACTAGCTATGGTAAAGCTAATGCTTTACACATCAATCCTTCTACAAGTAGCAGAGGAGGAATAACATTAAGAGTTAGCGGGCAAAATAAGAAAATTGATGTCTTTGAAGTTACTGAGACACTTGGAGGATTTTCAAAATCAGGAGCTGCTGGTCCATCAGTTTCTGGAGGCAAATTCTTATCTTCTGATAAAGTAGTCAGTAATATAATGACTGAGCTTGCTGGATTTGGAATGCCTATTCAAGTGGCATTTAGTAAAGTAGGTAATCAGGCATATATGAAAGATAGATTTGATGCTGGAGTTCTCACTTCAAATCTTGAATCAGTATCCCTATATGATGAGTGGTACACTCTCAAACCAGTAACTGAGGTTAATGGAAAATGGCAAATGGCTGGTCAAGAAAAAGTAAAGACAGAAGAAGCTGCTGGTGAAAGAGCAGCAGCTGCTGCTGAAGCAGCTTCTGAGCCAGAGACACCTTCTGTACCAGAAGTTACTGGGACTCCTACTCCAAAGAGACCTGAACAAAAGAGAAAGCCTGTAAGAAGAGTTAGAGCTGTTGACAGGAAGAATTGGAAGAAGATGAAGCAACAAGAAGAAGTTGCTTGGCTTGAGAGAGCTCTTCCACAAGTAGCTGCTGAAGACAGATTGAAATTTACCAAAGGGCTTATTGATGTAGCTGAAATGGGTAAAGAGGCTTGGGGATTATTTGATAAAGGTATAGTTACTATAAGTGATGTAGCTGCTGAAGGTACCATTTATCATGAGGCATTCCATACAGTCTTCAATATGATTCTTAGTGAGGATGAAAAACAAGCTTTATTTAATAGTGCTAAGAAACTCTGGCCAAGAGCTACAGATGATATAGATCTTGAAGAAAGACTTGCTGAAGAATTTAGAAGGTATGTCATGCATAAGCAGGATAACACAAGACCTAAGAATCTTGGTACAAGAATAACCAATTTCTTTGCTCAGCTGTGGGAGAAAGTTAAGAATTGGTATAGTCCTACTATGTATAACTATTTTGCCAAGATTAATGAAGGATACTATGCTGATGCTGAATTAAATGATACAGATGCTGTTAGAGCTAGAGATTATGTGAAAGGCATTCAGAGAGAAGAAGATGCATATAATAGGATAATGGACTTGTGGAATCATCCTTGGGGAACCACAATATATAGAGACAGAAATGGCCAACGCCATGATGTCAAAGTTATTGGAAGAGGTCCTAAAGGAATAGAATTCAGATTCTCTACAGAAAGAGAAGCTATAGACTTCCAAAACTGGTGGTGGGATCAAGTAGACGCTTCTTTCTCTCCTATATGGTATGACAGAGAGAATAATAACTATAGGGTCTACATGCATAAACCTGGAATGATTTCACAAGAAGAAGCAGCTGAAAGAGAAAGACTCTCTGCTCCTCAACAAACAGAATATGATAAGCTTTCTGATGATGAGAAGGAGACTCTTAAATCAAGAGGGTATTCAGCAGAAGATTTTAACAGTTTGTCTGATACAGAGCAGCAAGCAGTAAAAGAATGTTTCTTCGTACTATAATAATAAAGGAGAGCTTTTAGCTCTCCTTTATTTTATTGATTATAGAAAGGAATTATCTCTTCAGGATTAAAGCTCTTGTATAATGTACTGTTCATTGGTACAAATGGAGATGTCATAAATATCTTGTAAGCTCTTGAATGACCTTTATATCTTCCTGACTGCATCTCTGTAGTCCAGTTCCAAGGATTAAGAATTCCAAGAGTTCCAAGCATGTCTTCAATAGTATCAACTCCAGCAGCAGGAGATTTAAGAATCTTAAGAGCCTCATTAGCTAACATAGGAGAAGGAACTAATGAGCCAACCTCTGCTCTTTGTCTCTTGAGTTGAAGCTCAAGCTCATTCAAGAAGAAGCTTCTGCTCTTTCTATCAACATCTCCTCCTCCAAGCAGAGCAATACCAGCAAGGATAGCTAACAGATACCCAACTTCAGTACCAGCTCTCTTTATATTAGCCTTCTGAGCATCAGAAAGATTATTCCAAGCTAAAGTTATATTAAGCTTATGGGCTTTAAGGTCTTTGCCTAATTGAAGAAGGAATTTACCAGCAGTGTTGTAATACCCCTCTTCCCAAGTTTTGAGGTCATAGTTATAGATAGCTTTCCTAAATCTCCTATCAACTGATGGCACAAGGTATTTTCTAAAGAGTAGAGCCATTCTTCCAAGGCCAACTGCTTGTATGGCATTCATGTCTTCCTTATTATATATACCATGCATCCTTTGATTTATTGCAGCTGCTTTTCTGGTGAACTCATAAATGTCATCATCACCAAATTCAGAGCCATCAGGTTTAGTGTATCCTTCTTTTATAACCAGTTTAGCTCCATATTCAGGATGTTGTTTATCAAGATATTCAACTGTAAGAGCATCCCAAAGATTGGTTTCATTGCCTTTATCATCTTTCATTTTGTATGAATAAGCAAGACCAAGAGCAGTCCTATTTTGAAGCCAATGTTCTCCACAGTTATTCATGAAGAATAGAGTATCCATCTCAAACATTCTTGAATACCATTTCTTTCTATCAAAATTGGTATTCTTTATCTGTCCTTCGTATTCTTGCATGACATTAAACATCTCATCAAATAGAGACAGCTTATTAGTCTTTACAGAGTTTCCATATTCCTTAAAGAACTCTGGCATAGCAAGAGCATAAGCCCTGTCACCTCTGAGAACATCTTTGTATTCCATGAATTCCTTGGCAGCTGCTTCTATTCTAAGCATAGAGGTACCAGTAACAAGGTTGGTGATACCAGCTGTAAGGTTTAAAGCAAGAGTATTGAGGGCTGTAATTGAATTAAGCTGGTCAGCAAGTTTGCCTTTATCTATATTGGTATTTCCAACAGTACCCTCATCTTTCCTTCTTCTACTATAAAGACTCATCTCATAAAGAGAATTGAGCCTAGCCTCAAAGTTAGTATCATATTTTCTAAGCTGCTTACCTACCTTATCTCCAAGTTTGTCAAGCTTTTCAAGAAGAGGCTTGTTACCTTTAGTCTGCCCTACCTTATGACCATAATCCTTATCAAGAAGCAAATCTCTTCCAAGTTCCATCTGCTGAAGGATACCATTCATCTCATAGAAGTCATTAGCCATAGCAGCATATGCTATCATTGTAGAGATAACATCAGTAGACAAATCATCAGCCCTTTCCCCAGACATCATTTGGGTATAGTATATAGGCAGGAAGTTTACTTTTCTACCTTCAAAATCTTCAAGAGCAGTGGCATAATCTACATCAGTATCGTCTCCTCTTCTAACAAAGTTGTCCTTGATTGCCTCAGCTATCTGTTCAGTCATTTTACCTCCTGACACCATTCTTTCAAGAAGGTCTTTTCTAATTTTGACGGCATTGAGTGTTTCTGTAGTTCCTGCAGGAAGAAGTTTATCAAGTTCTTCTTTTATTTTCATGAATTCATCATAGAAATCAAGCTTACTTGAATCACTTACTTTATCTCTTGTTACATAAAAGCCTGTCTTATGACCATCAACATCTCTTGCAAACATCCAATCAAAGTCTTTTATTCCAGCATTTCTAGCTTTCATTCCAAGAGCCTCAAGACGTTTTCTTATATCAATAGTCTTTTGCCTACCTCTTTCCCTTGCTCTCTTTATTATCTGGTCAAGTAGTCTGATGACTTCATTGTCTGAATTGGCAGCAGCTCTGAGCCAAGCATCATATACTGTAATGTCTTTAGGGGACTCCCAAAGTACAGAAGCCAGTTTCCTACCTTCCTCTCCAGTAAATGGATTCTTTTCCTGCTCTTCAAAGAATGGAGTTACAAACTCTTCAAAAGTATCCTTAGCTACTTTTTCATAAGTCCTTCTTAAGACTCTTATTTTATCGAAAGCACCTCTGACATCTTCAAGAGCTTTAGCATGTTCAGCTGTTTCTTCAGGGAAATCTTTCAGTTCAGATTCAATATCTGATAGAATACCTTCATAAGAGTATATGAAATCTCTTGCTTTGTTAAGTCTTGCTGCTTTTTCCCTACCATTTTTAAGTTCAGATATCTTATTAATAGCATCAAGAGCTGACTTAATTCCTTTATGTGCAGTGTCAAGAAAGTCATATATACCTACAAGATATGCTTTATCAGCCATATCTTTTTCAAGTCTTTCTTTAAGCTCTCTTTGACCTTTTGTATAACTTGAAGTCTGCCCAGGTCTCTTTTTATTCTCCTCTTCCTCTTGAGCTTCAGGAACTCTGGCTTCAGCAATAGCCCATCTTTTACTTTGATTCTCTAAGATTCTCTCAAATAGTTCCTTTCTTCTTTCAGCAGCTTCTGATTCTGGAGTAGAGGTATTAAACCACACTTGAGCCTCAGCTTTCTTTACATCATATTCAAGTTTATTTTCAATAGCTTTATTGGCTACTTCTCCATAAAGTCTTCTTGATTCATTTACTATATCCTGAATAGACTTTTTATCATATTTTGAGTATTGACTCTTAGCTCCATTCCAAGCCCTATTAAGAAGCCCATTAAGTCTTCTTGCCTGCTCTTCTTGATCAGTAGTACTGTTTCTTACTTCAAAGACATCTTTAAGATGAATGGCAAGTAGTTTACCGGCGGCTTCTTTAGCCAGCCTATAATTATTACCATCATATCTCTCATAGTAAGCGTCATACTCGTCACCAAGTATTGTATGGATTGTATCATCATCATTGACAAAATCAATGAGTCTCTTAATAAGAGAATTATCTGTACATGTTTCAATGACAAAGTGACTAAATTCCTCAGGCAGTGCTTCTATTCCTCTTTCCCCAGAAGAAATCTTTATGAGGCTAAGGAGACCTTCAGCATTTGTCTTTGACAAGTCAGTAAAATCAATGAGTCCACTTCCAAGTTCCTTTTCCTCAAGAAGTGAAAGAGCTTCAACACTTATACCCTGTTGCCTGAGATTATCTAAAAGAAGATTATGAAGACCTATTTCATTATCAATCTTGTCTACTAAGGCACTGTTTTCTGCAGTCTTATGTTCTATTTCAATGTAGACTATCCTATTACCATTCTCATCAAGCCTTGTTTTAGGAACAGCAATAAAGTCATCAGACTCTTTATTGTACCTGTCAGCTCTTTGATAGGTATCTCTGACATTATCTATGGTAGCTTCAGACTCTCTTATATTGCCGTCTTTATCAACAAAGCCCGCTATTTTCATCTGTGCTTTAAGGGCTTTTTCATTGGTAAGATCTTTAAATACTCCAGTACTTATAATAGAACTAAGAGTGAACTCGCCATTGGAATCCTTTGGAAGATGAGCAAAGTCACTTTGGAAATTATCACTTCTTATTTTTGAATAGATGTCAACAGCTCTGGTTCTGTCATTATTGACAGCACCAAGAATACCTGGAAAGAGTTTACTTTCTTTTATTTCTCCATTAGCAGTTCTAACTGATGGAGTAATGACACAACTTTCAGCCATACTTATTTACTTATACTTATACTTACACAAATATCGTTTCCTTCATCGTCTTTCTTGGAACCATTAAGATACCTTATTTCAGCAGATATTGCTTGGGGTTCCTCTTCAGCAGTTTCAACTTCAGTATTTTCTGCCTCATATTCTTGTGACACTTGAACAGCTGATTCTCCATAAGGATTATCTAAGAAATACTCTGATATATTACCTTTAGCACCAAGAGGAGTAACAGGAATCATCTCAGCTTCAGTAGTTGATATCTGATTAAAGATGAAGAACTGTCTCTGAGTTTTGCCATCATCACCTTTAGTTTGGATCATGATACCATTCTTAAACATAGCAACTGGTACTTGTTTATCATCAAACTGCCTCATCTTTACAGTTACCACTGATGGTATAACATCATTGAGAGCTGTAGTATTAGCTGTTATTATTCTTCCACCATTATCAGATAAATCCTTGCTGTCATTAAACAGCTTCATAATCTCTTTTGCTTCTTTGTCAGAAAGCTTAGGGAAAAGTGTCTTATTTTCAGTATTATTTCTTAAGAAAAGTGTCCTGAAAGAATTACTGCCACCTTTATCTTTAACACCTACACCATGTTTTCTAATGTCTTCAAGCTTATCAATATAGCCTTTAACTCCTTCTCTTACAGCTGTAGGAACAAGGTGTGCAAATCCAGTAGGAGTATATTTACCAGAATATCTAATTACTGAATAAATAAACAAGTTAATAGCAAGGTTCTTAGCACTGTCATTGTCAGAATACATAAGAGCTTCCCAGCTTTGGGTAAGTTTAGCCTTGCCATCCTTAGACAATCTTCCAACAGTATCAAGAACAATAGTCTGAACTACATTGGTCTTAGAGGCAGGAACCACCTTCAAGCCTTTTATGATAGGGATGTCATTAAATCTAACCTCAGTATCACCAGACTTATATACTACAGGATTATTCTCTTTTGCTTTCTTGAAAGTCTCAGGGAAGTCTTTGAGAAAATACTTATACACCTCCTCAGGAGATTTTGCCTTTCCTTTCAAAGAAGAGAAAATTGGAATATCTTGAAGATTATAGAGTATGGCAGCATCAAATAGCTTCTGGGCTGTTTCTACACTTATATTGACGTACTTAGTCCTATTCATAATATCAGTAAGCATACCTTTAAACTGTGTGCTATACTGAGGAAAATATTTAGCAAGTATATCCTGTGTCCTCTTTATTCCAAACTGTTGGAAAGCAGCTATAAATCCAAGAGGACTTTCTTTTAGTTCATCTACAGACATGGTGTCTATAGCATCATAAAGTCCTCTATCAGCGGTTATAGAAGTCTCAATCTTTATTTCCCTAAGAATAGTATCCATCATTGTAGGTCCTGCTGCAGCATTCTGAGCATCAGCTCTGAGGTTTTGAGTTACAGTATTGACAAACATGGCGTCAACTTCAGCATTCTTGAACCAAAGACCAATAGCAAACTGCATCTTATAGTACTCAGTATTCTTTTCAGCACTATTACATCTGGCTTTATACATGTCTTCAAGAGTGTACCCACTGATATCCATGAACTCATTTAGAGCACTTTCATCTAACCCAGCAGCCTTGGCGTACTTAGTAAGTACCTCATTTAACGTAATTTCTTTGGATACACCATCAGAAAGTCCCTTAGTTACAGCAGCTGCAAGCTCTTTGATAATAGGTTGATTCATAACAGCAGCTACTTCCCTATGCCTGAATCCAAGTCTTATAAGCATGTTGGACACATTGAATGTAAAATCATTCTGTCCATTATCCTCAAGGGTAGGGGTCTTACCATTATCAACAGAAGCAGCAAGATACTGAGCCATGTTGTTAGTTATATACTCTCCTTCGGCATTAACAACTTTACTTAAATCACTCAGCTCCTTGCCAAATAATTTTATAACACCGAGAGCTTTAGGATTGTCATTTGCTTTCAAGTCAAACTGGGAATGTTGAAGAAGTGCCTGACCAGCATTATTTACAGCATATATACCAATAGCTTTAGCTCCAGCTGAGTTCTGCTTATGGAAGTGAATCTGAGTAAGAGGAGACAACGGGTCAAGTACCCTACCATATTTTCCAGCTAAATCCTTGAGAGCATCTTCATCAAGACTGTTAAGCTTTTCAGATACATTACCTTTAACACCAAGTGCCTCACAAAGCTCACTGTAAGAAAGGTTTTCAAGTATTCTTTGAATGTATGCCTGCTTCTGGACTTCAGAAAATCCTCCAGGCTTTACAAACCTCTGAAGGGTATCAGGATTAGTAAGAACAGAGAACATCATGTCTATAATAGCATTGTTTCTCTTCTTTCTTGCTCTCTCTCTGTCAGCTCTTGTAGGATTCTCTTTCTTAGAAAGGCCATCGTCAAATGAGGCATTCTTACCATTCTCGTCTGCCTTGAATACTCCTTTTATCTTTTTGAACTTAGGTCTGTTAAGCTTATAGTTCTCCTTATTTTCTTTCCACCAGTATTTGAATGTTTTTGCGGTTCCTATTTCTTGAGTATCAGAGTACTCATCAAGGTTTTCATCATTCAAGATAGCATCAAAGTATGCTTCCCAAGTATCATCTATATCTCTATTATACTGTTTGCTATACTTCTTAAAATCCTGCTTAGCTCTTTCTTTGTCATATCTAATTACATCAAACTCAGGAAGCATGATGTACATCTTATCAACATCGAAGTCAGAACCTGAAAGTGTAGTAATTTCTGCAGGAAGCATTATAGCTGAGCCATTCTGCTGAGGTAAGAAACCAACTATCTTAAGAGGAGCCATTGAATACTTGTCCTCAGTAGGAACACGATAACCAATAGCATATCTAAGCTCCTCAGGGAAGTCTTTCATGTCAAGGATGTAGTTTCCATCATCAGTCTTCTTCATGAAAGCCTGATAGAATTCCTTGGCATAAGCAGGCATATAACACTCCATGTATTCAACATGAGTCTTTCCATTCTCATCAGTATTATACTTAACTTTCAGTTTGTCTGAAAGTCCAAAGCTGGATACCTGAATACAGGAACCTCCCTTTATCTTCTGCTTTGTTACAGTATCCTTGATTACTGAATTGATAAGACTTTCTACAAGCTCAGCTGTACTTTGATCAAACAAAGGAATGTTGAATCTTCCATTAACTATTCTGACAGCATTAACAAGATCATTAGGGTACCTATCATTACCCTTTATGGTCTCAATAAGGAGCTTTTCTATCTTTTCAGGAGTACTAAACTTCTCACTAACTTCATCAAATGCTTGAGCGATGTTATCTACAAGAATACCATTATATACTTTCCACCATTCCTCAGCAGTCATCTTAGTATTGCCTACTTTGAGAATGGTTCCAGGAGTAATATCAGCTCCGATAAGCCTTCTTATCTGAGTACCAAACAACTGCTCATGATCTATGATATGCTCAGGGGTCTGAGTCTGGATACCATAGTCCTCATAACTTGCTGAATGTATGGTTACTGTACTCTTACCATTATTAGTTATCGTTCTAAGATGATTAAGGACCTCTTCTTCATTTTGGTACTTATACTGAGAAAGAATCTCATCATACCTTTCTTTATTTATGGTTCCCTTTTCTATCTGCTTGTCAAGTTCTTTCTTCAGAGCATAGGCATCTTTATATTCTGTTCCAGCATACTTAACAGGACCCTCTTTATAATTAAGGTCTATAATACCTTGGTTTCCAACCTTTACAGCAGAGGTGAAATTAACAACATCAATATTGTTCTCTTTCATGAACTGGTCTATAGCCCTAAGCTTGAAGGCTTTTTGCATAGAAGTACCTTCAACAAGTTTAGGCAGCATAGCAAGAAGAAGGAACTCAGAGTTTTTATGCTGAATGCCCATCTTTATCTGCTCACCACTGGAAACTTGAGCATCTATTCCAGTTTGGCTATAGAGATAAGGTTTCTTAGTCTGGAATATCTGAGAGAAATCTTCTATTGTCCAATTACCTGATTGGAAATTCTTATAAGCTTGCTCAAGAGCATCATTCCATTGACCAGACATTACAAGCATAGCCCTGTAAGAATCAAAAGTCCTATAAGCCTGAGCATCAGAAGAATTTATATTCTCATACTGCTTGAGTATATAGTCTCTTGAGGCTTTACTTAGTGTTCCATTATCTACTCTTTCATCAAGAGCTTTTTTAAGCTGCTCATAAGTATTAGAAAGAATCTTTTCATCGGCTAGGTATATGCTTCTTTCTATATCCTTACCAACTCTCTCTCCATTATACTCAGCCTTAGTATAAAGTCTCAATGATGGAGCATGAACCTCCTTGAATCTCTTTTGAAAATCAGTGGCATCTTTATAGTATGCAAGGTCTGTGGCAAATATCTGCTCTATCTGAGAAGTAGCGAATCTTGAATTCCAAACATACTTTGAAATCATCTCACGATGTTCATTCTTCTCTACTCTTGGCGTAGATTCTCCATTTAGCTCTGATGCTTTGGCAAATAGTCTTTGTCTATCATTATAACTCAGACTGTAAGGATTAGCAAGATACCTTTCTGCAAGCCTTGCAAAGTTCTTATATCTTTCCCTGTCAAGATTATTAAGAGTTTCTTGGATGTAACTTCTATTGCCTTGTATCTGAGCATCAATATCAGTGTACCCCTTGAGATATTTGAACTTGGCATTTTTACCAGTGCCATCCTTGTCAAATACTCCTAATTCTCTGAATCTATTATAGGTATCATCTACATCCCGTTCAACAATCTCTCTTACAGCTTTGTCTATAAGATTGTGAATAGAAGTATTAAGCTCAAGTCTCTTAGTTTCATCTCCCTTCTCTTTAGCTTCTGCTCTTTGTTTTGTAAGAGAATCAAGTTGATCAAGGAATCCACCATTTTCATCCTTCCAGGTATTGAGTTCAGGGAAGAAGCAGAACTGGAGTCCTCTAGTATCAAAGTTAGCTATCTTGTCAGCCTTACCTTCCTTTATTCTCTGGTTTCTTTCTCTGACAAGTTTAATTCTGTTGTACTCTTGGACAACAGTAAGCCTCATTTGATTAAGAAGCCTATCCTGATATCCTTCCTTAGTATCCTTAGTAAACTGTATGAATTCAGAAGAATCAGTATCAGAAAGCATAGGCACATAGTACCAAGCAAGCTCATAGCCTTTCTTCTTATCTACAAGAGGGGCATTGAACTCTCTAAGCAATCCAAGAGCATAACCAAGGCTGTCAGTCTCAAAGAAACCTTTCTTATTGAAATCAAGAACTACTTTATGTTTAAGCTCTTTTCTGAGTCCCTTATTTTCAGCTAATTGTTTAAGCCAAGAGTTAAGCCATACACCATCTTTCTTGAACCAATTAAATTTGCCATAGTTCTCTTCGATGTAATTATCACATCTCTTCTCATCACCATTGACATCAGAGAGTTCCTTCATTACTCTTCCAAGATAGTTTGGAGTAGTGTAAGAGTTTCTTGTCTTATCCATATGATAGAAAGAACCTTCTGTAGCTCCATCTCCTATATATCCTATAGTCTCAGCTATTGCTGTATATGCTCCTCTGAATTCAGTGAGTATATCAACAGCAGGAACCTTACCTGTTTCAGCATTAGGGGTATAATACTTCTCATCTTTATTTAGCCCTCCAGTAATCTGAGATATGCTGGTAAGAATACTAGTAATTCCAACAGGCCTACCTTCAGAAATCTTATAGTCTATAAGAGCCCACCTTAATTCATCACTTTCTTGGTCTATACCTATGGAATGAAGTACATCCATAAGCAAGTTCCAATTAGACTTCTTATAAGTAGGATTTATAGTATCCAAGAAATCAGAAATCTTTTGATTTTTTACTTCAGTAGTTGAGCTTTCTTTGTTTATAGCATTAACACCATCAAGTATAGTCTGCAGTTTAGGACCTACTTTATTTAAAAGATTATTTCTATTTACAGTACCATCAGAATTGAATACAGATTCTTGACCACCTATCTGTATTCCTCCTTCAGTATTGTACTTCCAAGAAGCAAGGAGCCAGCTGGTGTTTTCTCTACTGTTAAGAGGGAATGTAGTATCTTTCTCATAGTGCCCATCAGCATCTCTTTTAGACCTAGAAGACCAATAAGAAGTAGCATCCTTTCTGAAATCCTGATAGAATGCTGCCTTAAGCTGAGGGTCTTCAGCTAAGATACCTTCATATTTACCGTTTTCCACTTCTCTAAGAAGCTGTCTTACAAATGAATACTTCTTGCCGAGTTTTATAAGAGCAGGCTCAAAGTCATCTGAATTGACCATATTAGCTAATCCAAACAAAAGGATAGCGTGAGCATGCTCTGGATCCAGATGCTTCATCTCATTAAGGTCTGAAAGAACAGGATAGCCTTCAGCATCATATTCATAAAGATTCATAAGAGCCTCTCTTGTTCTCTGAGACAATGATGTTACGTTAGGAATGCTTCTAAAGTTGTTCATCCAAGATTCAGGAGCAGATTCCTCCTTATTCATAACATTATTAGTCTCATCTTCAGAGTTGGAATTATCCTCATTAAGTGTATCGGAACTCTTAATATCTTCTTTACCAGTATTATTTGGACTGGTAATATCAATGATTATCCTTTCAAGTTTCTTTATTTCAAGAGTTGCTTCTTCTGCAAGAGGCCAGAAGTTGTCTTGAACCTTCTTAAACTCATCTCTCTTATGCTGGTAATTCCACTCAATGTTACTCCTATCATCATCATCAAGGTCATCTTTATCAAGACCATAAGTGTCAAGATATTCTTGAAGCTCAGAGTCTTGAGTAACACTTTCTGGATTATAAGTTTCTAATATATCATTAAAGAGGTTCCTAACACCATATTGTCTCAAGAATGCCTGCTTTGTAAGAGTAGCATATTCTCCATACAATGAGGCAGCCTTAACATCATCTCCAGCATCTTCTGCTTCTTTGACAGCATCAAGAAGTCTTTGCCTCTCTTGCTCATATTTTTCATTAAGGAGCTTAGAGAACTTCCTTGCTATGGATTGTACTCTGTCTCTCTTAAGAGCTGGATTATCAGCATATGCTGCATTAAGAGCACTCATTTGAGTAGTAAGCTCTTGAGAAGTTACTATAGGAGCTTCTTCTTTTTCCTGGACTGTTTGTTGAGATTGCTGGAGCTGATTATTTTCATCAGCATATAATTTTTGATTTTTTGTAGGGGCATCTACACCATAATATTCCTTTATGTACTGAATAATAAAAGAAGTTCTGTCTACCATATATTTATGGAATACAGGAACTCCAGAGATGTCTTTTATATTAAAATTGGCATCAGACGCAGCCTCTTTCTGGTCTTGAATTGCTTTCCACATCTTTTGAAGATTGGGAGAAGCAGATTCTGGTAAAGCAATCTCTGTCCTAAATGGGTCTTCATATATATTAGTTAAAAACTTATATATAGGAGAAACCTTTGTTATTCTATGAACATCGTCTCTCTTTCTATCAAGCTCCCTTATATTCGTATATATAAATTCTGACTCAACTTCTTTTATATGCTCAAGTTTACTAAGCTCTTCAATAAAGGGTATGAGAGGATACTTGCTATTATTAGAGGCTTGTACTGGAAGAGTGTGTTTTTGTTCTTCTCCATAAATGTTATTATTCTGTCTGTACCTTCTTACATCTTCTATAGAAGGAATTTCATCTACCTCCTGCTTATTGGTCATAAGCATAATAGTAGCATGAACAGCAAGCTTGCTTATACCAAGTTCTTTAGAGTACCTCTCAAGGTCATCATTGGATACAAAAATACAATTGGCCATATTTTATAGTTTAATTACTTTCAATTAACTACAAATATAACATAATTTTAATTCAGCCAGTTAGCATAAATATTTTTGTATAGTATCAGATATTAAATAGATACAAAGTACATATTAAAACAAGTATTGAACACTGTAAATTAAGGATTACTTTTATACATAAAAAAGAATAGCAAGGTGGGGTACCTTGCTATTCTACTGACATTATATAAAGACTGGATTTATATAATGCCTACAAGAGTATTGGCTAACACTTGGATATCAGGATCTGCATCCTTTTTACTCCTTTGCTCTATGAATTTCTTCCAGTCACTTTCAAAGCCACACATGTAGCCTTCAGATTTTAAAGCAAGAGGAAGGACATGCCTTGCTTCTTGAGGAAGGGCACCTTTTTCTCTCAAAAACAGATAATCATCCTCTATATTCTGAAGGGACTTTTCAAACCTCTTTTTACAGAGTTGATAGGCTACAGTATCACAATCTTGCTTATACCATTCAGGTCTAATACAAACAATTTCTGAGTTGAATCTATCTTTATCATAACTTATCCATCTTGTAGATTCCCACAGGAAACTAAACACACGATGTCTTGTAATCTCTTGTTGAATGGCTCTTGAGCATATCCAAAAGGTATTTACTCTCTTATGGTGGTACACTGTAGGCTCACAGAGATATTTCAGGTCTGATTTTCTCTTGTTCTCATATATTACCCTAAGATTAGTGGTAACATAAGTAAACTCATCTTCAAGTACAGCTTTGGAGTACTTGTTATTTTTGTAGAAAACTTCATTGAAGAATGTGTTATGCTTGTTGCTTGCAGGAATCTTAAGATACACAGTTCCAAACTCAAATGGGGACAAGTGTCCTATGGACAGTAGCTTATTGCAGAATTCTTTATATGAAGTGTCAGTTATTCTATCCTCAGAAAGATGTGACACTCTGGCAGCAAGTTCTACAGCCTTAAGAGCACCTTCAAGAGTTGGTTCCTGTGGAACAACATTTACAGATGAATCAACAAGTCTCATTCTTAGTTTGTTTTTTATCAGTATCTTTTATGCAATCATATTCATCACAAGTCTCATAATCACCTGTGGTTGAATATCTTTTTAGACAAAATCCTGCACTATGAAATCTACAGGTTCTACAATGAAAATCTGAAATAGCCATTACTCTTCAATATCTATATCATTAATATCCCAACCAATTAAATTTTTCATTAAGTGATTCTGAGCCTCATTCAGCATTTCCTGCTTTACTTCTTGTTCATTCAGTGATTCAGGAAGCTCAATGGTAATTTCACTTGAGACATTGGCAGATACTGTAAATGTATGCTTGGTACTTTTATCTTTCCAAGGTGCATTGCTGCAATAGTCTTCATCAATAAAACTCATTGCTTTTTCTCAAAATATATATTGACTCTTTCACTGCTGTTCTTCCAGGTAATAAATGAAATAGAATATCTCCTCAGTGTTTCAGGGTCAACTATCACCACTTCTGAATTATCTGGGTAAACAGACAAAGAATCAATCAGTGTCTTTTTTGTCATATAAACTAATCAAATGTTTTATATCTGATACAGATACAAAACCAATCCTATGGTCTATGTAGACTCCACTATCAGTAAAGAACTCTGTATAAGGAGCCTTATAAATCTTTCCAGATGAATCATATTCATCAATACTTCTTGTTGAAAATTTGATTTTAGACTCATTAAGGTTATCTCTAACAGCCCTACATAGACCACTTAGATCAGTAATATATTCTATAGCGTACATAATGATAAATTAGCTTGCGCTAAGTTACAGAACTAATCTCATTCAAACAATAGAATAAATGAGATACTAATGCTTCCAGCACACATCTACTTCAGCCTCTGCTGGGATAGGAAGAGACTTGCAGAATTTAGCAGCACTTTGCTCCATTATATTCTCAAGAGTCTTGGGGAAGTCAGTCAAGGATTCATCATAGTCACAGACAATCTCATCATGGACAGCAGCGCATATATGTACTCTACTGAAGAGACTATTGTCTACAATATAGTTAAATAATTGAGTCAGAGCATCTTTCATGATTACGGCACCTGTGCCTTGAGTGACAGAATTTCTAGCCATCCTATCATATTTACTGGCAGCTTGAAAATGCTCTCTTACCATCATAGCCACAGAATCTCCTGTGCCTTTATGGTGAAGTCTGTAATCATCCCAGAATTCTGATGTGAAGGATTTCTGTCTTTCTAACCAGTCTTTGTGATCCCACCAGTACATTCTATGACCAGTGTGCTTACACATAATTATGTAACCATTGTCTCTCACAAACTTGCTTCCTCTTTTAGCAAAAGCAGTCATTCCAGCAAATGCTCTATCAAGTTTGTCAACTACTTCTTGAGCCTCTTCTACACTGCATCCAGCAGTTTGAGACAATGTTGGAGCTGCTGCACCAAACATATATCCAAACTCAAAACCCTTAACCTTCTTCCTCCATTGAGGAGCTTTGGTTTTTACCTCTGTAGCATCCTTACATCCAAGTTCCTTGCATTCTTTGTTATACACAATCCATGCAAACATATTATGAGTGTCCTTGGAGCCTTCAGTAAACTCTTTAAGGAACTCCTTGTCTTGATATATATCAGCTCCAAGGCGTGATTCCTCCGCTGAAAAATCAGCAGATACCATCTTGTAACCCTTAGGAGCTACAAAGCAAGACCTTGTAATCTCATCTGAAGGAAGCTGTTGAAGATTCTGATAAGTACATCTTGAAGGACTAAGCTTCTTGAATTTAGCCAAGTCAGTATTAGGTTGTCTGCTTCCACAAGACATCCTGCCTGATGCTGCCCCAAGTTGATGCCATGCTGTATGTAGTCTTCCAGTCTTTGGGTTTATGGCGTCAAGATGCCCCTGACCATAAGTGGTACAGACTTTCTGGTGTTCTTTATACTCAAAGTAAAGATTAAGAAACTTATCATCTATTCCTTTTTGTCCTTTGAGCTGTTTTTCAAGGACTGAATCCTTGTCCTCACCAGACTTCTTATCTTTGACAGAAGTATCAAAACCAAGATGCTTAGCATAGTCTACAACCTGTTTAGGAGAATCCCAATTTATATTACATTTAGGAGTAAGGTCAAATCCCTCAAAGAGGTCCCCTTGTCTTTCAATATAATAATATTTTTCATCTCCCTTGGATACCACATACTCATCAAGAGCTTTCTTGGACTCGTCTCTGAGTCTGATATCCTCAAGCATCTTTTGTTTCCACTTCTGCTCATCAAGTTTGATTCCACACCACTCAAGATAAGCTATTGCTGGAACAGCATCACATTCAAGCTTAGCTCCTATAAGACCATTGGCTTTCCTGCAGTCTTCTATTTGAGATTTCAATATCTCGCATAGATGTTCTACATCAGCAGCAGCATATTCAACAACTCTTGAGTCAAGGCCTCTCCAGATAATCTCACCTCTGACAGACTTATCAAGGTAAATACCGAGTCTTCTCTCAGCAATAGCTGCAAGAGAATAAGACACCTTTCCAGAAGGATATCCAAGATGAAGGAACTGCTCTACAATCATAGTATCATATATTTTTCTTGGAATGATACCATAATTATAGAGGAACTGAAGGTCAAACTTCAGATTCTGACCAACACAATAATACTCTTCAAGGATATGTTTGTAGAGTTTGATATCGACTGTTGTACAGTCAATGACTATCTGCTTATCCCCCTCCTTATTACCTATCTGGAAGCATAGAAGGTCATTAATATGGGGATCTTTACCCGTAGTTTCAGAATCTATCTGAATCATTGGGCCCCAACCAGATAATATCTCCAAAGATTCACTTGGAGATATTATCGTATAGGAGTCATTTTCAAATAGTTCTTGATTTAGAGTGACAAGATATATCATTTCTTCATATAAGCTACATTCTTTGCAAAATCAAGAACCCAGTTATTGGCACTGAGGAAATTAGATCCAAGTATACCATGTATAGTCATACCATCAGTTTTCTTAATGTAATCAAATGGCTGACTCAAATCCTCAACAAAGAAAGGTATACTGAAAACAGTATTATTAAGGTTAAATTTGATTTGTGCTTTATCTTTAGATGTTTCTATAACTCCTGCTCCAGTACTCATAGACGAAGATTCAGCTTCAGAAGTCATTTCAATATCAAGCTTATCAATAACTCTCTTATCAAGATGACACCCGTTACTTCCAGAATCTAAAATAAATCTGTACTTTCTTCCATTGTTACTAAGTACTAGGATTGGAAGCTCAACTATATCCATAGCTTCGTCAAAGGAATACATAACATCTGTATTTGGCTTTGTCCTCTCAAATAATACCCACACAAAATAAAACACCACACAAATGGCAACAGCCAATATTACACTTATAATCATAAAATAACACTTAAATTAAGACAGTCTTGCTGTCAATCATTATTAGAATACAACTTTGCTATAACTTTTCTCTTTACATCATGGTATTCAGGATAAAATCTAGCATACTCTTCTGACTCATTTGCTTTCTTTACATGAAACATAACAGAAGAATGGTTGATATTTAAAGCTCTACCTATAGCAATATAAGAGAATCCCATATCCCTGAGTGTCTTACATACATATCTTCTGGCACACACAGTTTTGAATTCCCTTGACTTGCTTTGTACTACTAATCCAGTAGTATCCAGAACAGCATCACAAAGCTTTTGACACTCTTCTGCACATTCTCTATCCTTAGCAGTTAAAAGGGCTTCTTTATTTAAATGGTTTATCTTTCTTGCAACTTTTGCTCTTTCGTGAGCATCTAAATCTTCAAGAAGCTTAAGGCAGAGTTCTAAATTACCCATTACTTGTAATAATAATCAATCCACTCTCTTAAATTATTAGGCAGCACCACACTTATTCCACTGGGAACCTCAGGATTTTTATTGAGGTATGTATCCAATTCCTTGACAATACTTCTCCAGTTAGGAACTTCATTCCTTCCATACTTAAATGGTAATTCTGAACGAGTTTCTTTGAATTCCCATGAAAGTGGAATCTTAGGTTGCCCAATCTGATTGTTGACAACTACAAACCTGTAATCAAGAAGCTTGAAATCTTTGAAGTAATCATCATTATCCATATTTTGCCTGATGATATACCAGTACAGCTGAGCCTGAATAAAGTATCTCCAGTCTATAAAGGACTTGTAGAAATCCCATTCCTTATGGCTTGATGTCTTCAAATCAACAGGACATACAAACTTATTGATGTGGTCAACATACAGTAAGTCAGCCATACATCTGAGATTGTAGTTTTCAAATCCTCCTCTGAACTTGAGTTGATAACATCTTTCAATATTATCATTAAATGGATCATCATCAGCAAAGTATTCTGAGGTGGCACTACTTGTTTTAAGGGCCCTTACTGCAGCAAGAGCATCATTATAAACAGCATTGCTTATCAAAGTCTTATCTGCTGATATGGTCAGCAAATCATAGTACTCTTTGCCACACTCTCTGATGACTTTAATCCTTGTTTCTGGTTTCCAGTTCATTTGAAATTGAGTTTCCTCAATAGCAGAATTGAATACAGAATCACTAATCTTATCCCAAGGGATATTACCCATTGTTCTAAGATATACAGCTTTGATTGCCTTTACCCTGCTGTCAGCAAGCTCAGGAAAATCAGCAACAAGGAACCTGTCTTCAAACTCTTTTCTGTCACCAGTAACAAGACAATCTACTACAGAGCCATAAGTCAGAGATGGAGAGTCAACCTTATCAAACAATGTAGAAAGGTTGTTGAATCCTTCTCTTGAGAACTTGGCAAGTGTAGAATAACTGTAAGCTGGGTCTTGCCTGTAAACATCCTCACTTACATTCCAGGATATATCACTTAGCTTTTTTCTAGGCATAAACTTTTAATCTTAAGTATACTGTTTTTTAAACCTCTTATAGTATGAACTTCAATAAAAATGCTGTTTTTCTCATCTTTTAGTTTGTTAAGGAACATCTTTCTCTTCACTATGTACCTGTCAGTTTCCCATCCTTTAGCCTCAATGAATACTGTATAGTCGTCAATCTTTGCTACAAAGTCTGGAGTATAGGTAATAGCTCTGACTTTCTCCCAATGTTCCATAGAATCAATGTAGTAAGGATTCAAGGACTTGAACCCTTCTTGAAGCACAATCTTTTCAGGTTCATACTTGAACTCAATATTTTGTTTCTTGAGCTCCTTGTATATACTTACTTCAAACTTGCTCCTGAATTTGATTCCATCATATACACGATGGTCAGCATTTATTACTTTCCTGTTCATCTATATCCATTTTATAGTATCCTTTCCATTTATCCTTAGAAGGCTGTTTACTTGATTGAACACATCAGGAAATGGAGTAGAAGTTCTAATACAGAATGATGGATGTACAGTAGATACAATGCCAGCACTATTCACAATGTAAGGCTTAAATGAATTGGCTATACCTCCAGACAATACATAAATAAGGTCAGGCTTTATCCATGAAAGTCTGGAAATCAAATCACTGATTACTGGTCTCCATATCATTGTATGAGTTCCTATCTCTCCAATCTTGGTAGTCAATGAAGAATTCAACATAAGGATACCTTGTTCTTCCCATGAATTCAAGGTAAGGTCAAAGTTAATATCTTCATCTTTCTTATCCAAGAATTTGATGATGGAATCTCTTAGAACCTTCAGTGATGGTGAAATACGCTCTGCAGGAGTTTCTTCCTTATTCCCAAAAGCAATTCCAGTAGCAACACCACGCTGAGGATATGGATCTTGACCAAGCCATACTACTTTAAGCCTGTCATAGGGGCATTTGGCAAAGGATTCAAATATGACATCTGCATTCGGAGTAGCCTGCTTCATATCTATTTTAGACAGAGCTGCAGCTACTTTAGCTGAATTTACAGGATACTTTCTTAAATTATCTATATAATGCTCGTACATTATCAATAGTTTCCTTGCTTCTTAAAAATTCAGTAAGTTGTTTCTGATAATCAGCAGTCTTAGGAACTTCTGGCCTTATAACATAATTGCTCAAATCAGATTCAACCTTTATAGTAAGACATCTTCGATTCATCATGTGGATAAGAAGATGGTTCTTAAGTCCATTCAGCCATATGCTTTTGGTATCAGTTACAAACTTTGGAGACACTACAATAGTATATGAAGTGAGACGCCTTACTTGATCATAATGTTCTCCAAGCACATACAACAATGATATGTTTCCATTTCTTTCTACAGTAAAAGCAAAGTTAGGATGAATATACAGGCTGTTATTACCATCAGTGTTTTTACCTATCGTAATAAGATTGCTATCTCCTGTATACATATTTGAAGTAATGAAGGACAAAGCAGATGAAAACGAATTCTTTTTTGTTTCTCCTGGTACTATTTTAATAGGCTGCAAGGAGTTTTGACTTCTAAAGACTGTTTCTTCAGGAGCTAGAACAAATCCTTCACAGTTATGAAAAAAAGGATGAAAGTAACTGTCTGAATGACTATGTAAAAATCTGTATGTGTTCATTACATTTCAGTTTTTAGCCACAGCATTTCACCAAGATATTCAGTTTTGAAAGGTACCTCTCTTGCAGCACCACCATCAAGACCTGAAGCTATGTAGTTAACGAATATATTTGTAATTACTGAAGCTATCATGTTAGCCATAAATGTTGTCTGCTTATATGAACATATTTCAGAATCAGCCTCACTATCATTGAACAGAGTGCTTTCATACCTGTCCATATTAGTATAGTCATCACCAGCAACAGCATAAACCTGAAGAACTTCAGCAGACAGCCTGCCATCTATAAACAGACATTTACTCTTATCTTCAATTCCAGCTACATATCTCTTCCATACATTGAATGCAGTCCTTCTTGCAGTCATTGAATCAAGACAGGCTATTACTACTGGCGTACAATAACTTTCAGAAGTAAACTTTTCAGGTATTGTGGTAATGTTATGAAATACACTGAAGTCATTGATTCTATTTGATATTGCATTTACTTTAAACTGGTCAATATCTGAAGCACTATAAAGCTGACCAGATATGTTGCCAAGTTCTACAACATCATCATCATATATTGTCATTGATTTCACACCAAGCCTACTTACAATAAGAGAAGTCCAGCTTCCAATTCCTCCTGCACCTATGATAGTGACATCGGCTTCTGATATAGCGTCATACCACAGTGCTCCAGAAAATCTTGATGTTGCTTCCTGTGATATCCTTGACCTTCTTCTTGTAGGAGCAGCAACAGCCTGAGGTTCAGATTCTGGCTCAGGTATTTGAGGTTGAGGCAAAGGCACTTCTTCAGTAACTTCATCTTCATCATCAAAGTCTTCGTCTTCATCTTCATCCTCATCATATACCTCGAATTCTGAAAGCTCTTGATTTTGAGGAAGCAAATCTCCGAACATTTCTGAGAGTTCATCATTTCCCATTATTGGAGCAGAAGAAGAATTAGAAGTATTGGATTCCTGAGAAGGATAAACATTGTCGAACATTTCTGCTACCTGAGAGGTTTCTTCAGTACTCAGTGTTCTCGTTGAAGGCTCAACACTTTCTGTCTGAACAGGTGTATGTGGAGTCAATTCTCCTCTTGCAGCAGCCAATCTTTCTCTTAGATTCATATTAGCATTCCATTATATCAATAATAGTATCAAATAGAAGGGTTAATACATCTTCAATACTGTCAGAGAGTATCCTATCCTTTACAGTATACGAAAACTCATCAATATAAGTAGTCAAGTCATTACAGAGATTAAGTGCTTCTATTGAATCTATCTTACCATTTACAGCTTCCTCAATAGATTCAACCATAGCCTTATGGATCTCCTTTTCTACTACCTTATCAGGTTTATTTCTTGAGTAGTTGATGAAGTAATGAAGGGCATTAATCATTGTATCAGATGAGACATCCCTTGATGTGTCCATAAACAAAGCCCATTTCAACACTTTCTCACAGATTTCAGTATCTGGAACAGAATACAATGCCTCAAGCTCATCATCATCAGCATCATCAGTATCAAACATCTTAAGTTGGACAGGCTCAGACTGCTTAGGAAGATTTATCCGTGAGACATTAGGAAGTATAGACTTTGCAGATGCTCTCTTCTCTTTATTTATATCAGCAATTTTGTTTTCAATATCAGTATACCAAGCATCTCTTTCTACAGTGATATCAAAATAGTTATACTTTATACACACATCAGAGAAGCTCTTCTGCACTGATACTGTAGGAGATTCTGTTCCACCTCCAAAAGTATCCATAGACTCGTCTACAGTTCCTCTGAACAATCTTGTTATCTTACTGGTAATAGCAGCAGTATAATCTCCCTTGTTATTTACAATAAGACTTACAAAGTGAGGCATGGAAACGCCTTCTGCTTCAAGAGTATCAGTGTCAGTTCCACTGAAGAATGTTGACATTTTATTATGTGAGTGAAGAAGTCCAATGTAGCAATCAAGCAAACCATTGTCACACATGTAAGTAACTACTTCAGGCTTGGTCTCAAACTCAGTGTATGTAGAGGTCCCGATATCACACAGGCAGAAATCTACACATTCTACTACTAAATCTTTGTTTGTTACACTTCCAGAAACTTTATAAAACAGTGCTCCAGAATACTCGTTATTTGGAAATGTAGCACAGAGATACCTTATTTTATCTTCCAGACTTTTCTTGACAATCAGCTTGAAGTTATGACTTTTATCGAGCACAAGCTGAGTGTTGCTCTTTTCTTTTCCTGACATAATCAATATTTATAGTTTTATATATAACAGATGCTACTAACTCAATGGCTTTATTATTGAGGATGTTGACAGTATTTTCATTTGCACTGTTGTTGTTATGAAGAACTCTTAAAGGCCTATTCTCCCCTTTAAAAGTGATGTATACTGAATAATCAACATCACGATAGCGAGATTCTACTCCTGTAGCAGAACTATAGAACTTACCGTTCTTAACTTTTACAGTACTAAAAGTAAGTTCTGGCACATACCCATTTTCCTCAACAAATTTCTCTGCCTCTTCACTAATAAACAAAATAAAGTCATTATTATCCATGGCAATATTGTAAATACCATTGTTATAGACTATTGGTATGTCACATTTAGTGAAAAGGTGTACAATGAAATTACTGAAGCCTTGACTTACAGGATTTAATTTTTTAGGAGAACATGAAACAACTTTACTGAGTTCCCTTGTAGCCCCTATTGTTTCCAGTCTTTTGTATGGAATACCAGCTATGGATTCAGTTTGAACATATAAATCGAGCTCCCCACAAAACAAAATCCATATTTGTTCATTGAAGCTGGACAATAAAGAACTGCAAGTGCTTACCAGTGGTCCAGTTCCAAAGCACAGACTGTTATAATCATTAGGCCTGCTTGGAAACCATCCACTACAATGAGAATGAACATATCCAGAGATTGCTTCTGCTTCAGTAAATGTACTCTTTGCCATAGTTGGCATGGACTTTAATTTACCTGATGCATATACACCTGTTTTAACAAACAAGTCCCTGACTACAGTACTTCTTCTATTCTCATTAGATACTATTACTGAAGGAAACCACACTATTACATCATACCAGTCAACAGTACGCTGAACAATATCAGTTCTCTCTTCGCCATAATAGTCATAGAATATGTCTCTTATCTTTTCTATATTAACAGGTAATGATTCCATAGTAGAATAAATAAAAATAAAAATGCCTCCGCATTTCACAACGAAGAGGCATACAATACTCTTAGAAGCAAATTATTTAGAGAAGAACTCTCCAAATAGCTCATTCATCTTCTCATCAGAGAGGATTTTATGCTCATCTGGCTTAGTAATCTCTACAGGATTAATATAGCCAAGCTTAGCCATACCATAGACAATATGCTTGAGACCATCAATCATACTGTCTACATAGTCAGTATCTTCATCTTCATCTTCATCTTCATCTTCTTCATACTCATCCCAGGTAGTAGAGACATTCTCCTTGGAGCAGCAGCTAGAGTCCTGCTTCTTCTCCTCCTTGCTCTCTTCACTCTCAATCTTATCAGAAAGACTCTTAAGGAACCTAACGAGGTCATCAGTGCTTATATTGGTAAAGTTCTTGCCAAAATGCTTCTTAATAATGTCAGCAAGATCGTTGTCACGAATAAAGCCATAAACCTCAATCCTGTTTACACTTCCACTCTTAATCTTCTTCTGAGGAGTAGTCAGCAGGAATACCAAATCATTGGTTGTAGTTCCCTTATAAGGAATATTAGTAGGCAAGACAGCCTCATCAAGGTTCATCTCAAGCTTTGAGTGCCCCTCAAGGAAAGTCATACCAGTATAGTTAATACCTCTAGTATCGAGCTCTCTCTTGAGTTCTCCAAGAGTAGTGGCATCACTCTCAAAAGCAGCCTGAGACTGAGTAGCAGATGAAACAACGATAATCTTTCTCTTTTCCATAATTTGAATTAACTGTAAAATTATTCTACACAATCAATGATTGCATAACAGTTCTAAAAACTTCCTTACCCCAATCTTTGTATAAATCAGATGGGTCTTTTGATCTGTAATATTCAGGTATTTCTATTTGTATAAGTCCAAACATCTCAGAAAGATTCTTTCCAAACACTCTTCCATGATTTTCTTCTCCTCTTTCTACAGCTTTAAAATCATTATCATAAAGAATGTATATCTTTTTGAATCTCTCTTTTAATTGTTTGACAACATGCTCCTTTGGAATATATCCTTCTCCTTGAAGGGATAAAGATGGTATTCCTGTGTTGGCCCATAAACATAAAGCATCCTTTCTTGAAGATGTTATAATGAGCCTGTAACCATTCTTTGGTATCTTACTCCAAAGGTCCCAAACACTGGAATCATGTTTACTTAACCATTTCATTTTATCACTGAATGGCTGATATACCTTTATACTGACTATTCCATCTTTTCTTTCAACATATGCATAGGCATATTTATCTGCAGGAATAATCTTGGTAACTCCATTCTTAGTGAAGAACATGTCTGATATAGGATACACATCTCCGAATTTCAACCAATCTTTGTTGATACCGAACCTACTCCAGAACTCTAAATCATAATCTCTCCAATCTCTAACTTTTACTTCAAGAGTAGAAGATGTGGTTTTTCTTAGATTTCTCCTTGCTTTTTTAACAAGGACATCTGATATTCCAGTATCAGAAGCAATCTTAGAAATGGTTTCATTATAAGATGTATGCCACAACTTAGAGAGGAAATCATAAAGATTTCCTCCCTCGTTTGTGGCAAAGTCCTTATAACTTACATTACCTGAACTTGAATAGTAAAAGCCTAATGAGGGCTTTTTATCATCCCTTAATGGTGAACAAACCAAACAAGGAACCTTTATTCCAAGATATCTTTGAGCAATATCAGCATCTGAATACTGCTGCCTTATCTCAGTTAAAGATACAGACTTAAAGCCCTTACTAAACATTTACTTAAATAGTAGGAGGTGCAAATGGATTAAACTCATTGTTATCAAATGCAGGCATATCTTCTACAGGAGCATTGGGATCTGCATTGAAATTAGTAGGAGTCTCTACATACTCATGCAAGTCACAAACCTCAAAGATTGTATTAGGATAAGCACCAGCATTCTTTGCAGCCTTGACTTCTCCATCAAGCTTGGAATAGTCAGTAACTCCATTCTTGAGGAACATCCTTGTAAACACATCCTGATACTTCTTATTATCAGGTGTAGTTTTGATGCCAAACAAAACTTTCAGCTTATTCTCAGGCTGGAAGGTTACAATATCCTGTATTTCCTTGAAATTACCAGTCACATAATCCTGGATATGCTCAAGTCTTGCAAGTGCATCATCAGGATTGTCAATAAGACCTACAATCTGCCTGTTACTCCATTTCTCAACAGAAGGAATATTAAGATATGCCTTGATAAAATCAGTCAGCTCAGGTTCTCCAACATATGCAGGCCTGTAATCCTTGTCAAGTCTTGCAGGACCATTTGAATAAGTAGGAACAATATGATTCTTTGCTTCATCTATTGTTACCCATGCAGTTCTTCCATACTTATCAATAACCTGAATCTTAGTCTCATCCTTATTGAACCTATACTGATTCCTTACAAAGAATGAAACACGATTAACAAGGTCAATAGGTTCTCCAGCAGCATTCTTGTATTTACCTTCAGCTACCTTGATAATAAAGTCAAGCCTTGCAGTCTTAACCTTCTTACCATTGACATCAAGCTCACCAAGGTAATTAGGCTCATTATCTATGGTGGTGCTATAGAATTCTCCAAGCTTCTCCTTATTAGGATTTACTCCAAGAATACTTACACTTGCGACACCAATGTATCTTTTAAGTGCCATACCACCTTCTTCAGCGGATTTCTGACCCTTGCTGAATGCCATAAAAAGTTTATTTGTCCTACTCATAATCTTAGATGTTAAAAGGGAAATTGTTGTCTTCTACCTGAGGAGCACTCTCCTCTGCAACAGGTGCTTCAGATTCTGCAGGTTCTGCTGAAGTCTCCGCAGGAGTTTCATTGTCCCAAGAGGCAATGATTTCTTCAACAGACATGTTGTACTTCTGCTTCCAAGGTGCATCAAATGCCTCAATCTGATTTTGAAGCATCTCAATCTCATTGATGAGAGCTTCTGCCTTAACCTGAAGTTTGTCCCTCTTAGTCCTAAGAGCCTTGGTGTTCTGTGCTGTCCTCTTAATGGCAGCCTTCTCAAATCTACTGATTTCCATAATATATTAATGTAGATTGGTTTTCCACCCTATACTGCATATAGGGCATTAAAGTTACTATTTTTATTCTATTCTAGAAATTATTATCCATAATACTCATTCATAGCATTGACCACAGCTTGAAGGTCATTAGGGATGAAGTCATCCTCAAACATTCCTTCTGGAGTCTTGCAAGGAAGCTCTACACCTCCAACTTTCATCTTATGAGTATAGAATCCATAGGTAGGAACTCCCTTATCATCATATTTAGGCTGAGCAAAGAGAGTCACTGCTACACTCTCAAGAGGATTATACATCTTATCAAGCAACTTACCTACAGATGCTGACTTATATCCTACAAGAGAGCCATCAGATTCCACATTCTCAATATGAAGGAGCATGAAGACATTGATGTCATTCCTTAGAGAACCACACTTAGCTATAATCCTTCTGAAGTGATCTGCTAATTCATTGTACTTATCATAGCCTCTTTCCTTACTCCTGTCAAAGAACTCAGTTCTCATGATGTATATAGCGTCATCAAGAACTATGTTCTTAACATGTGGTGCATTGTTGTTGATATTATCAAGCAATGAGAGAACAAAGTTATAATCACTTGATGTGAAAAGATTCTTGTTCTCCTTACTATAAGAAAGATTACTTCCCTTAAAAGGAAGCCTCTTACCAAGAACATTGATTATAACAGTCTCTTTAGGATTAAGACTCTTGATACTGGTGCTCTTTCCACTTCCAGTATCTCCTAAAATAATAGCGAAATTACTCATATTATACTCTGAATATTATACTCATTTTACCTTGTATCTTTCTCACTTCTAATGTGTTATTAGTATTAAATATACTAAAAAATGGTAAGAAATCCAAGGCTTTTTGAGGAGAAATAGCTTCTAAATCTCCTTCGATTCCCATGTAGTAACAGGGTACATTATCTCTAATATACTCAGTTACTAATACTCTATCTTCTAAGTTCATTGTCTTATTGAATGTAAATACCTATAAATGTTATCCAGTGCTTGAGTGTCTGTAGGAGGAGGAAGCTCCCTAAAATCACACACAGCTCCATCAAAGAATAGTGGTACTATTCCTCCAAGTTCTCCATCCCTATTTACCAAGACCTCACAGAATCTTATATTGTCTCTGAACTTCTTTATGTCATAATCGAAGCAATCTGTGAGTCCAAATCTAAATGGAGCAAACAATCCAAGAACCACATTGGCATCATGAGATGTGTACTTTGAATCTCCAAGAGCTGATATAGCAGGCCTTATTCTACCAAGCTTAAATGCATCATTATTCTCTGAATCAGCACTCTGCTGCTGAATAACTACAGGAGAGAACCCATACCTGTTCCTAAGATACTTAGCAAGATATTCCGATAGCTTATTGATACTTTGCCTTTTATCCATACCTCGTTCAGTATCTATCAGATTAATAGTATCTATTATTATAAGCTTATACTCATCTGGATCATCAGGTTCATAACTCTCAAATACCTCAGCATCCTGCTCTACACCAAACTCATCTTTCTTTTTTATCTTAAGATAGTGAGTAGTCCCATGCTTCTCAGCATATTGCTTGCAGTCCTTATATATTCCAGTAGGGTTAGTGGAATCATAAAATTGAATACAAGACTCATAAAAATCAAGAATCTTTTTGTTCTCAGGAAGCTCAAAGAAATCAATCACTTCTTGATCCAAAGCTGTCTGGGTACTTCTTAACTCTCTTGGAGATTTTCTTTTACCTGTCCTTATATAATATACATAAGACATAAATCTTTGTGTAATTCTTTCAGGAGTCTCCTCAAGAGGAAAGTAGAATATCTTTACCTTGAGATTTTTCTCTGGATGATAATAAGCATATAATATAGGATGATAGATAAAAACATAGGATGTAAACTGTGTTTTAGCTCCTTTGGTCATCGAAGTGACCACAAAGAAGGTGCTTTGCTCTATCCCTACAAAGTCATTGGAGAATCTTCTAAAGGGAGAAGGAATACAGTTCAAGCCACCATCAAGAATCCTTTGCCTTTTCTTCTTGATTGACTCTAGGGTATTATCAACAAGCTTTCCCATATTATCTTAATTTAACTTCCCAATCAGACATTAAATCAGAGTCCTCAGTATCTTCAAGGAAACTGAGCAATTCAGAAGTATATTCAACCTCTCCTGTTCCAGGGTTTCTTTTATCTGCCCATATGAAATATCTTAAAGTCCTCATTCTCTGATAATTACCATTAAATGAGTCAACATATCTCTTGGTGGCATCAACTATTTCATCTTCTGTGAACTCTCCATACTTCTGTGTGAATTGCTTAAGTCTTTTTGCTATGAGAGCAAGACCATCAGTCCACCTACTGTTAGTACCTTCCTTTATTCCCTTTGGAAACAGTGCCCTCATTTTAGATGCTGTATCAAGGAAATTAAGTTCACAATCCTTGGTTCCAGTATAGGCACTCATATTCTCAAGCAGTTCTTTGCCCTTATCTGAAATGAAATATTTCGGTTCCTGATTATTGTAGGAGTACTTATACAAGTATCCTTTATTCTTTGTTTCCTCAATTGAAGCTACAATATCTTTCTCCGATACTTCATCAAGACATAGAAGCATAGCTGCAAACTCTTGTCTGGACACTCCAAATTTATCCAGTGTCTCTTTTGTTATTTCCATTACATAGTTCCCTCACATATTTAATTCCAAAAGCTATCATTGGTATTATGATAGTTATAATAAGACCTAAGAGCAAAAGAAATGCACCACATACTATATAGAGCAATATTATTTTCCAAATCATATCACCCCTCTCTTATATATTTTGGATTTATGCCATAAATAGCATTCTTGTAAAACTCTTCATCTCTGGTATTCTTTACATAGAATACATAAATTACTGGGTGTTTTGCTCTATATATTCTACCGCTTTTTTGAATCCATCCTCTTTCCTCACCATCAAGCTGGACAATGATTCCTACTTCTATATCTCTGAGATTAAGACCCTCTTGACCCATACCCACAGCATAAATAGAAGAAGTCTTTTTATCATTGAAGTCATTGATTATCTTCTGGTTATTAAGCTTCTTTGAATGAATGCATTGTGTTCCACCAAGAGCCTCTGCCTGTACAACAGAAGTACAGAAGCATATGAATCTCTTATTGCCTAAGTTCTTGATAAGATTATATGCTGCTGAGGTCTTCAGTTCTCCAAGAAATCTCTTTCTCTGGCTTCCTATCTGAAGCCATTTATTTTTAAGAGCTACATTTCCAGGATTTCTTAGACTTTGTTTCTTCCAGTATTCGAAGTCAGCATTAAGTTCATTGTATTTCTCCTGCTCACTACAATGGATAACCAACTTACAATGAGGATATGCTCTTCTGTTAGCTGCATAAGTAAACCTGTCTTTATAGTAACAGTGAATTTCTCTTCTGAAATTCTTTGATCCCCACTCCTTTATGTAAGTACAGGTATTAGGCCTGTCAGACAGCTTCATAGGAATAGCTATAATTTCAGGCTCAGGAAGAATCTCATTATCTATGGCATCTTGAATTCTTATTTTGCTGATAAGAAAATTACCAAATGTCATATTAAGAGTTGTCCTAAGAAGCCCAAACTTTCTTCCTGACATGGTTGCTGACATGCATATAACATATTCAGCTTTCATTGCAGAGAGAAACTCAAGTCTTATTTCACTATTAAGATGGTGCGCTTCATCAAATACTATAGCTTTCCAAGGAGTATCACATACCTTTTTAAGGGAAGCATAGCACTCTATAGTGACATTTTTAAGCACAGCTTTAGCCTGATTCTTGCCAAGATGCTTCTCAAATTCTTCTTTCCAGTTTTGCTTATGTGCCCTCTCAGCTACAACAATAAGGAATTTATCATCACTGTTTTTACCAAACAGATAATTAAATAACTGTATTCCAACAAGAGACTTTCCTACTCCTGTTGACCAACTTAATATAAGTCTTTTATATTGTTTCACTTCACTAAGAGCTTCCTGTTGTAGTTGTTCTCTTGATTTCATCTTAATTATTATTTAAGGTATATCTGTTTAGTTATGTGATTATCCTGAATAGAGTATCCTCTATTATTCAATATTATTATTTACTGGCTCAAGATAGACAAAAGTCCATAAGAGAGTAATAGAGTCTATTCTGCATTGACCATCAACAATATATTTATCTGAAAAATGATTTGCAAGTTTATCTATTACTTCATTTCTCGTATACTGCCTCTTGTCAAATAAGAATGTAACAGCACCAGTTTCTTTATCTTCATTAAAGAAAGACTTGGCTTCTTCCCTTTCCTTAAATGGTACAACATCAAATAATTCCTTTACTTGATTGATTGCTTCTTTCAGAGTTATTTTAATCATTACTAGACTTCATTATAATTCTTTTAACTGATTCAATAAATTAAGTAAAATATGTCTGCAGGCACTATCAGCACCATGTGTTTTATAAACAGTATCTAAAGCATTTAATTGCTCTTGTGTAGGTTTGAATAAATGTTCATTCTATTTACCCTGCTTACCAAGTTTATAGAACTTATGAGCGATAACCTTTCCCCATTCAATTAGAGCAGGTATAAGTTTCGGATATACTACTGTCGTATGCTCATTCAATTCTTCCTTTGGTGGGACTTTAATATGTTCTTCCACCCACTTGTCAATCTCTTGGTCTGTCATCTTACTTGTTTCTTTTGCCACTCTGCCCCTGCGATGAAAGCATCAATAACATCTACTTGTCCATAGACCGAAGGTCTGCTTTCAAACGAGTATGTATATGCTGCGTCCTTCATGTCCTCTGACAGTTTTTCTTCTGGTAGAGAGTCAATAAACTCAAGAACTATCTTCAATCCATATCTTTCCCCTTTATCGAATTGGCTATCTTCTGTTTCTTTCATTAGCCTCTCAACCTCTTGGCGTATTTTCTCAATGTTGCTCATATTATCTTTTAATTGCATCATATAATCCTTTGTTATTCCTTTTGACAAGCATTACGGCAATAGTATAACCATCGTTTCTATTCTTATATGCCCATCTGTTCCATCTACGATATAAGAAATAAGCTATAAGTTTGCTATTTGTTGCAATTTGACCGACACAAGGACAAGCAGCTGCACTAACACCATCAAATTTTCTACAACAAATAATATATTTTCTTTCTGGTATTCTATCGTTGATAGGTATATCAATGTTGCTCATACTTCTTCAACTTAAAGTGTTTGCATAATCTGGTGACATAGTTTCTGCCACATTGTTTTAGGCTTATACCCAGAACACTTGAACTCTGGGAATTGCCATTTCATCCTATTGGTGCAGAATACTTCACTTTCGCTTTCACGGCAACCATAGCGGCAGGTTCTACAACTTGTATCCTTGCATCGGTATTCTTTGTTCATAATAAATTGAGTTTATCTTTCATTTGCTTATATGCGTTTCTCTGTCCCCAGAACACATCATCATCTGGGTGTAGTAGTGTCTGCTTGTCAAGGATGGCAAGTTGTTCTTCTACCCATTCCTTGATGTCTTTCTCTGCTTGACGATAACCATCATAGAATCCCATTCTCCTTGCAACAATATGTTCATCGCTAACGGAGTCATGCATTCCGAGTTCCCTTTGGTAAGCAAATGCTCGTTCTTCTGATCTGCTCATAGTTCCTCCTCCTTTGCTTTATTAAATCTCCGTAGGACTTCCTCATAGTATTCTTTTTCTCCCCATTCTTTTGGGATTTCACCCTTTAGGTCATCATCTACCATTATGTCTAATATTCTGGATATTTTCTTTATATCCTCCCAAGTCAGCAAGTCTACAACTTTATCACCTTTGAAAACATAGGCAACAGAAGTATCCGAGGCATTTGATGTGTCTATGTGAATGCCATAATCAGCATACATTGCTTTCTCTTGCTTCTCACTGACATCAGCCATAATATTCATCAATTCTTTATTAATGTCTTTCTCGGCTTGCTCATAGCCATTAATAAACACTTCTCGTTTAAGCCTATTACTTCCGTCAAGTAACGAAGAATACATATCTTGTGTCGGGTATGCCTCCAATGCTCTTTCTTCTGCTCTTGTCATTTTCTTACTTCTTTAATTTTGGTACTTCCATCCAGTAGTCAACATACACTTTCATATCACCATCCCACCATGTTCCATCCTTTAGCAATAATGCCATTCCTACACTTTGTGGAGTACCAGAATCATCCACGCAAGTAAGTACAAAGTGACCTACTTCTGGCAACCTGTCCTTAACTGAGATCCATCCAAGGTCTTTCTCCGCTTGCTCATATCCTTCAATAAAAGCCAACCTACGAGGATGATTCCTATCGCCATCACCATTGCTCTCTGATAAGTACGAAGTGGATATTGGATAGGATTTTAAGGCTAATTCTTCCACTTTTGTCATAGTCCAAACCTATTTAATTGACCATAGTAATGGTCATTGTAAAACTGCTCTTGCTCTGTATCATCAGCATTGGTATAGCCGTATTCTGTGTCATAGATATGGCGAGGAAGTGTAGTAGTTTTATTGTAAATATGAATCATTCTCTTATCAAGTTTCTCTTTATCTACCTCCTTATTCCAATGCTTTGATAAATACATGTTCATACAGACACATGCTTCCTCAAACTGACTTGTGAGCTTATGCCTCTCTGCTTCAAGTGCTTTAGTATATGCTGCCAATACTTCAAATATATCTATCTGCTTGGCGAATAAGGCATGAGCAAGCACGTCTTCCATCTTCATAGAAGTTGGAAATCCAAGTTCCTTAAATTCTCCGTATTTCATTTCTCTATATGTTTTATTACGAACTTATAGTAATCCTTTGCAAATTGCTCAGCGAACTCTATATTGTTGTCAAGGTCATTTGCCATAGAAGAACAGATGACATCCATCCTTCCATCAATACAAGGCATAACAACAAAGTCAACTGAATAGCCAGCACCTTCCTTGAATTGTTCAAAGTCCCAGAAGCGGAAAATGAGTTGGTATAAGTCTTTTGGCCCATCATCTGTATATTCCCTCACCATAATAGAAACATCAAAGTCTTCCTCACCATAGCAGCAACGAGACCACACTCTATATCCTCTATTGATAAGAGTATCTTCAAAGGCTTTCCATTCTTCGTGTGTCATTTCTCATTCCTCCTCCATTGGCTCAATATCAACTTCTTTCCAATAGTAACGTGGGTCGTTATCAATTTCAGTTGCCAATTCACAGGCTTCCTTGTATGACAGGCCTTCGTCAACTACTCTTCCATTAATAGTCACCTTGTACTTGCTCATTATCCATCCGTTTTAACTATTGTCATAATTCAATAGCATTAAAATATCTGAGTATATGTTGAAGTTCATGAACATATTGAGGCAATGGATAAAAGTATGAAATAACAATCTTACCATCATTCATAATAGACAGCTTCAGTTTATGCTTTCTTGAGAAGTCAATTATAAGACCGTTATTTTCACAGATTTCATGCACATTACTTTTTGCAATCCATTCTTTTGTGAGTGGCACTGGTCTTGTATTTTCTCCGTCCCATTCTCCATTTTCAGATTTGACAATAAATTCATCTTCTGATAGTGCAATAACTCGCCCTATATGCTCACCATCCCAAAGGATGTCATTAAGCATCAATGTTCCTTTTTCCATTTATATTAAATTTTACGATTGTCAATAGATTATGCTTAGAAGCATCTACCATATACATATCGGGATGTAATAGTAGCTGCCCATTATATTCGTCTATGTAGTGTAGTGGTTCTACAGCATCTCCAATTCCTACACAAATTTTCACATCATCTGGAATCATGGAGAGGTATCCTTTGAGTAGAGCTACAGTTAGCTGTGGGCCTTTGTCGTAATCCATAATTACCCCTCCGCTTTTAATGTTCTTTCATAACATAAAGTACATAGCCCATTTCTCGGTTTCCAATACTTTTCATAGGCATCCTCTGCCTCTTTTTTAGTACGGAAACTACCACTCACCATATCACATCGTCTGTTTTCGCATTTTACGACATAGAAGCGACTGATTCTTTCTTGTATCATACTAATTAATCTCTATTTGGATTAACAGCAAGGTCTGGATTGGGGTCAATTTGCGTCATATCAACAATACTACAACGAGGTATGCTGATGATATGGCAATATTGTTCTGGCTCCATACCAAGAGTCTGTGCGACTGCTATGTATGTTTCATTTTCTTCAACTAACCAACCATAAGTTATACAGTTAGTTATCCCGTGTTCCATATCTTCTGGATAAGTCCACCTTCCATTATCAGACATTGAGTCCTTCCATGATACTTTAACTACTTTCTCTGTTTTCATTATTCCTCCGTTTTTAATCTGTAAATGATGGGTTATGATCCTTGCCATCAGTAGCAGAAGTGTTACCATGCAAAGTTGCTGTTGATGTGCCAGAAGATGTATTGGGTGTTGTGATTGTTCCGCCAGATGAAAATCTTTTGGGACAGTTAATGCAATCACCATGAGGATTAGTGCAGTGTGTGCCATCGCATCCCCATCCAGAAGGAGTAGTGGGCATTATTGGAATAGCAGGAGCATACACAGGCATTGGACTTATATATGTTACATCTCCGTCTTTTGAATAGAAATATGAGCCTTCGCCATGGCTGAATATCTTCTTCTCGGCATCCTTGTAGCCATTGTTATAGCCCTTGGTATGTGCATTTAACTCCTTTACCGCTATGTCATCTTTTAGCCACTTTGGGAGCTTATCTGGATTACAAAAGTAAGTCCTTTCCAGATCCGCCATTGCCTCTATTGCTGGATTGCTCTCGTCAGCATAGGATAGGAGTTCTCTTCTGGCAAGGGAAAGAAATTCATTAGACCATTTCTTAGCTTCTTCGTTTGCTGTATCACACTGGCCACCACACTGTAAGGCAAAAGAGACAAGTTTCTGTTCAAACTCCGTTAGCCTTGAAAGTCTCCTCTGGACAAGAGTTTCCACATAAAAGAAGTTATCTGCTATAAAAGCCTGTTCCATTGCTTCACATTCAGCATTTGAGCAGCACATAGATCCTTCTGGTCTCTCTCTGTCAATGAACTGCACAAGGGCAGTTGTAAGGGTCTTTGCTAATTCGTGGTTCATATCTATATTTCGTTTAAGTGTTCTATTATATCTTGCAATGCTCGTGTATATCCGTGTTCAACATCTCCATCGTCAAATCCCATATCTGAAACTTGCCCAAGCATATTAGATGCCCACATTATCAGAGCATCCTTGCTGATATATTCGTGCTCTTCGTTATCGTCAAGAGATATTCCATATACATAGCCAGAGCCTAAATCTTGAATTTTAAGGTATATCTTATCTGGTATCATTTCTTTTCCTCCTTTTATTTGCCACCCATCCTTAAATTCCACTTGGTCATAGCTTGCATTGCACCAAAGCGAGTAGGTAATCTATATACGGATGTCTCTTGCCTTGTGCCGCAATTAGGGCATTTAATGATAATTGTGCGCTTTCTCATCAAATAGTCTACATTTCCTTTGCAATACCATACTGGAGTTCCACCACAGAATGGGCAAGGAAGCAACTCATCATTAATTGCATCGTTATTTGTTACGTCTATCATATCTCTTATTTTTTATTAATCCACTTATCCAGAAGCCGATGCTCCAGACTCCAAGCAGAATGAGAATGACATGGTTAGTAGTCATGGTTTTTCAATTTTAATGATTATCTTATCTCCAGCTTTAACTATTGGGAATCCTTCTTTTTCCTCATAAATAAGCTCAATACCTTTCATTGTTCTGTATGAAAATTCAGTGCATGGAGAATAGGATTTTACACAGTATGCTTCTACTCCTTCTTGTAGGTTTATACGAGTAATATCATCAGCAAATCTATTTAACATAATCTCTAACTCCTCCTTCTCCATAACAACACCTTCATACATAGAGATATATTGATCAACTATCTTTTCTCTTGTCATTGTTCATTTGTTCAGACATCCACTCTGCGCCAGCTTTAAAAGTTTGATATATGATTCTCTCTTCCTCTTGATTTGCTGGCGGATTATCCAAGGATTCAACGTATTTTAATTCAGCATCATCAAGATTGTCTAGAAGAGAAAGCTGCTCTTTGCTAATCATATCTATGAAATCCTTTTCGCAGGCTTTATGTAACTCTTCCCAAAAGCCCTTATCTGCGAGCATAAGGTCAATCACACCATGACCAACTTTCTTTTCCATGTACCCATAAAGCAGCCCCATATCAGAGCCGTCTATGAACATTATGCCTGTGAAGGCTGTTGCTATAATCTTCTCCTCTTTAGTCATATTACTT